GATAAATCGTCAAGTGCTTGCAAGTTCCATCAAAGCACATTTCCCGCAAATTGGCAGCATTCGTTCGAGCGGTGGGAGTATCAATGCCGCATCACGGAAAGATGGCAATTCCGACGTGCCCCTTGCGGCAGCGCTTGGCAGCGAGCAATTTTTCATCGGCCAACTCGATCGCCCTCTTTGCACTCTCGATGCTGCGGGGGATGCCGCAGGCCACCCCAATCGATACGTTGACGGAGATCGGGCCGTGTGCCGTCTGTACGGGAGTCGAACAGATCTCCTGGTGTACTCGTTTCAGGACGGCCTCTACCTGTTTGTCGTCGCAGCTCGGCAAGAGCAAAATGAACTCGTCGCCTCCCCAGCGCCCCGCTGCATCGTAGGAGCGCAGGGCAGTTAGCAACCGCTGGGCGACAATTTGAAGGACTTGATCGCCGACGAGGTGGCCGTAGTTGTCGTTTATCGGCTTAAACTTGTCGATATCGATCATGACAAAGCAGAGGGGATTGTTCTTGCGGCTGGCAAAATTCCACTCGCGCTCGATTAATTCGTCGATGCCCTTGCGGTTCCAGAGGCGCGTCAGGGGATCGATGCGGGCAATGCGCTCCGCCTGGTTGAGACGCGCAATCAGCGCGGCCTGTTCTTTGGATAGCGCCGTCATCGACAGCTCCGCCTCGACCATGCGGGCAAAATCGCGCAGGATCGCTATTTCTTCTGAGCTTATTTGGCGGGGATTGCTGTCAATCGCGCAGAGCGTACCGAGGAACAGCCCCGGCTCAATCGAGATGGGGATGCCCGCGTAAAAGCGAATGTGGGGTTCGCCCGTCACTAGGGGATTATCGGCAAACCGGGGGTCTTTTGCCGCGTCGGGGACGATAAAGGGTTCGTCGTTGAGGATGGCGTGGGTGCAAAAGCTGACATCTCGCGCCGTTTCGGTAACGTAACAGCCATTGATAGACTTGAACCACTGCCGATCGCGATCAACCAGGCTGACGGCAGAGATCTCCACCCCCAAGACCCGACAGACCATGCGAGTGATGCGCTCAAATCGTTCCTCTAACGGCGTATCCAGGACGTTTAACTTCACAAGTGCTGCAATCCGCTCGCTTTCGTTTTCGGGTACTGCCAGTTTCATTTTATGCCCATTTTTTTGTCTAGTCGAACGAAAAAAATTGCCACAAAAAACTCGCTACAGAAAAGCTTTTAACATATCTGCTTTAATCTGAGCGATCGCGCTATCGGCGAGGTCTTTAAGGAATTGCACGTCGTCGGCTTGCAGTTGGCGAGGTTGTCGGTCGAAAACACAGAGCGTACCGACGCGAATGCCATTAGAAATTTGCAGGGGACAGCCCGCATAAAAGCGAATTTGCAGGTCGCCCACCACCATCTGCCCGTCCTTAAAGCGATCGTCGAGAGTGGCATTCGGCACGATGAGAATTTCATTGCCCTGAATCGTGTAATCGCAGAACGAAATATTGCGAGGCAGCTCCGTCAGCGGCACGCCCTGAATGGACTTGAACCACTGGCGCGTAGCATCGACAAAGACGAGGGCGGCAATGGGAACCCCCAACACGCGACAGGCAATGCGGGTAATGCGCTCGTAGCGCTCCTCGATAGGCGTATCGAGGATGTTCAAATTCTGCAAGAAAGCCAGTCGCATTAATTCGCCATTAATGGCGCTTGCCTGTGGTTGCTCCATCCCTTTTTTGCAATTCAAGCCCCAGAGGAAAAAGGCGATCGCCCCTGTCAGATATGCCGTCCGTCCGGCGCGATCGCACAATCAGACTTACGCTTCGCGATGATTTGAGATGCAAGCTACATCTCCCCTCCATCTTACCGCCTGCGCTGCGCTGCGCGGACTGTCGCGATGCGAAAAAGACGCCGCTTGACGTAATGGCTCTTTTGTCAAGTGACGCCCGAAAGCCTTGCGGGGTGCGGGTCGAGTTTTGGGCGTCGGGGAAGTTAAGCTAGAGTTATCGGTCGGCTGTCCCGCACGGAAGCTTGAAAGCCTCATGTCTCCGTCGAGCAATAAGCACTACTTATTGTTGGCCGATATTGCAAGTTCGATCGCCTCTCGTATCGAGCGCCGCAAAAAGGCAGTCGTAAATTATACGGCAAGAACGGGCAAAAAAACGGAAAGAAAATTTTAACTCGACGGGCAATAAACGGGGGAAGATTGCTTCAGCGTTGCCGCCAAAACAAAAACAAGAAATTGGCGGGCGATCGGGAAATGGCGCGACGGCGATCGCTATCACAGTTAGGTAGGCAGGGAGCGAACAAAATGTTAGGCGTCTTGTAATATATTGAATAGAGTCGATTAATTGAGTAGAGTCAATTATTCTTTAAATCCATGACCGCCAACCTCAATATTTTAAGGATTAACAAAGTTAAAAAAGGAGCCTCGAAGCCGACTCCCAAGCCGATACTGGCGCGACCCGTCGCCCGCGTGCCCCACGTCAAAGAGCCACGCGAGAAGAATCCGCATCCCAAGGTATCGGCATCTACCGCCTCCGCACACAAAAACTGTCGGGACGGCGGCATGGAATCGCTTTCCAACCTCTACAGCGAACGGGCGTGCGAGCGCATCCGGCAGGCCGTAGACGCTATCAAAAAGGAAAAGAACTGGACTTACGACGCGATCGCCCAGTGCATCAACCAAGCAGAAGGCCGCAACGTCCTGACGAAAGACCTGATCTACCGACTCGTCAATTACGGCTACTTTCAAAAACAGAGAACCTTTGCCAAGACCAACACGATCTTGCTCAAACTGCCCTACCTGGCGATCGCCTCCAATGTTTTCACCAAAGAGGACTTAATCGCGATCGCCCTCGACCGCGACCCCATCACTTATAAGGCAAGGAGGGCGCTCGGCATCGACAAGACGAGACTCCTGCACGCCGAAAAAATTCCGGCAATGGAACTCCTGCAATCGGCGATCGTCAAAATGACACGGAGCGAACTCGTCGAAGCAATTAACGAAATAACCCGACAGATGGCACAAATAGCACGGGCAGCAGAAGGTGAAGTTTCCAAGTCCCCGGCTGTCGAGGAAACCTCGGCAGCCTCGTCCCCATCGATAACAACAGAGGAAAACCCTAGCGAGGCCGACAACGTGACACGATCTAATCTCAATTGCGATTCCGATCCCCTGCAAGATTCAAGAGAAAACCTGCTTGTCAATTTAAAAGCCAGGGGGTACGACCTCGACCGCGTGACATCGACAACAACAGAGGAAAACCCTAGCGAGGCCGACAACGTGACACGACCTAATCTCGATTGCGATTCCGATCCCCTGCAAGCCTTAAGAGAAAACTTGCTTATCGAATTAAAAGCCAGGGGGTACAACCTCGACCGCGTGACAATGGCACAGCCCTTGCAACAATTCTTAATCGGAGAGTTAGAACTATCTCCCGGACAGATGCGGCAGTACATCTTGCCGTACAAGCTGTTTTTAAAGGGAAGGAATTCCCTACCTGCCGAACTTGCTAGGGCGCTCGCCCACTGGGTTGCTATTTCGCGCTCGGATAGGAACGACTATCGAGCGCAAGGCAACGCCGATCACTCCAACGAGCAAGACAATAGCGGCTTCGGCGATATGCCGCTTTCCTTGGGGTAATTGCAATCGATATACGGGTATCTCACCCACTCGTTCCGGCGATCTTTGATTAAAATAGCGAGTTCTACGCCAAACCGATGTTTAATTAACTCAGTCGCGCCATCAACCGCGATTGCCTCCCCGATGCTCGAAACAAAGCATTCGACTACAGGCAGTTCTCCCCGATCTCGATCGCCTCCTCCTTTCAAATTGTGTGCCGACAAAAATAGATTGCTCAGCGGCTTGTCGGTTGTCATTGCAATAGCATCGGCTATGGCGGCAATACTGACAGGAGTGAGGTTTTTTTTCATGTTAATTAACTTCTCAACCGAGAGTTTAGTTAGGTTTTAATAACAAGCCAATTAGGACGTACCATAAAGGATAACTCTATTTAATGCCGTTAGAGAACAAATTCAATAGAGTTAGAAAGAATATTGCCGGAGCATTTTTTTAAATCTAAGTAAATTCACTGTCGTATATTTTCGACGTTCGATCTACAGAATTGGCGTTCGATTCAATCTCTATGTCTCTTTCTTACCCCCACACCGAATTACTAAAGCACGTCCCCGCCTTTGTCCTGCGGCTGCGGCAAGCGCTGGAATTTGAGGGCAAATTGAGCGACGGCGGAGCGCCAAAGCACTTGAAGAGGACGGGCATCGTTTCCATTCGAGGCGATCGGCTCGGAGAAAGGCAGGCACAGAATCCGACGCCACATCTCTACACGCCTTACAGCGTCCTGTTCGACCTGTTGTGGACGTTTACCTTTCGCGCCGACGACAGCGATACTGCCGACATTCAGCGAGTAACGCAGCAGCTCAACGAAATCTATCGCGTCCGCGAAATCCTGTTAAAATCCGACTTATTGTTAAGTCACGACGATCCGCGAACGATTTTCCTTCCGCCCGTCATCTCGGGCGAAATTTCAGTCATTCGCTCCTACAACGTCGAAAATCAATCCGACCTCTATACGACGCTATTTGCCGCCAATCTGGAACTGCCCGCCTTTCTCACTTTTGACTGGCAGGGCGATGCCATCTTGAACGGCTGATCTTCAGAGCCAAAAAATGCGAACATTACAAATCCGAAACTACATTATTCCCATCCACTTCGCCGACGAGTTGACCCTGACGAGGATGATGAACCTCCTCAACGAAATCGACGAGCTGACCCGCGAGGAAAAAAAAGGCAATCGGGAGCGCCGCAATCGATTTGCCCTAAACGACTTCTTCTGGCGGCTGACGGAATTGGTTCAGGTCGCCTCTCAGGGGCAGATCGATTCCCAATACGTCCAGTACCGCGAAATCGTGCATCCTGACGGCGGCATCGAGTGTGTCGGCAAGCAATTAGTCCTCTATACCGAAGAGATAGCCTACCTGATCTGGGAATTGAGCGCAGTCTATGTCGAAGACCTCTACAGGCGCAAGAAGGTACTGATCGAAAAAATAAAACAGGGCGTCCTGTCGCCGGAGGAAATCGCCCAAGTTAAAACCAACATCAAAAACTTGGAAGGTCAGATCGAGGTCATTCCCGAAACTATCGAGCGCAATACGAACTTCGTCATGCGGTACGTCCTGCTGCAAGAGGCGGGGGGAGTCTTCCATCGCGATGAAGACACGCCAAAATACGCGGCAGGCCATAAAAACGGCAGGGCGGAAGGCAAGAAAAAAATCAAAAAGGGATTTGCCGCTTCCCTGCCGCCCGAACCCACTTTCAGCGAGGCGATCGCCCTGCCACGGGCTGCCGTTGCAAGACAAGTAGATAGCGGCGAAGAAGGCGAAGGCGAAGGCGAAGGCAATATCGACAACGGCGAAGGCAGCGACGACCTCGAACTACAAGAACTCAAGGCGATGGTGGACGAGCTTTAGCATTTTTGGCGGCGATCGCCTTAAAAAATTCGATTTGACGCAGCCTCTTTTTCGCTTCTTCCTCCGTCCCGTACTTGCCGAGGAGCTTGCCCTTGCGCGAAAAAATAGCGTATTGCGAGCCGACCTTGCGGATCGAATCGCAGTGCGGCTCGGGGGAACCCCACAGCGCCAGACATCGGCGAAAATGCGCGTCTTTCGACGCCATTACTTCAATGGCACTGGCCTTGCTAGCATCGTTGCGGGCATCGAGAATCGCCCGCCGATAGTCGTAGGTATCGGGGTTGGGCGGCATCCCCAATTCGGCGATCGCTTTGTTAAGGGCGATCGCCTGAACCGTCTCTTTTGCCGCTAAGCGGATCGGAGCGGATAGGAGTTCTTCGCGGACGTATCGAGCTGGCAGAGAACCCTCGGCAGGTTCGCCTTCAACAGTCCGATCGCGCCCGAGGCGATCGGCTGGGCTGTCGGCTGGGCTGTCGCCTGGGAAGTCATCGGGAAGGGCTGGACTGAAGGAATGAATTTTGCCCAGCATTGCATCGAAGGGATTGAGCTTGGGCGTAGGTTTGGCAGGCATCGCAATTCTCAACCAAATTCGTAATAGCCGCCGTTGACCATGCCGCTAACCCGCACGAATTTTGCGGCATCAAGGGCATCCGTCCTTTTCTTTCTGGTCTTAGAAGGAGGCGTCTTAGGAGCCTCGCCAGAAGCCGTTTCCCGTATCACGTCCGATAGTTTTTTGCGGCCTTTCTTTTTAGATTTAGTTTCGCCCTTTTTCGCTTTAGACGATTCGGCGGCGGCGGTCAGCAGTTTTCTGTCTCCTGGGTTATTTGCGCTAACATCGCTCATCAATTGCTTCCAATCTTCGTCAGATAAGTTTTCGCCAACAAGATCGCTCATTAATTGCGGCAAATCTTTGGCAGACAATGTGTAATATTCTTGCGCTCCCTTTCCTTTGGGTTCCAAAAGTTCTCCCTCGACGGCCTCTACTTGATTTTTCTTTTTCTTGCCGCCGCCGCCAGAAGTCAGGGCGCGTCCCGCCCCATAGCCCGCCGCCCCTACCGCACCGCCAACCAGCGTGGCAGCCAGCACCTTTTTAGCCAGTCCGCCCTTTTTGCCGCCGCCGCCTTCGCCGCTGCCGCCACCCCCGCCGCTGCCTTTGGGAAGAGATCGGTAATAGCCGCCGCCCTTCATTCCAGGTACTTTGACAAAAATCTTGTTGCCGATAATGGCGTCTTCTCGAAATTGTATTTTGGATAATATGCTGGTTGCCACGATATACCTCCTATAGGCATTTCAAGAATGGGAACGACTGGGTTTTTGCATCGCCATCGCCGTGAGGCCGTCGCCAAGGAAGGCGACCTCGATCGCCACGCGAGAAAGAACGACTCGTCGGCTTTTGATAGTAAAACAATAGCGGCGGCAATTCGAGCAGGTAATTTCGCCATACACCAACGCGCTTTCTCGATCGCGTTGCACGGAATGAATTTTTTCAATCTCGATCCCTAAAAAATCGTCTTCAATAACTGCCCTGAGGTACTCTCGAACGAGGTCGTCCTGAATGTCACAGTCGGGATTGGCGAAAAAGGATAAGGGATCGCAGTTGGGACACGAGGCATCGCGATCGGCATCGCGATCGGCATCGCGATCGGCATCGCGATGGGGAAGGGAGGAAGGATGGGGGCGGTCAGAGGGCAACATATCGACTTTTTCGCGCATTGCTATTTTTGTTCTTGCTCTTGTACTTCTACCACTCTCCGCAACGTGGCGATGCTATTTTCAATCGAAAAAAAATAACGGCACTGATTGGTACAGGCCAGCTCGCCGTACACGATGTTTTTTTCAGCTTCCGGCATCAAATAAAAAAAGCCCGCTACTTTCAAAGGAACGAAGTCTTCCTCGACGACGGTTTTCACATAGGCTTGCGCCCCTTTCATCGCTTTTTGAAAATCTTCGTCTTCCCGCAGCTTGTAAAGCTCCTCTTTGAACTTGTCAAACTTCGGCGTATCGCCCGACCGCGAATCTTTTGAAGGAGGCATTAGCTTGCTTGCTGTATTTTTCTGATTTTACCCGTATTTTGCGCGTTCAGTACGTCGAGGGTGCGGCTGGCCTCTGCCGTTACCGTTTTTTGGATGCCAAGGGTAGTTTCCAGCCCCGCCTTTACCTGTCGCGCCGTCCGAACCGCCTTCTTCGGCAATTCGGCATAGATTTTGCCGACTTCTTTAGCGGCGGCAGTAGCGTCGATTTCGCCCGACTTGTAGCGGTCGTAGACGCTGACGACATCGTTAGTCGTCGCCATTGCAACTACGGCTCCAATTCCCGGCGTGGGCAGGGGTATCGTGTGTTCAGCGAGCTGAGCCGACGCATTTCCGACGACCCAACCGCCGATATCTTGTTTTTTGACCTGCTCGGCAGCCGCAACGTCGCGGCGTTCGAGTTCGGCGATCGCCTCTTGGCGAAGCAGCTCTAATTTTTCAAGGCGTCCGGCCTGCTGGAACACGGGTTCGAGCTTGAGTTTGTCGTAAGCCGCCTTTGTCGCCTTAGCATCGGCAAACCCCCTGCGAATCGTGCGCGTGCCCATAATATCGCCAGCCAATGCCCCCGGCAAGCCGCCGATCGCGCCCCATTTGGCTCCATAAATGCCGCCCAGTGCCGCCGCCCCTTCTTCAACCAATTCGAGGCGACTCGGAACTTGCGTGCCGACCTGACTTGCCGCTTTGCGGGCGAGTTCCTCCCTCGCATTGCCCTCGTCGATCAATTCCTTGGTCGTGTCGTAGACAGCTTTCATGCTCGTGAGGAGCTTATTACGGACGATCGCCTCGCGCTGCGCCCCTTCCTTTTTTTGCTCTATGATAATTTCGTCCTGCTGCCGCAAACCTTCTCGATAGCGCTCGACCGTAGCGCCCAAGACATCGCGGAACACATCTCTCTTTCGTTTCACCCGCAGCGTGCCGTCAGGCATTTCGACGACAGGCGAAAGCGCCTGCGCCAATTGACGAGCCGCTTTTTCGGTGCGTTCGTCGCCGCCGCCGACGACCTTCGCCCCCCTCTCTATAGCAGATTGGCTCGTTTCCGACAGCGCTTCCCTCGCTTTTTTTCGCACCGCTTCCGTGCCGACCACTTCCACGTTGCCGACGGAGATCGGCCTATCGGCTTCGCGAACCGCTGCAACCGCCTCGTCTTTAACCTTTTTAAGGGCTTCTTCTCGAACCGTTTTAAGGACTTCTTCTTTGACGCGATCTTTAACGCGATCGGCGACAAAATCGGCAACTTTCTCGGGCGTACCTCCATCCTCTTCTGGATTGGGGTTCACATAGCGGACGGAGCGATAGGTTTTGCCGTCCTTGCCCTTGACGACTACCTCTTTGGCTACGAGGTCGGGGTCGTCTTTAAGGGCAGTTGACTTGCCGCCCCCGCCTGGTGCGGACTGGCGGGAAGCGGGTGGCTTGCCCATTCGGTCGGCTCGCACGTTAAAGCCCCGAGCGGACGTAATCTTCCTGGCGAGCGCCTTGTTTGCCATCGGCAGCAGGCGGTTGAACTGCCTGTCGTCGAGGACTTGGGCAAGGGAGCGGTCTAATTTCGCTTTTAATTTGGGCAAGACGTCAACTTTTGGATTGGCCGATCGCTCCAGTGCAACGTCCCGAATGGCCTTTGCCCACAGGCGGTAGTAGGTCGATTCCTTGCTCTGGTGATAGGCGATCGCGATCTTGACTTCGTTTAACAGAGGGGATTCGCCTCTCGCGATCTGGCGCAGCGCCTCGTTCATCTTCTTTCGGATTTCGCCGATCCCCAACAGGAAATGCCCGCTTGACACTCCCGCCAGCACCCGTTCGACTTCAGCCTGATTGGAGCGTTCGTGCAGGGGATAGGCAATTTCTCCTTTAGGCAGGACGGGATAGGTATTGTTAATCGAAACGATCCGATCTACCAGGCGGCGTACAATTTTCGCCCCTTCCTCTTTTAGCCACTCGCGATCGCCGCCCGTCGTGACGCCCAACACGGCATCGCTACGGCGCTGCTTGCGCTTTCCGCGCTTGCTGTCGCCTTTACTTCGCTCGTAGATATTGCCGTTAAGGTAGACGTACTTGCCCTCATCGATAGCCGCAAGTCGGCGCTCTATCTCGGCCTCGAAATCGGCGAGGTGCTGGCGAGTATCGGCAAAGATCGTCTCCATGACCGTTTTTGCCTTGGCATTGGCGACCTCAATGCGATCGCCCTGGCGGATATAGTGATTGGCGTAGTTTTTCCGCATTCGATTGGCAAGGCGTACCACGGGCTGCTTGCTGGCCTTTTGAATGCGCTTGAGGTAGTCGCGGTACTCTTCGACGGAACTAATTTGATTTGGCTCGAACTTGGAACCTAACGTCATGTAATTGACGTAATTGCCGAGAGAGTCGGGACTGTAGGTTTTTGTCGCGTTTAAATTGAGAAAATCGACGATGCCCGCATATTTTGTCAGGTCTGCACCTCTCGGGTTTTGTGTCGGGCTGACGGCGGCCTTCATCACTTCCAGCAATTTCAAGGATTGAGCTTCTTCGGGGAAGCGTTTTTCAAATACCTTGTAGGTCTGCATTTCCTTCTCAAAGGGAGACATGGAGTTTGAAGTCCTAATTTCCTCCACCTCTCGCCTGAATTCGCCAAACTGCTTTTCCACCGCTTCATAAATCGACATATCCTCGGCAGTTTCCGACTGTCGAAGTTTCCTCGACCGCTCCTGCGGGACGCCTGCCGGAGAGTCCGAAGTCCCCGACTGTCGAGTGCGATCGGCTGCGACAGTACCCGCCTGTCTCGCCTGTTTCTTTTCCGTGCCGGAGAGCCGATCTCGACTGGCGATCGTTTTCTGTCTCACCCCTTCAATTGCGTCGAGCTGTCGTTCGAGCATGGCAGATTCGCGAGTCCACTGGTCGAGAGCCTTGACGCGCACCTGCTGTCGGCCTGCCTCGGCGCTCATTTCTTCTTGCGACTGCCAGAAATGTTGCACGCTGTTCTTGTTGACCAAATCGACGGCCTTCCGCGCTTCGGCAATTTTGGCCTGCAAGCCTGCATTGCGCTCGGACAGCACCCGACTTCGCTCGTCTAATTTCTGGATTCGGCGATCGAAGAAGGCAATTTTTTTATCGACCTGGCGCTCAGCACTTTTGCCAATGCGGGCGATCGCCCTCTCTTCTTGCTCGGTAGCGCGGGAAGCGGCAAGCAAGCGCTGGTTTTGATTGGTCGCAATGCCGCCCGTTATCATTCCCGCGACTCCAGTACCCGACAGGGCGGGGATGGCGACAGGCAGTACACTATTGTCGAGAGCAGAACGGACGAACTCTTTTTCGCGGACGGAGGCGATCGCGCCTGGAGTAGACTGGACAATCGCGCCTGGAGCAGACTGGACAATCGCGCCTGGAGCAGACTGGACAATCGCGCCTGGAGTAGACTGGACAATCCCATTATTTCCCTCGGAACGCTTTCGAGTACGGGCAGCAGCAGCCAGCCCCGCGCCAGCAACTCCGGCAATGGCGGCGGCGGCAATTATTTTTGTTGCGGCAGAATTTCTCCTGCCCTGGTGCGCGTTCTCTGCGGACGTATCGAGCGACTTAGCCCCCTTCAGCCGCCTCGTCCTCGCGGAAGGCTTTTCGTCTTTTGCTTCTCCCGGCAGCGCTCGATAGTAGTAGCCACCTCCCGCTTTCTTGACCTTCACTTTTCCGCCGATGACGGCATCGCGACGGTTGGCGATCGCGGAGGCGGAGGCACTTCTGTCTTGGCGCGCGTTCCCTTGGCGAGGAAGCCTCGCCGGGGTCGCACCGCTCTTGTCAGTACGACGGCTCAATTGCCGCGAACGAGACTGCGGAAATTTCCTCGACGACTTATTCCGTCCGTTCGGCGAGGTAGGTTTTTCGGCGACGGGCACATTCATTTCGGGCAAGTTTTTTTCGAGGTGTTCGATTAACCTGCGGCTCGAACGGTAGTTGTCTTTAATGCTGGCTACCCCGACAGTGCGCCGCACGATATCGACTAAACCTCCCTTCTCCTGGCTGAGGTAATCGCCGTACAATCCGATTTGTTTGGGCGGAGGGTATTCGTCGGCAAGCTTCCGAAGCGTCCTGCCGTAGGTGACGAGCGCCTTCCTGCGATCGGCGGGCAACTGTTTGTAATCGATGCCTTTCCAGTTGCTTAAATTTTTATCGGCGAGGCTGGCGTTGGGAACGATCGACATCTTGTGATCGACGCCGACGCCCATATCGATCCCCCAAAAAGAATCGCTTTTTTCGTCGTAGAAAATATTTCCGCGTCCTCGATCCCAATTGCCCGTAAACGTATCGAGGGCAGCTATTTTAGGCAAGTCTTCGTGTTTTGCCAGTGTCTTTAAATGTCCCGGCGTCAGTCCCTTAAAGCGATGGGCGATGTCGAGATCTTTAAATCGATGGCCGCTTTCTAGAGAGTCTACGGGCTTGCCGGGAACTAATTCGTGGAGGGTAGCGCCAAACGGCCCTTGTTTGAGGGGGTGCTTCAACGCTGCCGGAACCATCTGCGTCGAATTGACCTTGATGCCCAGCGATCGCCCCATCTGCGCGGAGAGTGCATCTGCACTCGCTTGCATATAAGAAATCGGCAGCTTGACTTGCTTGAAAATGTAGGGACGATCCTCTTCGTCCTTTACAAAATAACTGTTGCCCGTCACGCCCGCCGTTATCTTTGGCTTGCTCTTGTCTAGCGTTATCTTGTCTAACTTTTCCTGCGAGATGACGTTTAGTGGCGTCTTGCCGCTATTTCGGTACGTCTCCTGCACCTTGTCAAGGACACCATAAACAGCGGCGGCAGCGATCGCACCCCTTACCGCAGCAAGGGCGACGGCGGATTTTACGGGAAGGCGAGAATCCCCGCCCGTCGCGGATTTGACCGACTCTCCCGCAGGGCGTTTCTTGCGGCTAGATTCTCGCCTGCCCTTTCCCGGCAGCGCTCGGTAATAGTAGCCGCCGCTCGGTTTCTTGACCCTGACCCTTCCGCCGACAATGGCATCGAGGCGTCTGCTCTCTTGGTGCGCTTTTAGACTAAGAAGGTTTGTCTGCATATTTTTTGATTTTTTTGGGATCTAGCGTCATAGCTGCGAAAAAGTGCATCAAATAATCTTTGATTAAAAAGATGCGGATTTCGTCTGACATCGTGCCGTCAAATTGTTTGGCAATCGCGATCGCCAGCGCGTCTGCTTCTTCGGGATGTTTTAATCCTAATTGAGAAAAGAGACTTGCAAATTCCTGGCTTTCATAGAAGCGGCGGACGATCTCGCTCGGCATTTGCGCCATCCCTTTCCCTGCCAATGGGCTGCGAGGGGGATTGCGAGGGGAACCTCCGGCCAGGACATCGGCGGCATCTTTCCTGCCTATTTTTTCGCGACTCCTCCGTTTAAATGTCACGAACTCGTTTATTCTCTGTCGCTGCTGCGCCCGCTTGTTTTTTCTCTGCTGCTGCCGCTCTCGCTCCATCTGTTCGCGGCGTTTTACGAGATTGGTCACATATTGCTTCTCGCCCGTATAGGGATTGGGAATTTCTTCCCACAAATCGCGCTTGCGGTTAATAGAGTCTTGCTTGTTCAGGAAGTCGGTAATTTGTGAGGCTGTCAGTTTCTCTTTATTGCGGGCGTAGTCGGAAAAGCCGTAAAAGCCAAAGTTGAGCTTTTCGCCCGACTTTGCCTTTTCTATTTGCTTCTCCCACTCCGGGCGCGTCCTTATTTTGAGGATGTTGTGGGTGACGGTATCGCCGACAAAGCGAGTTAGAGGCGAAACTTTAAATGCCTGAGAGGAGTAAGCGTCTCCTTCGACGATCGCTCGGGCAAAAGATTCGCAGTTGGAGCTGAAGCCCTTGTAGGTGAAGTCGCTGTAGAGCATTTGATGGGCGCGTTTTACTCGTTCTTCGCGGGGGATGTAGCGACTTTTTTGGGTCTGGTACATCTCCTCTTCTGGCACTTTTTCGTATTCGCTATCGTTCATGCGGGCGTCGGGCAGTATCCAAGTCAGCCCTCGAATGTTGATAAACGGGGTGTGGTCGCGAGTTTTCCAGTTTTCGCCGGAATCGATCATCATGTGTTCTTTGGTTATCGGATCTTTGCCGACATAAACCGCATAGTGTTGGGCATCGCCCAGCGTCGGCGACTTGATATTTTTGCGGATCAAGTCTCCCGGCTCGAAGGTATCGTACTTGGCGAGAGTAAGCGCGTCGGGAATGCCGTCAGGCGGCTGGCGGATAGAAGCAAAGTCCGTGGGCAACTTTTCTTTGATGTCTTTGTAGACGCCGTGGGCAGCTCCCAATACCGCAAAGCCGATTACTGCCTTCAGCGGGGTTTTGAGGCCGATCGCCTTCATCTCCCTTATTACTTCGCCGGAGCCGTCGATCAGCGCGGCCTGCGATCGGCTCAGCCCTTGGTATAAATTAGCCTTCGCCTGCACAGGTCTTCGGCCAACTCCCTTCTCCTTCTCGCGCCCCTCCCCCGGCAGCGCCCGATAGTAATAGCCGCCTCCGGCCTTTTTTACCCTGACCTTGTTGCCGACAACAGCATCTATCCTGAATGCCATTGGTTCAATTCCTTGTTTTTGCGAGTATGAACCAATCTTATGCGATCGCTACCCTCCCCCGTAAAATCTTGTTGCCTTATATTGCGCGTCAATAATTGTTTGCTGTATGCTTGCTACACATGGTTTATTTGGTGTAAGCGTGACAGAAAGCGTTGTCGATAGAGTTGCTGGCAACAATACAGGGATACGAGAGACTCTGTACCATCAAACCGAAGAGTTTGATTTAATTTGCGACATTTTAGATGGATTAGACTCCGAGGAAGATGCCGATCGTTTCTTTGCCGAGCGACAGCTAGCCGCGCTATTAGAGCGCATCGAGGACAAAGTTGACGGCTATGCCAATGCTATCGAGCGACTGATAGCATCGGGCGAGTACCGCAAGGCACAGGCCAAGAGTATCGCCGCCCTCGGCGATCGCGATATCAACCGAGCGAACCGACTCAAGGAATACCTGCTGCACCACTTAGAAACTCGAATGCAGTTCATGGGCAAGCGGGGAAAAATCATCTCTGGCAAGTTGCGCGAGGTCGAAACTATTGTAGCGGGCGGCAACCAAGCCGTTGAGGACTGCGCCGACGACATCGACAACGTGCCGGACGAGTTCATCGCGACCGTCCGGCAAGTCAACGTAGCCGAATTGCGCGATCGCTGCCGCAAAGACGGCGAGGTATTGGGCAAAGACGGCAAACCCATTGCCCGACTGCTTCCCCGCAAGAGCTACCTCCGCATTCGCTGATTTTTGAAGACCAGGCGGAAGGGGGTTCCCCGACCGTCAGAACAACCTTGTCGGAGGCGGACGGCTGCCTCTGCTAAATCCCGAGTCGGTTTGCCTCGACTTACATCCACGTTTGAAAACAAAACTTAATATAGGAATCCCCCATGTACGACCTCAAAATTGCCCGCGATACGGTCGAAATATTGAGAGAAAGGCTAGATATCGTCGAGGTAGTGGGGGAAGAAGTCGCATTGCGCCAGCGCGGTAGGGAATTAATTGGCTTATGTCCATTTCACAACGAGAAGACGCCCAGTTTTACCGTCTCGCCCGAGAAGGGCGTGTTTCATTGTTTTGGCTGCCAGATGGGAGGCGATGCCATTACCTTCGCGATGGAATTCCACCACCAGAGTTTTACGGAAGCGGCGATCGCCCTTGCCCAGCGCTACGATATCCCGCTTCGCACCCTCGACCCCGAGCAACAGGTACAGCTCGAACGGGAGCTGACCCTTAAAGGACAACTGCACGAGATAGCGGCGATCTCCAGGGAGTATTTTGTCGCCCAACTGCACTCGACGCCGACCGCCCTGCAATATTTGAAGCGGCGCGGCCTGACGGACGAGACGATCGCCGATTTCAAGCTGGGTTATGCTCCTGGCGGCTGGGACAACCTCTATCAAAAGCTCGTCTTTGAAAAGCGCCTGTCAGCCTCACATTTAGAACAGCTCGGACTGATCCGACAGCGCCGCGACCGCGATGGCTATTACGACATTTTTAGAAATCGCATCATATTTCCCATCAACGACCGCCAGGGCAGGACAATTGCCTTTGGCGGTCGCTCTCTTGGCGGGGAAAGTCCAAAATACATTAACTCCTGCGAATCTCCCCTCTTCAGTAAAAGCAAGACCTTATTCGCCCTCGATCGCGCCTGTCAGTCCATCTCCCAAGCCGATGGCGCGATCGTCTGCGAGGGGTTCCTCGACGCGATCGCCTACCACCAGGCAGGGTTCACACAAGCGGTTGCCATCCTCGGCACTGCTTTTTCCCGCGACAGCGCCGAACTCGCCGTCAAGTACAGCAAATCGAAACGGCTGCTGATTAACTTCGACAGCGATGAAGCCGGACAGAAATCCACAGAGCGGGCGATCGCCGAATTGAGTCCGCTGCTCTATCGATCGGAGATCGCCCTTCGCATCCTCACCCTGCCCGACGCCAAGGATGCAGGCGAATTTATGGTAGGGAACGCTCGTCAAGGGAACGCTCGTCAAGGGAACGCGCACCAAGAGAGCGGTGCGGTTGAATTGGAAAAAAATACAATGCTAGCGCGTTGCATTGAAGAAGCCCCTTTTTGGATCGATTGGCAGTTGCAGGACTGGACGCGGGGGGCAAATTTGCAAGAGGCCGAATCCTTTCAAAGGGTTGCCCGCTCGATGGTCGATCTGCTCGAACAATTGCAGGATGCTAATTTGCAGTCGCTTTACCTGGAGCGCTGTGCCGAAATATTGAGCGGAGGCGATCGCGGGCTGTTTGCCCTGCGGCTCGACTCGCTTACCCGCCAAATCCGAACTCTACAGCCCATCGAATTCCATCCCGACAAAAAAAAGACGAGGCTACCGGGAAAATCGCGGCCACTCGGTACAGCCGCCCGAACGTATCGAGCAGTCGAACAACCCTCAACCGCCTCGCCCTCCTCAACGGCGGAATGGTATGCCGCCTGCGAGGGCAAGGTAATTGCCCTTTACTACTATCACCCGTCCCTGCGCCCGACTATCGAAGCTCTCCTCGAACGCCGTGACTTGTTTTTCGGCCCGATGCGATCGCTGTGGCTGTCCGTCAACAATTCCCAAGCATCGGATAATCTCGATCTCGTCGAATCCGAACCCGCACTGCAAAAAAAGCCGTGCGGTTCTTTTTTGACTCTAACCGCTCAGGTTCACTCGGCAATCAATCTCATGCAGTTTTTCTACCTGCGCGATCGCATCTCGACCGTCATCGCCGAACTGTCTCGACTCAACCCCGCAACGGACGGCGAGCAGTTCGCCTTCCTGTCCGAACGGCTCTCTCAACTGCAACGGGCGATCGCGAATCACTCTCTGTTTTGCGACAAACATCAGGAGACAAGTCTAGCCACCTCGAAGACGCAGTAGAGTCGATCGTCTTTGTCGATCAAAAACTCTGTCAAAGCCTCGTCGCTCTCCAGCCCGTAGGCATTTGTCAGATCGAGGTCGCCGCGCATTACAGCGAGGTATTTTACTTGAGCCAATGTCTTTGCGTCGTCAAGACGCCACCCGTTGAAGTCACTGCTCATGCGTTTTTTCTTTCAGATATTTCAAATACTTTTTGACAGCAATAAAAGAGTCAAGATCGTTCATGGGTTTCAAAAATTCGGTTGGCAGCATTAAGAGCAACTTGGCGGACGTCTTCGTAAGTTAAATACATTCCATTCTTTCGGGTTTGCTGTCGGTGCTGCTTATCGCTTTCGATCAGGGTTCGCGCAATGACTTCGCTATCAAACCTGTCCGCACTTTCGGCCATTAACTTGAATTGCTTGGCAACCTCATGGGCAATGTAACGCCACTCTCCCCGCCGCAAATACCTGCCGTGTTTGTCGTGGTCGCGCCGATACTGAATTGTCCGCTCGACGTACAGATCGACGAGTATTTTTTTGTATTTTTCAAGCGCTATCGACATCGAGCTACTGATTGGCATGGGATTTCAAGTTATCGTGGCTTTCTTTGAGCTGCTGGCATAGCTCCCTTAATTTGGCGCTATCTATAAAAGGCACATAGGAGGCTATCGTTGCAGAGAGGTCGGCGAGCGCCTCTGTCACATCGCGGATCACTGCTTGCTGACGCTTGAGCGCTTCTGCAAATTGAACGGGATCAATGACCGCTTTTTCAAATTGAACGGATTTCGCCGAAAGAGCAGGTTCGGGTTCTGTGAGTTCGGGTTCTGTGAGTTCGGGTTCGGCGGGTTCGGGTTCTGTGAGTTCGGGTTCTGTGAGTTCGGGTTCTGTGAGTTCGGGTTCTGTGGGTTTGGGTTCGGTGGGTTCGGATTCTGTGGACTTGGGTTCGGTGGGTTTGGGTTCTGTGGGTTTGGGTTCTATGGGTTCGGATTCGGCGACTTCTGGCTTGGCGGATCGTCTTGCCTGACCTACGATTTCGGCATCATCGGGATTTTCGCCTGACTGTTTTTTGCTCGTTCTTGTAGCCATGATTTCTCCTGCGGGTTATTGGTTTTGGAAAAAAGGTGAATCCGAAGCAATGGCGGCTTGTGCCCTTGCAAGTTCTTTCCCCAAATAGAAAGCGCAATCTAAGTTTAAGATAGGTTCGTTTAAGACAATTTGCGAATACACTTGCCGCGCCGTCGTTCCACTGTATTCTGCTAGCTTGCCAGTGCGACTGTAGTGCAGGCATTGAATGTTGCTATTTTCGGTCGTCACGACAAAATAGCCGTCCTCGCTCGACAGGCTGCGCCCAAAGCCGCAGCAGTTAAGGGGTTTTAACTTGTAGTTGACGGCCAGTATTTCGCCTGCCTTTTCCCAGTCGCCGCTGTAGAGCTGGCAGGAATTCAGGTAGAGAAATACGCTGCCGACAGCGCGATTGAGGGCATTCGTGATGTAATCGCGGAGGACAAACAGCCAGCAAGCACAGCGCCGATAATCTGCAAACAAGTCGAGGTCGCGAAAGAACGCTGACAGGATTACTTCGTTGTTTGAAACCTGAACGTCGATTTGCGACAGCGAGGGCGCATAGCGGCTTTTGCGGTCGCTAGCAGAATCGTAGATAGGAATCGTGACCTTAGCGGTGTCGTTTTTGGCGAGCTGGGCGATCGCTTCGCCAATTGCATCGTAGCCGAATAACTTTCGCAAACGATAGGCATAGGTAAAAAAGCTGGTACTGTCGCTAACTTCAGGGGCGGGCGGATTCTGCTGCATCAATTCGACACAAAATGCTTCAATCTGTTCGCCCTCGAACAGCCAGGGCATTACCTCGACATTAGAGGCGATCGCGACGGTCGCGCCATGTATTTCAACGCACGAGTTGTCCTGCAAGACCGTTCCGTACTTGCGAACCCGAAACAGCAATTGCAGCCAGCTTTCGGCGACCGTCTCGCCTGCAAGGGAGTGGACGAGAGGGCGCGTCCTGCGCGTTTTCTTTGGCCGCTCGATACTGCGATGCGCCTGTCCTGTAATGTTGTCTTTCACGGGGGCGGCAAAATAAGGGGAAGGAAATAGGGATCGCTGCAACGGTGGCGCTGCACCAGTCCCGACAAGAAGGCGAGGGGAAAACCGCTCTCCTTGTCGTTCAAACAAAAATAGGGGATTCTCTGTAGCTTGTATAAATGTTCCGGCGTGATGTCGTCTCGCAGGAAGGGCTGAAACTCGCGCTGCCGGACGTAGCGGAAACTCAGCCACAGCCTGCTCAATTGGGCGATCGCGCCGCTTGCAGCGTCGGCATCCGTCAGTTCGAGGGCGATCGCGCCCGTCAGCCAGGGGTTCGCCAGTATATTGCGAACGATCGGGTCGATTTCGCCGCAGGCGTGTAGGGGAAAGATAGCGGCAAAAGAGGGAATGCCCACCCTGTCTGCAATTGCAGCGGGAGGGGTATAGCCAGAAACGATAGCCCAATCGCCCTGGCCGTAAATTACGCCCTTGCAGGGACAGGCAGGTACGAAGCGAGGAGCGCAAACGGACGGGTCGTGCATGGCGCTCTCAATCAATATTGCAGCAAATATTCTTCGAGCAAGTCGCGCATTGCTATCAGCGTGCGATCGGAAACGCCGAGCAACAATCGAACGGGTACGCCATCGCCCGTCTGGTGCTTGAGCGCCTTGGGGTCGGAAAAACCGACGCGCAACTCAGTCGGGCTGGCCGCGTAATTAGCCGAAGCCCTCATGTATCCCGTCCGCTGCAATATTTTGAGGATGGCTCCTTCCCGCCGCTTGCGCTCGATAGTCCAGGCCGAATTGGGACGCCAGGGGACGCCAAACGGATCGGTTTCTTCCCGAAACTGATTGTCTATTTCGCCCAGCATGAACTCGCCAATCGCCTCTAACGGCTCCTGGCGATCGCCCAACCTGCGCTCTATTTCCTGCAACAGTTCGCTAACTTCGCGATTGTCGATATCTATTTGCAATACCACGACAAGATTTCCCTTTTTTTGAATCTTGCCGCAATAATACCGCAAAACAAGACAAGCTTCCCCCAAAAAAACGCCAAGGCGTTCGGAGACAGAACGACTTGGCGAAAAACGCAGGAGAAATTCAAGAAAAAAGAAAGTGGCAGCCGTTTGCTAAACTGCCACGGGCTTACTCTTTGCTATTGAGACGAGGCAAAAGCACGCAGGCGAGCCAGCAACCGACTGACATCCTCGGCATCGACATTGCCATCCACAAAATAATCCTCAAGAAACTGAAAGCCGACATCGGCCAATTCGTTATCGCGAGCCTGGGCGATCAGGGAATTGAATTGATCGAGAAGTACGTCCGCTTTGCGGGCAATTGCGGGGGAAAAAGCATCTCCCATCGCGAGAAAAGCGGTCAGGACACCCGCCTTAACCGCGCCCACCGACGCACCCTGGCCGACAGTAGCGGTAGCAGCAGCGACGACGCCAGCGGCGCTCTGAGCGGTATTGGCAATAGAATTGACGGCATTCATGACATTCACGGCTTTTCTCGCTTTTTGAGAGTCTATTTATCAAGCCATAATAAAAACGAAAACGAGCTTTGATATCCGCGAAGGTACGCCTCTTGGGGAAAAAAGAAAAAGACTGTTACGCAATCGCCCTGAAAGAGGGGCGAGACAAGATCGAAAAATCGTGCTACTGTCTTCCTTGAATCACTCTGCGCTTTTCGCCGCTTTTCGCCATGCGGCGGGAAAAACGGAACATTGCAACTCCTTTTGTCTTTGCCCCCGATTTCCATTCTGGTCGGGGGTTTTTCGTGGTATTTTTGGGGCAAGGGTTGATCTCGGCGCAGCTATCCAAAATTTTTGGCTTTAGTTGCGTTGAGGCTTTCTACTTGTTCCTGCACCCCCGATTTCTATTCCGATCGGGGGTTTTCCCAATCGCAAAGGCAAATCAGGTGAAAATTTTCGCGATCTACACCACGCGGCGCACGACGCCCATTGTCGTCTCTGCCGAAGACCGCAACCACGCGATCGCGGTATCGCGCAAGCAATGGAAGCAAGGGTACGGCGCAATTTCCTCCGTACAGGAATTGAAGGACAAAGACGCGGCAGATGCGCGGGCGGGCAAGTGGGTACGCCGCAGGGAGTCGGGACTGTCCCCCGATCGCGGTACGGCTGCCGAGCGGCGGTCGGCGAGGCGGCAGCGATCGCGATACCGCCCGCAACTGGCGGAGAAATCGAAGCGGAGTCTCGAAACTTGAGCGAAGAACGATTCAATCGTTCAAAATGCGCCGCATTTCGCGCTGTAGTTCGGGCGGCTGTCGCTCGATACCCTGTTCGACAAATTCGCCGCGCTGCCTCGCGTTAGAGATTCCGGCAGCGCGAGTGAAGGGCGGCTCTGCGATGGTGCGCCAGTCGGGGGGATCTTCCAATCGCAAGCCCATCCGTTCGATTTGATTGCGGGTTAGCAATCGGGTAGCACAGCGGCAGAAATAGCCGCAGGGAGGCGCTGCCCGACGCCAGAATTCGGCATCGACTGGAAATACCTTGAGGTCGATTGCCTTGTGATGGGGGCGAAAATCGGGCGAATCGCGATGGAGCCACTGCCTGCCGACAAACAATCGGCGGATATGGGGCTTATCCATCTGCGCGTACCTTCCCGCCGAATGCGACCGCCGCAGGTTGGTATCGAAAACCACGCGGAGGTGTCGATCGCGGAAGCGGTCGAGTACCTGTTGGCCGCCTTCGTCGGATTCGAGCAGGGTGACGAAGCTATCGTAGTCCGCACCGCCTTCGATGGCCGCATTGAGTACGCCGAACAGGTAATTAATAAAATCGGCGGAGGTCACGCCCGATACCGAGAACGCCCAGTCGTGGTATTCGCTGCCGACATTGCGGAGCGATTGGGCGGGCAGGGGAACGCGACGGCGCAAGAAATCGAGCTGTTCGGCAAAGGGTTGGCGGTAAAACTCTTCGGGATAGATCGGCATTTTGTCTCGACTTCAATGAGTGCCACTGCGCGGCTCGACGCGGGTGGGATATTTGTTTTGCCCCCTGAATTTATCGACGGGATGGGGAAAATACCTTCGATAGACCCACCAATCGAATGCGCCCAGGCAATAATGAAGGACGATCAGCAAGAGGAAGGCAAAGATCGCGAGGCGAACGAGTTGGCGATCGTTTGGATGCAAGACAAGAGCAAGTGGGAAACATTAAAGTATCGCCGTCTTGGACAAATTGAGGGCCGTGTCTAATATTTGAGAGAGGTTATCGGTAGGTCTGGCCGCTACGGAGCCGCGATCGCCTCGAATTGTCACCTTTGTATCTTTTTTTGCTACGGTCGCCTGTTTTAGGGCGTCCGTGAGGGCTTTCATGCTGGTATTGAGAGTATTGATATTGCGGTTGAGAGTTTCCTGTGGGCTGACCGTGGGGACGGTCGAGGGCACGCCAGCTCCGAATTGAGGCAATCCCGCAGGCCGCTTGACCTTTAATAAGTTTACCCCTTCTTGGATCGGGACGGGAGCGGTCGCTTCTGCCTGTAGTCGGGAACCAATGCCCGAGTAAAGAGGCCCATAGAGATTCCTGGCCTCGCGTTCTTTCTTGCGGACAACTCCTTCAAAGAGGCGCGGATTGTAGATGCGGCTCAAGTCCTCCAGCTCGGGTGCAATTTCGAGCAGGCCGCGATCGATGCGGCGAGGGGCGGCAGGACTTGGAGCTGGAGCGGGCGGAGCGGAAGGCGGCGGCTGTCCGGGTCGGAAAGAGACGATATCGTTAGCGCCCGTCCTGCCCGACAGGATATTAGCCTGGGTCTGGGCGACGAGCTGACGCCCTGCCGAGCGCAAGCCTCCCGTTCCGGCAAAGCCCAATTGAGCGGCAGCCCGATCGCCGAGCTGTTGAAAGAACTTGCGCTGCTGGTACTTGCTGGGCAGCGCTTCGCCAAATTGCACTTGAGCGCCCAGCCGCCCTGCCTGCTGGTTGATTAGAGTCTGCTGTCGTTTCTGGCCGAGGATTTGTGCCTGGGCGTCAAAACTCTGCTCGTCGAGGACGGCTCGCTGCCGGACGAGATCGATCTTTTGCGTCTGAGCGTCCACCTTCTGAGTGAGCGCCCCGATCAGGGCGGCATTGGCCGCTTTCTGCGGGTCGGCAAGGGCGGTAGCGAGTTCCGATTGCGCGTCGATCAGCCCCGACCGAGCCTCTATTTCCGCTACCTGATTGGCGATTTTCTGTTTCTCGCGGGCGATCTCAAGGGATTTTTCCTCTAATTTCAAATTTTCAAGCTGAGCCGCGTATTCCGTCTCCAGGGCATCGAGCTTGATCGCAGCAATCGTGGCGGCCAATTCCTTGCGCTCTCGTTCGGTGCGAGCGCCCTTGTCGAGGACGCCAAACTGCGCTTCGAGGAGCGATACCTGAGCCTTAAACGTCTCCAGAATGGCATTGGCGACGTCTTGCGTATTTTTAACCTTGGCCGTCTGCACGTCGTAGAGCGCCAGAATTTTTTCGAGTTCCGCCCTCGTCGCCTCGATATTGGTCTGGGCGATTTGCCGATCGCGGGCGATAACGGCTTGGGCGGCCTGTATTTTATGGGTCGTCTCCAATTCCGCTTTTTTCAGCTCGTTTACCTGGATCTGCCGTTCCAGGGCGCGAACTTCAGCATCGTTTTGGGGGGCGATCGCGTTAGCTTGCAGGTAGCGAATGCGCTCGGCGAGCAATGCCCGAGTCTTTTCGAGTTCGACGTCGATCTGCGCCGTCGCGACCTTCCCTTTCTCTTTGATGGCGGTAATTTCATCTACCTTGCCGCGCACTACCGCCAGACTGAGCGCCTGTTCCTGCAATTTAATGTCTTCTAACTGGTCGCCGTACTTCTTCGAGATCGCCTCGTTAATGGCCTCCAGCGCCTTCTGTCGCTGTTCGGGTTCGACGTTGAGGGCAACCGATACCTCGCGCATTTTCTCGATAAATTCATCGCCACTAGCGATGCCCACGGCAAAGGCTTTTTGATAGTCCTGAATCAGGCGGTCGATTGTCGCCTTAAAGCCGCCCGACTGGGACTCCTCTCCCTTGGCAAAAGTCTCGTCGATGCTTTTTAGCTGCGTGCGGAGCTTGTCGCCCGCCTTGCCAATTTCGGCGGCCAGTTGGTTGCGCTGGATCGTACCCGTCGCCTGTTCTTTTAACTTGTCGTTCTCTTCGGAGAGGGCGTTGTTTTCCTCTTGAAGGGCTTCTCTCTGGGTATCGGTCAGGCCGAACAGGGAAGAAAGCCCGCGCTTGCTGCCCGCTACCTTCTTCTGCGCCTCTACATACTTGGTAAACTCATCGGTTGCCGCAATCCGCAAATTTATTTCGCGGCGCAATTCGCTTACCTTCTGCCCCTGTTCCCTCGATTCTACGAGCCGTCCGTCCCGGTAGAGAGTATTGTACTTTTCCTGTTCGGCGGAAAGCTGCACGAGCAGCCGCGCCGTCTTGTCGCCATAAGCCCCCGTTTTAGGCGCGGAGACGGCCAAGATCGATGCGTTGCGCGTTTTTTCAAGGGCTTCTATTTCGGCAGCGAGGCTGTCGTATTCCTTGGAATTGGGGGCGGCATCCACCAATTTCTTTCGCAGTTCGCCGAGCTGGTCGGTAACGCCGATCGCCTGCTGCACCTTGGGCGTCAGGTCGGCGATGTCGCCGCCGCTTTTTTCAAAAGCCTGCCGTTCCTTCCGCAGTGCGTTAGCTGCGGCCAGGGTATCGATGGAGCTGGTAAATGCCTTTTCAGACTTATTGCCGCCGAGCAGTTCCTTGTTCTGAGCGATCAGGATTTCGTTAAATTCGATCTGTGCCTGTGCCTGGGATAGTTTCTGGCGGTTGCGCTTTAGCTCCTCCTCGGAAAGGGCAATCCCACTTTCGAGTTGTTTGGACTGCGCCTCATTTAACTTCTCGACCTCCTCGCGCAATTTTTGAGTCCGTATTTGCTGGATGTCGAGCTGGTAGCTGATATCCTCGAAGACCTGAGTATTGACCGATTCGCGTACTCGGCTGTAGATTGCCGCCGCCGCCGCGATCGCCCCCATTATCAGCAGGAGCGGGCCGAATGCCGCCCATAGTTGGGAGACGGCCAATTTCAAGCTGCCCAGGACGGGGAGCAAGCCGGAGAATGCCCCGGCGAGCTGGGTCTGCTTGAGGGCGGCAAAGCGGAGTTGCAGTGCGCCCGACTGGATGCCCAATGCCTTAAAGCTGTTGTCCAACAGCAGGGTACTGACAGCGGCTACCTTCTGCGTCAATCCGAGGCTGGCAATGCCGATGCTCAATCGATTAAAGGCAAGTGCCGTCTGACCGCAAATAATACCGACGAGCTTCACCGCTTCGCCGTAGAAAGCGGCGATCGCCCCAGATATTGACATCTTCTGCGCCGAGGCCGCCGTCGCATCGCCGAGAGCTGCCGAACTCGCCACCGCCGCCGCCTGTTTCTGACGGAACAGGTTGAGCGTACCGATGTATTTCTGCATATCTTCGGCCAAGAGGCTGAACGCCGCCCGCACGTTTGCGAGACTCGCGCCACTCAAGCCGAAGATACCGATCAGCAAGCGAAGCGCCGCTGCTACCCGACTCGTCACGCCCGTCAGCCCCGTCAGTATGGCCGTGCTGACAAAAGCGCTGCGGTTAAAGGCGATGAGGCCGACCGACAGTATGGCGAGTGCGCTATTGACCGCGCCAAAACTCTTCAGCGCGTCGATAAGGACGTCCACTGCCGACTTGACGATAGAGAGGAGGTTGCCCAACACCGCGCCAATCGAGTTAAATGTCTCGACAAGGGACTCGTTGCCCAGGATGACCTCGTTAATGATGCGGGCGGCGAGGTAGAGAGCAGATCCCCAGAAGGCAATGCTGATGGCCTGAGAAGCGAGTGTTTCCCCGACCTGGCGCAATATCTTGTTAAACGTCTCTGTCAGCAGCCCTACTGTCGTCATTTGCGCCTTGCTTGCCCCGAGCTGACTCGCCATATTGGAGGCAGAAGCAGCGATCGCGTTCATCCCCGCTCCCAGGATGGGGACTTGGGCGATAAACTTGTTGCTCGCAATCGCGTTAAAGGCAGCGCCAATCGCGCCTAAATTGCGGGCGGGACTGGCCTGCAAGATCGACTCGAAGCCCGCCCGCAGCGGCGGGAACAGGTTGATAAGAGCTATCCCCTGCACGGAAAGGGAGGCGACGGTAGGAATCAGCCCAGTCAACATGGCGGAGAATGGGCCTGCTATGGGCAGGAGAGACTTCTGCACGGCGGCAGCCAGTCCGGGTATTGCCTGCAAGTTCTGACCGAGCGTGAGGAAGCCAGCGCCGCCTCGCTGGAGCTGGGGGAATAAGGTCGCAAACGTCGCGAACATCCGGTTTGCCCCCAATTCCGTAGCGAACAGCAGTTCGCCGACGATGGGCAGCGATATGGCAATGGATCTAAAGGAAGTGGCGAGCAATTGAATTCCCTTTTGCAAGACAATCGCCTTGACCGCCACCCCCAAAAAGCCGCCGCCGACAGCGCGAACGAAGCCGACGAGCCGACCCATGAAATCGACAAAGGGCTGCAAGATCTCGACGGTAGCGTTAATGCCATCGGCGATCGCGCTTAGGAAATTGCCGAAGCTCTTGGCGAGGTAAGCCGGGATGCTGCTCGAAACGGGCAGGAGAGAGGCAAACGCATTTTTGATGGCATCGAACAAGTCGAGGACGCCCGAAAAAATAGCCGTGGAAACCTCGGTGAGGCCGCCGACAATTTGTTTTTTGACGAGCCGAACCAAATTGCCCGTCTTGCCGATCGAGAACTCGGTCAATCCGTCGAAGACCTCGCCCAACCGAGCGACAATCGGCTCGATCAGGCCGCGCCCAGCGGCGAGCGCTGCCGTCTCAATCGTCTCGACAATATTGCTGTACTGGCCGCCGATGCTCTGCGCTGCCAATTTGTTCGCCTCTTTAAATCCGGCGAGGCGCTTGGTCAGTTCGGCAACCCCCGTATTCTGCGCCTTCCACTTGGCGATCATTTCGTTGGAAATGTTAAGAGTTTTGGCGAGTACGCTATTCTGGTCGATCGTACCCGTCAAGATACTGCCTATTTCCTGCCGCGCTTGGAAAAGCGGCAACCCGATCGCGCCCAGCGCTGCCGTAAAATCAACGGTCAGTGCCGCCGACTCGCGCAAGCCGCCGCCAATCGAGGAAATGCTGTTGTTGACGACCTGGAAGACCTCGACCAATTGGGAGGAGGTGACGCCGACTAACTCCAGCGACTCTTCCCGGATCTGTTGCAGCGCACTTCGCACGGGGCTAGCCAGAGCGGAGACGGCATTAATGCTTGTCAGGGCAATAGCATCGCCCTGACTGTTGGCACTGGTAACGAGCGAATTAAAAGTGCGCGTCGTCGAGGCGATCGCCGACTGGGTGGCGAGGAGCTGTTGGTTGAGTTCTTCGTTTTGACCGATCAGCAATCGAATCGGCCCTGTACTGACAATCTGCTGGATGGTGGCAAATCCGCTGCTGATAAAGAAGATCTGCTGTCCCACGTTAGCCAGCACGTTAGAAGCCGCGCCGAGGCCGCCCATGATGCCTTGAAATACGTCGAGCGGTTCGGACAGCCCCGCCATATATCCGGCTGTTTGGGAAATAAAGCTCAAGGGGGCAATAAACTTGCCTGGTAAACTCTCGATCGTGCCGAGGGTGTCGATGATTGCCGACTCAATGCGATCTAAAAGGGGCGTCATCTGTTGGAACAGCCGATCGCCAAAACCCTGCACGAATGAATCCCGCGCCCTCTCGCCCAACTCGTTCATCGACGAACTGAGCAATCCGCCGAGCCGATCGTCGATTGCCGTAAACTGTCCTTCCAGAAGGGTACTCGCCCGTCCCATCGCCTGAATTATTCGATCGCCGATATCGTCTGGGATCAAATCCTTTATTCTCTGCAAGAAGGCATTGTTCGCCCCAAACTTCTCTACCACTTGACGGACGGCATTGCCGACCTGATTGAAAGCACTTGCGAACTTCTGCGAAAACCCCCTGACGTCGAGGCCAAAAATGCCTTCAAACGTCTTGGCTAACGCCTCCAGGGGTTGCGTGCCACTCAAAAACTCATCCCTTGCCGCCTGCAACTTCGCGATCTCGGCGCGAACCTGACCCAGCAAGGCAATGTCTTCATCCACCACGCCCGTCGCGCCGCCTCGAACGACCGGAACCGTATTAATATTGCGGGCAATATCTTGTTGTAATTGCCGCTCCCTTTTTTTTAAAAAGTCGATGGCCTCTACATTGATGTTTAGCCGCTCTTGCAGCCTTTCCTTTTCGGCTCTGATGCTTTCGCCGTCACCCTTGCCGCCCTCGGGCAACTTTTCAAGTTGGGCGAGCCGATCCTTTATCCGCCCTTCATTGGTCAGAAAAGCCTCGGGAATTAAAATATCGTTGACGCCCGCGACGACTTTCTTAAACCCCCCAGTCCAAGACTCTTTCAGTTGGTCGAAGGGGAGGAACTGCCTGAAGTTGTTATAAATCAACTGTCCGACAGCAGGCAGTCGAGAAACAAACTGCCCCTCTAATGCGTCAATAGCGCGAGAGGGCACGCTCTCAAACTGGGTTTCGAGGGATGCCGACAGGTCGATTAATTGATTGGCAATCTGGTTTTTTATGAAATTGACGGGAAGCAAGTCTGCACTCGCGAACTGAGAGCGCAAGCCGGACTGCAATCCGGTTGCAATACTGCCTCCCACCTGTTCGCGCAACAATACATCTATGTTTTCCCGGCCTTCACGCGGCTTATAGCGTTCGATGCGCTGCAATGCCCTGCGCGGGTCGAGGACGGCGGCAAGGCGATCGCCCATCAGGTTGCGGGGAAGCAGGGCAATGGCAAGCTGATTGGCGAGGTCGGGCTGTCCGACAAAATTAATAAGCCCGCCCGCAAATAACTTCCCTGCCTGATAGCCTTTTTCCGTGACGGCAGCACTGGCTTTATTGAACAGGCTTTCATAACCTGCCTGCAAGAGGGAAATGCTCGCACTAGAGGCCAACTGCGATGCCGTTTTCGAGAGCGCAGCTCTAATGGGTTCATTGATATTGGCGATCTGGCCGCCGAGTCCTTCCCCCTTTCGCGCTTCGGCAATTAAAGTTTTTAAAGCTCCCGATTCTACCAGTGCAATCCGACTGGCATCTGTCAGTTGACTGGCAATCACCTTTTCCAAGGCCGTTCCCGACAACTCGCGATCGAGGACGGAAAGCAATTCGCTCGATGTCTTTTTAGCAAAATTGGCCAACTTTTCCGATCCAAATGCCTTTGTCGCCGCAGAGACTAATTTTTCGCCTTGCCTGTCTATAAAAGCAGTGGGATCGGGAAAGATATTGGCGATAATCGCTTTTTGACGGGCTACAAAATTAGACGCCCCAGACACATCGAGCGCCTGCTGGTATTTCAGCCGCGCATCGGCGAGCAACTTCTGACGCTGTTCAATTTGGCCTTGAAGTCGTCGGTTTTCCTCTTCTAAAGGAGATTTGCCCTCCTGCGGGCGATCGCGATTGCGTTTCTGCGCGATTTCAAAATCAATTTGCGTCCTATTCCTGCTGCCTCCCCCTGCGATTAAATCGTCGAGAGTGCCGCGCCTTGCCACTTGCCGATTGAGGGCAATGCGAGCCTGCAAATTTGCGATAGAAGATTCAATTTTCTGTACCGCCCTCTGAGCCTTAAAAACTTCCGGCTCGACGGGAGCTAGATTGCGCTTTATCTCGCCACTAAAGCCCTTAAAAATTTCGCGGCTGATGCCAAACGTCTCGCGCAAGCCAGCACTCAGCTTGCCCGTATCGCGCAGGAATTTGGTTTGTGCCAACTCGTTGAGGGTGGCGAGGACGGTCGTTCCTCCTACGTCTGTCTGCAAGACGGAAACCATTTCTCGGAGGGCGGAGGTGGTCGTCCTAACCCCGAGTAGCGTCGTACTCGCCCCAATCGACGTAATGTTGCGCGACAGGGAGATCGCCTCGCTCGATACCGACGCAACCGCCTTCGTCAGGGCTTCAACACCCTTGGTAACGAGGCGAACGCCAGGAGTAGCGCCATCTTTTGTCTCCAGTCGAATCTCGATTGGATTGTTGCGAAAACTGCCTGCCCTTGCCCGCCCGCCCGTTGCCATTGAGGAAGCCGCCTATCTGTAGAGTTTGCGAAGGTAATTCAATACATCGGCATTCGCCATGTACGATCGGGTCGCATCGCCGACGCCATCGATCTCGTGAGCGCCCGTCTTCTGAGGAAAGACGCCGAAGCGATCGTTTGCGCCGATGAGCGACAGTTCCGCAAGTGGCGTCCCCGCTTCCGCCATGCCGAAAGTAGGCGTCGAGATCGTCGCGAGCCGAAATTGCTCCATGATCTTCTGTGCCTTGGGTACGCCGTGGGTCTTGACGAGGGATTGATAGAGGATGTCGTAGGACACCCGTGCCTTAATTCCGGCATCTTTAGAGGCGAGCATCGCAATACGGCGGTTCGGCCTCGATTCGATATTGTCGGAAAGGGCAAACAGGTTGGCCGCCAGTCGAATAGATTCGGGATCGACGGGTTCGGTATCGACGGCACTCAGTCCCAAATTGCGGCGAATGGCAGCGCCAAACCCGTCAATCGAGATGTGCTTGAAACGCTCGTCCTTGCTAAATGCACTCGCTCCAAAGGGGGCGTCCGCTTCTTTAATGCCGAATTCGGAGGCGACGGAAAAAAACTTAGTCATCCCGCCTGCTAAATTGCCGCTCTTACTCGTCCTGCCCTTGAGCCGATCGCCTTCGGGAATGCCGTCGAGCAAGTCTTCGTCTTTCTCCCAAGTACCGCCCATCAAAAAAGTGAGGTTGTTCTGCTTTTCCTTCTTTATCGCGTCGAGCTTGGGCTTGTTCAGCTTGGCGGCCTCGGCGAGGGCGAGGTCTGCCGCATTTTTGACATTCTCCTGGTATTTCTTGTTGGCAGCGGCGTATTCCTTGGGGCTGAGTCCCGTTACCGTACTGCCCGCAAAGAGGCGGTAGCTGGCCTTGTCGCCGAGAGCCATTTCTTTTAACTGCCCGACGCGATCGAGGAACGTATTGAGCGAGGGGTTGTAGCGTTCGGTAGCCTCATCCAACTGCTTTTGCAGCGCATTGCTGCGGTTGGAGATGCGGCTGGAATAGTAATTTAAGCCCTCGCGCAACTTGTCGCGCACGTCTCGATTTTTGAGGTAATCTTCGGCCTCGCCGCCCATTACCGATGCGATCCACTGCGGCTTTCGTTTCGGCATCCAGCTAGCCGGATCTTTGGCGCTCGTAACGGTGCGGTCGTTGACGTTGCGCCAGATACTCGGCGTATCGGCCACGCCAAAGGTAGGACTGCCCAACCGCACGAGGTTGATGCGCTCGGTAATGCTGAGGCCGCCCGACGCGCTGCGATCGGCTTTTTTCATCCGCCCCAGTATCTCGATCGCCTCGTTGGAGATGTTGCCGCCGACGCCGTGGGCGACGATATTTAAGGGCTTGTCGGGATAGCGGTTGCCATAGGCGTAGAGCTGCGCGGCCAGGTCGATAGCCGCATCGCTGCGACCCCGCACGATATTGTTCGTGATGTAGCCTTTAATCCGATTGTTTATCTGGTGCGCCAGGTGGAAGGGGTTGGGCTTGCCGTTGAGCCACTTAGCATTATGGGGAGAAAGGTCGGAATCCTCGTCCGGGTTTTTAAAAGCAACGACGTGATTGCGCTCGCCGAACCAATTTTCTTCTTCCGAATTGTCCGTATTTTGCAGCAGCATCTCCCGCAACCGATCGCCTTTAGAATTCTGAGAGCCGCCGCCGCCAACGGCAAACAAGATATTTTCCTTGCTCGTCGTATCGACCTGCATTTGCTTGGCTCTTGTCAGGGCGATGTCGGCAGACTCCTTGAAGCCGTCGCGATGTCGCGACTTGGCCTGCTCGTACTTGGCGGCAGTAAAGCCGATAATGCCCGCCGCCAACAGGATACCCGCTCGCTTGGGATTGGCAGAGACGATCTTCTGCAACTTAATTGCCAGCCGCAGATCTTTTGCCGCTCCCTTGGGCAGCGAACTCAAGACGGCAGTGCGTTCCTTGCGGCGGCGCTCTAAAGTCTTTCTAAAATTGCGCTCCTCTTCGGGATTGCTTTCGACTAATTTAATCTGCCGAATTAACTGATCTTTGGTAAGGTGATTGGCGCGATAAATTTGTTTTCGCGAGGCGATCGACTGCAACTCGCGGATCGAACGGTCTTCGAGCTTGCTGCCGCCCGCCTTCACGCCTTCGGGCAGCTTGCGCCAGTAACCGCCGCCCTTTACGCTCGGATCTCTAACGTACACTTTATCGCCGCGCCGCAAAGCCGGACGGCTATCTTGGTGCGCGTTCCCTAGCGCCGTGCGACGGCGCGGGGTCGCACCGCTATCTTGGTGCGCGTTCCCTAGCGCCGTGCGACGGCGCGGGGTCGCACCGCTATCTTGGTGCGCCGCCGAGGGTTTCTGGGCAGTTGAGGGCTTTAGACTTGCTTGCATTGGCGCGATCGTGAACATGAGAATTTACGGTAAATCAGTACAGCAAGGTATAAGCGTTTTCTCCCTTCTTGTGCAGCAAGTCTAGTCTGTATTGCAAGTTATTTACAGTCAGATTTTCCAATTCGCAGGGAAAGCCGTCTCGGTCTGGATTGAGGGGTGTAGCGGCATCGCCTTCTCTTACGGGCCAGAGGATGTAATCGGACGCCCTGAGAACGGCTTCGTCTAAGGTGCGAGAAACGCGGCTGACCGTATAGCGATCGACGTCGCCTTCCGCCGTACTGCGCTCTAAAAAAGGCTCGCGGTCGGTGCGGTCGGCGCGTTCGACGTGGGGGCGCGGCAGTATTTCGACATAGCGATACAGCTCGAATTGGTCGTCGTAGGAGCGAATGAAAACGCGATACCGCGACGTCTGAGTATCGCCCCTACCCGCCTGCCGCGATCGCAGCCGATCTCGTAATTCGATGCGCCGCAACATTCGACTATTCGCCACTTTCGGTCGCTCCCTCCTCCTTCACTGCCGACGGGTAGAATGCCTCCGCTCCGCCTTGCGACCCTCTTGGTGCGCTTTCCCCTGGCGAGGACGCCTCGCCGGGGTCGCACCGCTCTCTTGGTGCGCTTTCCCCTGGCGAGGAGATCTCGCCGGGGTCGCACCGCTCTCTTGGTGCGCTTTCCCCTGGCGAGGACGCCTCGCCGGGGTCGCACCGCTCAATCAAGAGGGCGATCGCCATTTTCAGGTGTTCTTCCGCACGCTTGCTTTCGCGATAGTACGAGTCCGACTGAGATAGGAATTGCAGTCGAGTGAGACACGATTGCAGCACGTCCTCCAAGTACGCTCCATTGCGTGCGTTGCGGTCTAACTCGCCGCGCTGCCAGCTAATCGTAAAGCCGATGCCCGTCGAAACGCCGCCCACTGGAATGCCGCCTTCTTTCCAATTTGCGTTTAAATACCAGTCTTCGGTCAAGTTTCCGCGCATTTCCCGCGTAAAACAATAATCTAGCGAACTTTCCACGACTTTCAACTCCCGCTCAAGAATTTCGATCAAATGCTGAACCCCCACAGCTCGCGCTTGCCGTGCGCCCGGATGAGGCTGAGCCATTGCTGGCCGTAAACCGTCGCATTGAAATGGCTGGCATCGTTAGCGAGGGTGGTGCTAGCAATGGGCTGGAAAGAACCCTTCTCAATCGCCTCCGCCCTCGAATCGGTTTCCATCTCCTGCTGTCGCTGGCGCTCTAATTGGTGCGCTAGCCATAACATCACCGCCCGATCGCGATGGGCGGGCGCAAAATTGATGTCGATGCTCGCCTCGGCCTGTTGCAGGTAAAAAGCAAGCCGCTCGGCGGGTTCGCTAGTAAATTCGTCAAAAATAGTGAGGAACGATTCGGCGGTGACGGCCATGTTGTTGCTCAAAGTCGCGTGTTGTTTCCAGAAAGCGATCGCAGGGTTGCACGCGCCTGACGGCGGACGAGGGGCTGTATTAGCTGGGCAGAACTTTTAGAAGAACGGCGCTGGCTGGCAGCCATCGAGAGCTGTTCGCGCTTGACTGCCGCCACATTTAAAATATCGGTATCGACGACGCCGAGGCAGAGCTTGTCGAGTTCGGCTAGAGTTCTGACGTCTTCGAGCAACAGCTCAAAATCCTCGTAATCTTCGAGGTTGGCGGGCTGCTTGTTGACGTCTTTTTTGGGATGGACGCGAATTGCTTGCTGGAACTTGCCCGCCCCGAGGCGATCGTAATGAGCCTTAACCAACAATAGATCGGCCATATCGATCTCCTGCAATCCCGGATAGAGAGTAAACGTATTGGAAACCTGTTTTTCGGGGTCGGGCTTTTCCGGCAAGCGGCGGGCAAACCCGACAGGCTGTTCGTAGAGGTGATCGACAGCCTGACAGTCGAAATATATTGTCATCCGACTCGCCAAGTCGTAGCCGCTGGCTCCCTTCGGCTCCTGCCGCACCGCCTTCGCACTCTCTACAATGTCCTGCAATTCTTGAGGCGCAACATCCCTTATCTCATCTTTTGAGAAATCGGAGCGTTCTTCCTCGACGAGTTCTTGTAGTTCGGGGGGAAGGGAAGAGGAAGGCTGCCGCGACGAGCTAGCCTTTGGCGCGTCCCCAGCAGATCGCTTCTCGCGAGTCTTGGATGGGGTCTTAACTGTCGTGGCTGCGCTTTCGGCAGTTGTAGTGCTGGCGGGCGATCGTTCTTCTGCCATGTCAATTTTTTTTACGAAGTCAATTGTATTTTAGCCGCTCGTGTACGGGGGCATCGCAAAAAAGCCGCGATCGCCGGGAGATAGTTCGTGGGGCGAGCGCGGCTGCGTTTGCGTGAGGTAAAAATTAAGGCAGCACGAGGATGACCATTGCCGCCTTGCGGTAGAGGAGGACGCCAGCCGTCGAAAAGCAGGAAGCCCTCACGATTGAATCCCAGCCGAACTCCTTGGGCGGCAAGTCCATGATGTCTGGCGTAGTCATCTGGAAGCGCAGGTTAGCCGGATTGCGCTTGTAGAATACGATCACGTTATTGGGGTTTAATCCCTTTTCGGCTAGCTGAGCGGCGTCTAATTCGGTCATTGCCTTAATATTGACCAGTCCGTTGCGCTCCATGCAGTATTGGAGGGTGGACTTGGAGACATTAGCGGTTACTGCCGCTACGCCAGTCGGCGTCGAGTAGAAGAGTTTATCGGCGAGGACATTGTAAATGCTATTAGACATCAACACCGTATCGGGCTTGTTAAGGGCAACGCGATAGGGTTCGATTATTTGATGGTAGCGAGCGCCGAGGTTGAACACGGCGAGGTCGGATTCCGGCGTCGTCGCCGTCGTAATCCCGATCGCGCTGTAAAAAGTAAGCCGTTCGGGGTGGTTGGCAAATCCGGGCAGGCCGACGCTCGGATCGCCGCGCAGCACCAGATCGGATTTCATCTGCTGCGCTCCGGCCAGCATCGCCAATCGCTTAATAGCGGGCAAGTCGATTGTCGTCGCGCCGTTCATCCCCGCCCTGGCGATAACCGCCAATTCCTTTGGCGAGAGGGTATAGCCGCCGTAATAGCTGTAGATCGGATCGATCCATTCGGCAAACGCCGCTTCAGTCTGGGGGATGTCAGTGGTCTGCGGCGATCCCTGCTTCCACTGCCCGACCGCTTCTACGTTGTAGTGAACGTAGCTAGTCGCGAAAGGATCGTTAGCCGTCTGGATCGGGAAAATTTCGCCATCGCCAAAACTGCCGGGGGCGGGCATCTCCATCGAGACTTGCTTATCGACTAATTCCAACCCCCGCGCTACTGAGGTCACTAGCGGCTCCGAGTCCAGCCTGCCCACTCCCATAGAAGTAAGGCTAGCCTCGATCGCATCGCGGCGCTGTTGGTTGCCGACAGCCAAGTAAACGGCATCGTCTACCTTTACTTGCGTCGGATTTTTGTTTAGGGCGTCCATCCGAGCCTGCGCGGAGGCAGTAAGCCCAGACTCGTTTCCGTAGGCATTACTTAGGGCATTTAATCCCAATTCACTGCCTTGCATTACCAGGCTGTTAGACATTTAAAGTTGCTCCAAAAATAAAAATAAAAAACCCGTACAAATCAGAGGTGGAAGTTCATGCAGACTACAAAATTGCCGTCGAGAGTTTTGACGGGCGCTTGTGCAATTTTCATAATTCCGGCCAGTGCAATATTGCCGCCATTGCTGCCCGCCGCCGAAGTAACGAAACCGGGATTGCCGCCGACATCGGCATAGACGGTCGAATCTTCCGTCAGCGAGCCTTCGACAGTTCGCACCCATATTCCCTTATTAACGCCGACATCCGCTACTACGTCCATGACGCGCTGGGGCGGGTAGCCGTCTTCGCGGCTGGCTCCCCTCGATTCCGACGCCTCAAATCGCGTCAGCTTGGTCACTCCCAACACTTTATTACTTGCAGCAGCGGGCAACTTGGCCGTATTGGGCGGCTCGCCCGTCGCCCTCACTACGATGACCCCCATCGGAATCCAGAGTCCCATCCCGGCAGCGATTGTTTCGTCTACCGCCAGATCTTCGTCATTGGTAACAATCTGGTTGCTGATGCCGAAAGCGTTTGCCGTCACCAGCAAATCCGTGCCGACTTTAGAGATCGTTCCTAGCGAATTGGCGATCGCATTGGAACGCCACGCACTGAAAAGGCCGTCTTGCAGTTCGGCTTGAGTCGCGTTGGCATCCGTGGTGTAAGAAACGACCGCCGCATCGCCGTTGACGGAGAGGGTATAGGTCGAGCTGTTATCGGGAGCGCCAGGTACTCCGACCGTCAAAACCTGTCGGACGAAACCGGACATATTCTGCAAGGGCAGTATTTTGGAGTCGGAATATTCGCCGTTCATCTGTCCGGGCAGGGCAATACCCGTAAACTCGCTGCCGTAAACTTTTAGGCGATTGCCTGCATATAGCATAATTGCGTCCTCAGTAGAGAGAGTGAATGAGTGCGGTCTTTCTGGAAAAACAAAACAAACAGGACAGGCGGGACTCTATTCGCGCCTGGTGCGCGTTTCCTTAGCCTAGCGAGCGACGGACGACCACACCGAGGGGGTGCTGTTTTTCCAGGCTTCGTTGATAGAAGGCGACAGGGTAGCAATGCGATCGACGACTCCATCCTCCCTCGCCTCTTTTGCTTGCGACTTGCCGCCGATGGCATTGAGTACGCTGTCGAACTGCCGAGCGTGTTTTGACGGCGGGCGATGCGTCGAATCGCTGCGGCTCGATGCGGACGCCGAATCGAGATCGCCTTCGCCGCCCTCTTCTTCTTGGGAATCGAGGTGGACTACTCCAGCGGTATTGGCCGCGTGCAGCCACGCATAGATCGAAGCCGCTCCATCGGCGGAAAGGCTGTCGTAGTGGAAGGATTCGCTGGGCAGCACGCTTTCCAATATGGCAATAGCGCCGCGCTTGGCGATATCGTCGAGTTCCGCCTGAGTCGGAAATTTCGAGTCAAACCGACTCAGTTCTTCTGCCATGTGAGGAAAGGCGCGATAGGTCGCCATTAAGTCGGCTGGAGTGACGGAATCAAAAGAATCGCTTCGGTGTTTTGCCTTGCCCTTCTTTTTAATAGTCGTTGACTCTCCCCCTTCTTCTCCTTCTTCTTCGCCCTCGCCTTCGAGTTCGTCGTCGAATTCGCCGTCTTCGTATTCATAATCCGTCTTTTTTTTCTTGGTCTGCATGGCATCGCCTCTTGTTTGATTTGATTTGTGGTTGTCCCGTCCGTTTTTTTCGCCTTCGAGAGGATTGCCCTCGCTATCGAATCGCTCGTAGCCCGAAGCATCCAAATATTGCTCGAAAGCACTTCCCGCCTCTACCGCGTAGGAAACGCCATCCCAAATTATGCCCACTTGAGACATGGCCGCATCTGCCTGGTCGAGCCGCAGTTGCAGATCGCTCAGGGCTTCCTGCCATTCTTCGGATTTGACTTCGCTATCGCTGCGGGTAGTGCGCTCGGAATCCAGCTCTGTCCGCAGCGCGTCGAGAGAAGCATCCTTTGCCTGCAATACCTGAGACAGTATTGCGACCGAATCCGATCGGAGGTGTATTTCAGTGCGATCGCCGTTTGCCAACTGCAACGAATAGGGCGTCAGCCCTATCAATTCGGAATTTTCATTGCCCATGAAAAAAAACCTCCTGTTAGGATTTTCTAAAATATCGGAATCGATGCGCCAGCCCATATCCCAATCGCGCAAGAAGGAATTATCGCCGTCGAGTCGCGAATCGAGGTGCAGCCGCGCCTCGCATCCGGCTCTCGCCCTTTCAGTAGTTGCAAGGTGGTTGGGATCGATAAACGTCTGAATGCAATCGTAACGCTCCCCTCGGTAAATTCCCGGCTCGTGTTTCGGGATTAAATAATAGCCGAGCGACAGTTCGCGCTGCTGGGCGCGTTCGATCGCCTCGATCGCCTTGGCGTCGTAATAGGTAAGCCACCCATCGAGGCGCGGCGAGGCAAAAGAATAATCGCTGCCGAAGCCGACCATCAGCTCCTTCGTATTCTGCGCGTTCACCATGTAGCCGGGGGGATGTTCGATGGTGACGGGCAGCGGCACTTCCCGCGAACGAAGGGTATGCAACAGCCGCTCGTTTTCCGAGTCCGGCCTGTACTCCCGCACGACGCTGCCATCGGGCTTCTGATAAGTCAGTATCCCCGACAGACAAATCGTGCCGGGAGCTTTTAAATATCCCTCTTTAGTACGGACGGCATTGCCCGTTATGGTTCCGGCATCGTACCGAATTGCCTTTCGGTCGTCGTTCACTTTTTCTGCTGCAATGAACACGGCCTACATTTGCCGTGGATTGCCTTTATTTTATAGTGTGACGCGGCGATCCGTCACAGCTCCGGGAAAAAGGATAGAAACGGAAACTCAAGCAAGCTAAACTGCAAGCCTAACGCGGCAAAATTGGGGGCGTATTTATCGAGGGGATGGGTCGCATTTTTGCGGCGCACGAACTTCAGATTGGCGCTGTCGAACGAATACAGATCGACGCGCCATTTATTTTGCACCCGTTCTAGTTCGGCCTCCGTAGGATACTGGGCGATCGCGACGGTAAGGACGCCCTCGCGATCGGTATAGAGCGTTTCGTTATTGCGCTCGTCATAGTGGGAGGAATCAGAATCGCTCCACGAACGCTCGCGATCTAGGTAATCGAGCAGCAGGGCAGTAAAGTCACCTGCGGGCGCGACGACAATGCTGCGCGTCAGGCTGCGAGAATCGTTGCCGCAACAGAGGAAAGTCTTTCCGCCGCCGCCCGTAATTTGCACTCCTATCGAAACGGGACGAACGACCGTATTGTACGCATTTGCATCCCGCAAGCGCCAAGTATCGTAGGCGTAGCTGATGCTCTCGATCGAACCCTCGTATTCGGCAAACAGGGGGCCGCTTGCGTCCTGCACGAACAAGGCAACCTGAGTTCCCACCAATTGCGGCTCTCGACCTTCCCACGCATAGACAATCGACTCGGACTGGCTTCCGGTATAGGTATTGTAAGTAGAAGTATAGCTGCCCGAGCGAGTCACTTCGGCGACGGCGGTAGAGGTGATGCCGACCATCTCGGAAATGCCGACCCTAAAATGAACGCCATCGTCCGGCTCAAAGGTGACGGTTTGCGGAAAGCCAGCCGCCGCATCGATCGCGGGCTGCCCCGCCGCCGAAAAACGGACGTGAAAGCGGCTGCCGTCCGATCCGCCTTCCCCGTCAGCGAGGATGTAGTTTGCGCCCGCTTGCGAGACGACAAAACTCTCCGTCCTGTCCTTGAGGCTGCCGTAACCCCTGCCCTGGCCGCGATCGCCGACGCCAAATTCATACCCGCCCGTACAGGGCAAGACGGTCAACTTTTTTAGAAAGCTGTGAGGATTGAACGGTCGATTCCAACGCAAGTCGCTAATGGGTTGCAGCTCAATACCGTGTAGGTTCTGTTCGACAAAATCGCGAAAGGGAGCTATCGGCGTCGGCGAGGTGGCAACGTCGGCAAGAACCGTTTGGTCGCGGCTAAAATCATAGCTAAATTCGCGCTGCATCGCCGTTTCAGATACCGATACCGCCCACAGTAACGACTGGGGTACTCCGCCGTCGCCAATGTCGCCGCACAGCAGGTAACGCGGCTTTTGCGTGCGATTCGAGCAGGCGATCGCGTCACTGAAGCGGTCTTGGAGAAAATAATAGCTCCGATCTGCCCCTGCTAGGACTTCATAGGTGAAGTAGGACTGGTGATAGGCGTCAAAAACGCGGGTAAAAGCGTGCGCTTCCTGGTAGTTCGAGATCGCATCGCTGCCCGACAAAAAAGGCATCGCCACATCGACGGCATTGCTGCGTTCGATATTGCCCGACCGACTTTCTTCGAGGTATCGGCGCTCGATATTTGCCGGATAAGCGAACCCAGTCGGAAGCCCTCGCACCTCGTAACTGTAGGAAATCGTGCCGGAAGCCGACAGCCCGCGACTGCCCAGGTCGAGGGTATCGGCGACCACTTGCTCCGCGTTTGACGGATTGGAAACTAAAGGCGTTACGACAATCGCCCGCAGCGGAATCGAATGATTGGCGGCGATCGTTTCCGATGTATTGACGGTAGTGCTGTAATTATCGCTATCCACTGTCGATTCGACGATCGTTCCCGACAGCGAAGAGAGAGTGCCGTACTCGACAGTATCGTAAGTCAGATTCAGGGAAGTCTGATTATTATTGCCTCCAAACTGCTGGCGGGCGATACGCTGCGCGACTGCCGTAAGGTCGGACATATCGTAATATTCAGAGCCAAAGAAATTCAGTGCGGTCGGCCTCGGATATACCGTGTAATAGACGCCGCTGAAGAGATTGCTGTTGACGGGCGAATTGGCAGCGGAAGAAAATTGCAAGTAGGGAGCGCTGGCAAAGAGGTCGATAACTTCTTCGTAGCGCGAAAATAAAAACTGTCGGCCATAGCGCGTATCGCCGAGCGGCATTGCGCCAGAAACGGCAATCCTGCGAAGTCCCGGAAATTCGCCGCCCTCGAAGGGGGCGATCGCATCGACGGGGGCGATAAAATCGCCGCTTTCTTCATGCGAATGAAGGAGGCCGATACCGCCGCCGAGATGTCGGAAATGGGGATTGACGTTAAAAAAAACGGAGTCGGGGATATCCAAAGAAAAATTATTGACGTAGAGGCGGAATTCGCCCTCGTAGAAAGGAAGGTCGAGATAGTATTGGGCATCGAAGCGGCGCTGAATGCGAGCGACCCCGTAAAAAGAGACGAAATCGCTGCGAGACGTACCCGTATTGGCAAAGCCGATAAACAGGCAACTGTAATTATCGTTCTCTGCAAGGGTGGCCGCCGCCAGCAGGGTAGGAGATGGCCTGCGATCGCCGAATACGACTGCGCCAATCGAGCCGTCCATCAGCCGATAATCCCAGCCCCCCTTAAACAGATAGCGCTTCTTAATGCGATTGGGCGACGACCCGCGCCGATAGCGAAAGGCGACCGAACGGCGTACCGACGGGCTGAGCGGCTCGGAAGGCGGCAATCTCTGTTGCTGCAATCGAATGATTTCGAGTAACTTGCGCTCGCGATCGCCCATAAGTTAAGTAAGGTCGGTTCAAAGAGAAAGGGCAGACCGCGCCCGATTCCAGTAGGCTAAGCGATCGTTTAATCCGTTGAGGCCGCCGTTAATCCTGCGCGTAACCTGCTTGAAAGCGTTCAAGTTATTCGCTTTGGCAATCCTATTGAGCTGCCTCGTGTGCCAGAACCAGCCCGCCACCCCCGCACTGAGGTAGGGATCGTCGGCAACGCGCTCCGGTTCGCCCATCAAGTCCATATTAAAAAACTCCCCCGCCTGCTTGTAGTTTGTCGCGCCCGTCAGTTGGATCAGGCCGCGCCCCTTATAGCGGACGCCCCATCCCGGCCTGATATTGCCCAAATCCGCCCTGCCCTCGTAAGCGCTGCCGTCTGCAATCTCCTCCTTATAGCGGAGGGAACCGGACTCGTGAGCTAGTTGAGCGATAAACATCGCCACCTGAGACGGCGTTTCGATCGCGAAACGAGCCAGGGTAGCGTTAATCGGGTCGAGATAGGTATTGATATTCGCCCGACTCGCATTCGGCATGACGTAGCGATAGAACTCTTTATCCAACAACACGACTGGACTTTGCGGGCGTGCAGCGGGCGGCTCGATGACAGACCAATGATCGGCAAAAACATAGCGCTTGCCCGAACGGGCGGCGAGGGTGACGAGCCAGTGGCCGGAAGGGGCGTCTTCTATCGTCTCGACGCCGTATTCCCTGCCTGCCGGAACGAATTGCAGCGCATCGGGCGCGAGGTCTTGCGAGGGCATGGGAGCCGACTTCAACCAAGTAATGACTTTAGCTTTAATTTTTTTTTGCATCGAACTCTTTATCCAACAACACGACTGGACTTTGCGAGCGTGCAGCGGGCGGCTCGATGACAGACCAACGATCGGCAAAAACATAGCGCAACACGACTGGACTTTGCGGGCGTGCAGCGGGCGGCTCGATGACAGACCAACGATCGGCAAAAACATAGCGCAACACGACTGGACTTTGCGGGCGTGCAGCGGGCGGCTCGATGACAGACCAATGATCGGCAAAAACATAGCGCTTGCCCGAACGGGCGGCGAGGGTGACGAGCCAGTGGCCGGAAGGGGCGTCTTCTATCGTCTCGACGCCGTATTCCCTGCCTGCCGGAACGAATTGCAGCGCATCGGGCGCGAGGTCTTGCGAGGGCATGGGAGCCGACTTCAACCAAGTAATGACTTTAGCTTTAATTTTTTTTTGCATCGAACGCAGCCGCCAATTCTTTCAAAGTCGAATCAGTTGAGAGGTAAAAGCCCGCCGCATTGCGGTGGCCGCCGCCGCCAAAACGCAGGGCAATTTCGGAAACGTCCCAATTGCTGCCGTTTTTATCGGAGCGCAGCTCCCACTTGCCCTCCGCGTTGTAGCAGGCCACAAAAGGGGAGCCTGTATATTTTTTGTACAGCGCCCTGCAAATATCGGAAGCGAGATAATCGCGACCTTTCCCCGTCCTCACCGCAGGAATGGAAAAACGGTCAATTTTCACCCACTGCACCTCATTTTCGACATATTGGCGGACGATCCTTGCATTTTCTTCTACGGCGCGTTTGCCTACAGGCTGCAAAAACCAAAACAGCTCTTGCTCGGTCATTTCGGCAAGGCGATCGAGGAGCGCAAAATTGAGGCCGAGCGCCCGCAGCGCTTCGTGAATCCACTTCGTTTCGGGGTATTTGAACTCGAAGAGGTCGCGATCTTTGATGAATTTGAGGATGGGGGGCTTCTCTTGGCCCACAAAAAAATAATTCCAGCAGGCCGTAGCACCCGACTCTTCTAAATCGAAAAAACAATCAGCCCTGTCGCCAATTTCTTTGAAAGCGCTTTTGTGGTGGTCGATGACGAGAAGGACGTTTACTTTAGACGCCAACAGATCGAGCTGATCTGGAGTAAAACTAAAATCGACCGCGTACAGCTTGTCGATGTCGTCCGGCAAAGTGGCGCAAAAAGCTTGGCGGCGATCGTAGGTACAGGGTACGGCGATCGCGTCGGGATAGTATCGCCGGACGACCCAGGCAGAAGCTATGCCGTCGTGACAGGACGTATCCTCGCTAAGTTGATGGTAAACTGCCGCGATTTTTACCCTCGCCGAGGTCGCACCGCCGTCTTGGTGCGCGTTCCCTTGGCGAGGAAGCCTCGCCGGGGTCGCACCGCCGTCTTGGTGCGCGTTCCCTTGGCGAGGAAGCCTCGCCGGGGTCGCACCGCCGTCTTGGTGCGCGTTCCCTTGGCGAGGAAGCCTCGCCGGGGTCGCACCGCTACCTGTATCGCTTGCCATGTTTGTTTTTCAACGATTGCGAAGGGAAGAACGAGATCGCACGGTGCGGGTCAATTCCGTTTGGAGGGGATACTGTGCGACGACGCGCCCCCGCTCCCGAACGACCAAAAAGTTGCCTTCCTGTCTAATTGTACGGGAATTCAAGCGAATCAAGTCGATTAGTTTTTGCGCGTCACTGTTCGGGGGCGACATACTTGAACCTCCTCCTATTTTCTAAGCCAGAAACGGTGCTGCCCAACTGTCCCGCCGCTCCCGCCGCAAAATCGGAAGACAGATCTGGATCTTTGGGGTTGCTGTTATTGTTATTTTGCTTCGGTTCCTGGCGATGGGTCAGCCCCGCCTTAACCAAACGCCCAGTCGAAATTTGCGTGCCGCCGCCCGTCATGGCATAGCGGTAGCCGCGCCGCGCCGAGCTGTCATCGCTATCGATCTCCAGCGACACGCTCGCACTCAACACGATTTCGTTCCCCGCAACAGCTCCCGGCAGCGCGTTGGGATAGTACCAGGCGATCGTCTTCTGACTGGCATTAGTCGAAAGAGACTGCAACTGCATTTCTGTCTTGGCCGCGACCATCGCCTCGTGTAAATTCCCCGCATACTGAAAGGAAATTTGTTCGGGCGGGTTGACTAACTTCTTACTGTTGCTAGACGTTATGTAGTAATCGAATTCTTTCTCGCGGAGCGCGTTGGGGTCGGCTTCGGTCGGATTGCCGCCGTCTTCGCGATCCTCCCACCTCGCCTGCCTCGAATTGGGCGACGGCGGAGTGCCGCCAATCGTCTCCTGCTCTACCTCCTGCGCGAAATCCTCAAAACCGACATTCTGACCGCTGGCGGAGGTGCGCTCCTCGAAGTAGGAAGAGGCGTCGATCAAGTTGCGCTCGACTTCCTGATAGAGTTCTTCTCCCGTCACCAGCGGCGGCGCGATCGGGTCGTCCGCCTTCTCTGGATCGGGCATCCAGGCAAAAGCAATCTTTTCCTTTTTCGTGCGGGCGATATAGTATTGCTCGACGTAATTGGGATCGACGGTTACTACACCCACCCTTCCCTTCTTGTTGACGTACTTGCTATTCGTCACCAAACTTTTAATGCGCGGCGGCAGTTGACTATAATCCTGCCAGGAAACGGTGAACGGCGATTTCTGGCGCGTCTCCTTCTCTAATTTCGCCAGATCCTTGTCTGCTTGCAGGTTAGCAGTGGAAAGCGCCGCTAGGATGTCCTTCCGCAAGCTCTTGAGCAAGATAGTTTCTTCGCCGTAGGACTGCACCCAGCGAAAGCGATAGGCCGCCATGAGCCGATTAAATTCCGACTCAGAGATGCCGCCCGATTGCAAGTCGAGCAGGTAATTGGCCGCTTCGTTTTCCTCCGACTCGCCTTTTAGAGGAATCCACTTGCGCCCCCTGGTCTTAACCCGCACCAAAAATTCGACCGAGGGCTTGTAGCTGACAAAATTAGTAAAATCCGATTGCTGCTGGCCGACGAGGGGCAGGTAATCGGGGTCGATAATCAGCGGCGTCCCCCGCTCGAACTCGTTCGTCGGATCTTCGCGAGCTTCGAGGCGAAAGGCGATAGCGCTCAGCCCTTCGTAGATATACTCCTGCGCCTCTTCCTCGACTATCTTCCAGTGTTTTTTTGGCTCGTCCGTCCCGATCTCGTAGTCGCCTTCACTGCCCTGGAGGATATCGGCAGAAAGATAGGCAAATCCCTTTGTCTGTTGCACGGTCTTAAAAGGCTGTCCGTCGTGTAGCGTCGTCGTCACCTTTGTCTTGAGCGGCCCACTCTTATGAGCATTGCTGTCGAGGGTAAGGATTATCTCGCTGCCCTGCGGCGGGTCGTCGAAATCCTCAGTCTGCTTTACGAATTCTCTTATTTCCGGCTCTCGCTTGGTAAAGCGCGGCGGGCGATCGTCGTTATCCGGGTCTTCGTCCTCATCTTTATTTTTGGGGGCGACATTATCCCAGCTCAATAGCGTATCGCTATAGCCGTACTCGTCGGTCGTCAGTATTTTTTGTTCGGCAAACCAGCGATCTTCTGTCGGCAGCGCGACTGCCTTGCCCCTGCCCAAGATGGCAAAGGCAATGCCCTTTTTGCCGTATTCGAGATAGCCGCCGTGGATGCGAGCTATCTCGACGGCGAGCTGCACTGGGTCGAATACCGCCTGCGTTGCCTTGTCGTCTTGCAGCCAGAGCAAGTGATTTGGCATCTGGATCGGACACTTGCACCGATTAAATACCTGACTCGTACTGATGTACTTTGTGCCGCGCTGGATGGGAACCTTCAATCGAGAGCGCAGCTCCCGCGACCACTTCCACTCGCATTCGAGGCTGACATCGTAGGTTCGCAGATTGCCGTAGCGATGCACCGAGATCGCCTCGGCAAGGGTAGAAGAAACCGAGCGGACGACAAAGGGGAAGCCCTCAAAACTGACGCCCTGGCCGCCACTATTCTCTAGTTTCTTGCGAAAGGAACGAGTACAACCGCGATAGGAAATCGAGAGGGTAGGGGGCTGCTCGAACGAAGTCGAAAAACTGACCGAACCGTAAAACATATCCTGCGGCAGCTTCATATTGGGTCGCACGAGGTTGACGCTGGGACGGCTGACTCGATAACGCATGGCATCAATTCGCAGTAAGGCGCTGGTAGACGATCGCCAGCCCTGCCGCCCTCGGAATGGCTGCCGCCTCCAGCGAGCGGGAGTACAGTTTTTCACTCGCGGCAGCGGCGGGTCGCATCAATGGCAGGTAGAACAAGCCGACGTTGCGGTTGGCATTGGCCTCGTCGCCAATCGCGTCCGGCAGCCAGATAAAGCGACAGGGTGCTGGAAAATTTTGGCTCTCGTACCAGAGGGGGCGACCGTACATTTCGGCAAAGAGCGGCCTGTCCTCCAACTCCATCTCGATCGCAGTCAATGAAGGAGTCAGCGATACCTGCAAGTCGATGGCGATCGTCATTTCGTCTTCGGCGGCGATCGCGTACTGGGGAGGAGCCAAATGAAGCAATACCTCGCGACCGTCTTGCTCGAAACTTCCAGGCTGCGTTCCCGGCAAAAAACGACGCGCCCCGAGCGAGCGATCGCCGATGTCGATATAAGCCACCGATGCGCCGTCAAAGCGCTCGTCCAGGCGGTACTCGTAGCCAGTGCCGATAGAGACGCCCGAAACGACGGCAAAAAGCAGGCGCAGCGAGACTGCCTGCGACTGCCTCAGCGGGGAGAGAAAGTGAACGCAATTGCCCTCGACCCAACAAAAAATATCCTCCACCGCCATCGCGCCGAGCAACTCGACGGCATCGGGAAGGTCGTAGCGAGAGTAATAATAATTGGCTGCGCCCACGGCAAAGCTGTCCGCAGGCGATACCCCGACAGGCAAGCCGCCAGCGTAATCGAAGGCAAAAGCAGCAGCGCCCTGCGGGGAAGGAGGCGCAAGGCGAAAAGCACCCGACCGCCCGCGCAATACCGCCTCGCCGTCCGCGATCGCTTCGGGCAAAAAAGCATCGCCTTCTGGGGATCTGCCGAGACGAAACATCGGACTTTAGGTGTAAGCGCCCGAGCTGTATTCGAGAGAAACCTGCTGGTCGTAAACGGCAATGCCGTTGACCAAAGTAGGCACGGAAGGAGTAAACCTCGTCGGCTTCATCTCAAATAATTGAATAGCGCCCAAGACGATATCGAACGCGACGTAAGACTGCTGGATGAGCTGCACCTTACTGGTATCGAATCGATTTTGAATGGTCGCCATGATCGCATCGTTAAGGCCGACCGCATTTAGGGTAAGCGTCCGCCGCACGAGCTGGACGACCGTTCCGACCGAATCCTGAATCGGAATGTCCTTCGTCTCGCCATCTCCGATCTGCGCCTGGTCGGTAGGGACGTAAAAACTAATCCCCCCCGGCGTATCGTTAAATAAGAAATTTGTAGCTTGAATTGTCATGAGTGGAACCAAGCCGCCGTATTGTTACCAACCATAGTAGCGCGATCGGAGGCGATCGCAATGCCCCTGACAACGCAATGCACCTGACCGAAAAAAACGATCGCGAGGGATATAACGACCATGCGGGACTTGAGCCAATTTTTGCGGGAGGACTGTTCCGATCGCTTTTCCATGACTCGGCTGATCTGCTTCTTTTTCGCCCTAAATGCGATCTACCTGAGCTGGACTCTGACGGGCAACGAACGACTCGCCGCGATCGGCGCGTTCATCGGCGGAGCGGCCTACACCAAAATCGCCCAGAAAAAAATCGAACGCAACATCTTGAAAGATCACAACTTGCAATACCCCGAAAACCCCCAAGACCCCCAAGACCCCCAAGACCCCCAAGAAAACGAAGCCGAACGCCCGACCCCCGACCAGTCCGAATTGAATTAGCCAAAAAAGACGCGATCGCAGACTAATTTAACAATTTTTAGCGAAAAAGACTTGTTCTTACCGCCTTTTTGAGCTATACTTTCATCAATACCGTTTTTTCGCCGCTATTATCATGCCTACTGCTGCCAAGACAGCAGCGCGATCCCGCATGGCCGCACGACCTGACAGCAGTGCGACCCAAGGAAACGCGCATCAAAAGACTTTGCGCCATCGGTTCTACCGCGACGACCTGCTCTACCGCGCCGACGTAAAGAAGAAAGAGACAGTCCCCACCCTCGTCCTGTTTGCAGGGGGCGGGCTGGCCGATATCGGCTTACAGGCAGCGGGATTCGAGCCGATCGCCGCCGTCGAGAAAGACCCCGCGATCGCCGCTTGCTATCGCCTCAACCACGGCGAACGGGTAATCGAAGCAGACTGCAATGCAATCGACTACAAGCAATTCGGCAGGGGTTGGGCGAAAGCGATTTGGTGCAGTCCGCCCTGTCAGCAGTGGTCGCAAGCTCGCGATAAGGCGCTGCCCTGCCGCGAGGATGGCGACGTCAGCGATGCCATAATCCGCGCAATCGCCGAGATCGAGCCGCAGTATTTCTTTTTGGAAAACGTGCGGGGATACCTCAAGTCTCCGGCCTACGCCGCAATAATAAGCTGGCTGTTTGCCTCCGGCTATGGCGTCGATGCCCGCGTCTACAACGCCGCCAACTACGGCGTACCGCAAAACCGACTGCGCCTGGTCGTGCGAGCCGTTCGCGATCGGGTCGTCCTTCCCTACCCCCCTACTCGCAACCCGCAGAAGGTCGGCTGGTTTGAGGCGATCGCCCCTCAATTGAGTGAATGCCCGCAAGTCGAACTCGCCAACTGGCAGAAGCACAAGTTATTCCAGCAGTACCCCGCCTTTTTCCTTTCCGAAAAGACGGAGAAGGGGCGTGCGCTCGTCCCCCGCGTCGGCTTTCGAGGAGATAAGCTGCCCCTATACACCGAACAAAAGACCGCTCCCACCCTGCGAGCGCTGGGTCACGACCGACATTGGCGGCAACTCGACGCGATTGCCTGGGACGAACACCACCGCCTGTCCTCGGTACAAGCCGTCTCGCCTCGCTGTTTTGCAATCCTGCAATCCGTCCCCAAATGGTACGCCCTGCCGGAAGACAACTGCGACGCCACCCGCATTATCGGCAACGGCGTACCTCCCCTCCTCGCCTACGCGATCGCCACCTCCTTATTGTGAGGTATTATTTTTTGCAAAGCCCGTCCTAATATTTACAACAAGCAGGAAAAGATGAAAGAGAAAACGATGCCCGCACCCATAGAGGAGATTGCCGTCGAAAAAGAGCTATCCTCTGCGATGGGCAATTTGACGGCAGCGGATGGCGTCAAAGCGCCCGTACCCGCTGCCAATACCCTTCGCCTACGGGAATGGCTTACTAGAGACGATCGCTCCTCGCGGCGAGAGAATAGGCCGACCTTTGCCGACTGCTTCAGCAAGCCGTACTTCGCCCAATGGCAGACTAAGCGCGAAAAGTTCGGACTGACCTTTTACGAAGCGCTTTTATTTTTCGGTTGGGCTTGCGACAAGCTCGACCTACTGGCACTGGCGGAATTGATCGAACTAAACATTCGCATTTCTACCGCCGCACAATACGACAAATTCTTAGAAGCCCGCCACGAAAGTCGGCTTCCCCGCGATGGATTCGGCATCGACGAATTCGGCATCGATATCCTTGCGGACTACGAACAATCCCCCACTTGTAAAGTTTTATGAGCGCAGTAGTCTATCGCATTCAAATCCCGAAGCCCGATCCCCTCTTCCCCAAGCCGTTTAACTACTATGTCGTCAATATCGACGAAGTAAGTCGGCTGATGTCGGGCGTGCGCGGCGCTTCCTCGCTCCATACCGCCCTCGAATATCTCAAGCCCGGACAGGGCATCGTCGAAAGGCGCGGCAACCAATGGCATTTCGTCCGGCAGTATATGTCTAACTACCCGACAGCCTGCTATCGCGCCTGACCGAATTAATATGAACGCGACCCCCAATCCCAACCTCAATAACCTTCTCGGAGAAAACGCCGAGCGCGTAATAGGCCGCGACTGGCTCGTCGTCGATGCGTCCGGCAGGGCTTACGTCGGCACTGCGATCGCCGCCGCCGCCGATCCGCCGCGCATTACCCTTCAAAATTCTCTAGAAGTCATACAGCCCGCCGACCGCGTATTCGCCTGGATGCGCGTTGCCCGCCACGGATTTCCCGTCGATGGCAATTCCAGCGTTGCTACGATAGTCGGGCGAGGCAATATCGAGATCGCCAATCCGACCGATATGATGGAAGCCTCCGAACGCGCCATGCAGCACTTTCAAGAATTTGCCTGATCTCTTGGTGCGCTTTCCCCTGGCGAGGACGCCTCGCCGGGTTCGCACCGCTCTCTTGGTGCGCTTTCCCCTGGCGAGGACGCCTCGCCGGGTTCGCACCGCTCTCTTGGTGCGCTTTCCCTTGGCACGATACCTTGCTCCTGCAAGAAAGCAGCAATTTTAGCGGAAGCATCCGCGTGGCCGCAGGCAACCAGGCAGATATAGCCGCTTTGTTCGAGCAGCCGGATAAATTGCTGCTCTTGCGTCGAAAGTTCGCTCTTGCGGTAGCGCGACTGGACGGTAAGGAACAGCCGCCACTCGGGAACGAACAGGTCGGGCAGGGAAGAGAGCGAACCGAGCGCCTTGAGCCGCCTTATACTCTCGCCGCTAAAGGCGTGCGGTCGAGGCAGGGCGCAGATCAGCTCCGCAAAATTTTGGCGGAACCACTCGACCGTCAATTTCTGCTCGTGATACCTGCTCAATCCGCTGATAGTGACAGACTCCCCTAATAATTCCAGCGAATGCGTCCCTTTCGCCTATCTAGGTGTACGAATCCCTTGACCGCGCCGTAACCGAGGGCTTTATCGTTCCAGGCATAGAGGTCGAGCCAGCGCTGAAAGTTGAAAAGATCGTTTATATCGGCAGGGTAGACGTCTACTGCATTGCCCGTCAAGTGCTGGCTATCGCCAACACCGCCCACCTCCCGATTGATTTCGGTAGGCCGATACCAGGAACTCGTCAGGATGGGCAGTCCCCGCAGCTCGCGCACCCGATCGAGTGCTTTCGCCGTCTCAATGATATTGACTTCATGATTGGGATTTTTGGGAATGCGCCGCTTGTCCCCTAGCGTCACCTCTCGGACGGTAAAGAACTTGGAGATCTTGACAAAATTATTGCCCCAATCGATCTTGCCCGCGACGGCTTCGACAAAAGCCTCCTCTACGCCAAAGGCTTTCCTTGCCCGCTTCCAGTATTCAAAGCGAACGGAACTGCGGCTGAGCTGGGGACTGAGGGCGGCGACGATCGCCGCAAAATTATCCGTATCGCTATGGCGGTTCAGGTTGCGCGTCGTCCACAGCCAGCCCGCCGCGCCCAGCCCGATATCGATGCGCTCGGCGACCCAATCGGGATTTTTTTCGAGGTCATAGCCCAGGTCGAGGCCGCACTGTCGGTAATTGGCGCGTCCGACGAGGGGCAAAAACCCCCTCGGTCGATAGCGCTGAGCATCGCTTTCGTAATAATTGCCCAGGTAAATGTCCTGTTCGCCCGTGCTGCCTTTTTCCTCAAAAGGATGAGTGCGCCGCGAAAAATCGCTCGTCTCACAGGCGACCATCGCGAGAAAGGCGGCTGCCCGCTTGCCCGTCAGCAGGTTAAAGCGATTCAGGCATTTATTGAGCGGATCGATGAGGTTGACAATATCGGAGAGGGCGGCATCCGGCGCGATCGCCTTCAGCGAGACGGTAGAGAGAAAGGTCTGTTCCTCCTTATTCTCTGCTATGTCCTCCCAAGGAAATTGCCAATGTCCGCCCCAGGCATACCACAAGCCCGCCCCACCAGCTAGCTCTACCTGGACGTGGTTGCTGCGCGTCGTGACGTGGGAAGTGACGCCGTAGGACTGTCCTTTTTTGACGGCTACCTTTTCGTTTTCGGCCAGCTCGACTGATTGGACGACCTTCTTTTTGAGAAAGGTATCGGCGGTCGCGATTATTTTTTGCACAATTTTTGCTCCTACAGGATATTCAGTAATTGATCCAAGGCGGTTTGGCTCACATTTGTTTTCTTCCAGGCAGAAGAACTGGGGTTGACCGCAAAATTCATGATCACCGTATCGGACTTGTCCGGCGATCGCCCGATAATGCGCTTCACTTCATCTTTCTCGTTAGCCTTAATCTCGATCTGCATCCCTATTTTTTGCGTGACGTGCCAGCGATGGGCGCACAACTCTTCGTGCAATTCGCGATCGGGCGGCAGCGAGATGGCAAAATCGTTGGTCGGGTCGAGCAATTCGCGCATATTCCAGAGCATCTCGGTACGCTTGTCCTTAAAGACAATATTACCCGTGCGGTCGGTACAGGGGACGACTTTACCGGCTTCGTCTAATTTATAGGAAGATCCGCCGAACACGATGCAGACAGGCTTCATCTTGTAGCGCTTGCAGGAATCGAAGGCCGTCGTGCCGACGCCCATCCCGTCGATCCGTACCTCGACTTGTTTGGACTCCCGCATCCGCATAATCTCGCGGGCAATCCGATCGCCCTCAATTTGCGAGTCGTCCTCGCGGTGCGTCTCGCTCTTGGGCAATACCTTGAGGCGCGAATGCCAGATATCATGGCGGGAACCGAGAACGGTACGGTCGCGACCGCCCCAGGAAATATCGGCGGCAATGTGCGTTTGAGCGGTAGGCGGTTCCGGCGTCCAGCGGCGCATCGCCGCCTTGACCCAGGCAGAAGGAATAATCTGAAAGCGGTCGTCCCTCTCGATATCGATGTCGAAACGCCCTTCCAATAACTGCGATCGCAGGGGTTCGGGAAAGGACATCAAGACAGAGCGATAATTGCTGTCGCGCAAATATTTATTGTCGCTGAGGCGACCGGGAATGAAAGTCCGGCTCGACGGCTGTAGCGAGATGACTTGCTTGCCCGACTCTATCTCGACGTCCTCCGCCTGGGGATAGTAAATCTTGCCCCTATAGCCAATCGGAGCGTACTCCCTAACCGGAATGCGCCTGCCCCCTTCGAGAATAATGAATAGCTTGACCTGTTCCGGCTCCAGCTCGACATCGACCGGATTGCCATACTCGTCTGTATTGACCACAAACCACCGCACCTCCCCCGGCAGCGCTGCCTTGCGCCCCGTCCGTTCTTCATAGCGCGGGTCGATCCAGGGCGCGAAGTAATCGACGACCCATCGGCCTTCCAGCGTACTCGGCGGATTGAACGTCGCTACGGTACGGCAGAGCTGGTGGATGTCCGACGAGCGGTTCCAACCTCGAATGAACTCGAACTGCGATCGCGAAAATTCGGTCAGCTCGTCGAACGCCTTCAAGTCGTGGTCGTGGCCGCGATAGCTCTCTTTGTCCTTCTCGTGTTCGCAGTGTCCGAACTGAATCGTCCGATCGCCGGGGATGTGATGGTAAACCTTGTCGTTGGAATTGTAAGACGCGCCCGGAGCCATTCGGTATTGGGCGATCGCGTTTTTAATAATCGCATTCAAGCGCTTAAAAGTACGCCTTAAAATTAAAGTCTGCCTGTGTTGGTTTGCCAGTACCAGAATGGCCGCCGACTTGCCCGCACCGCCCGCACCGCCCAACCCAATCGTATTGGCGATCGACCGGACTGCCGCCTGCTGCATGGGATTGTTCGCATCCGCCCGCCACGGCTGCCAGTTATTCTCCGCTTCGAGACGCGCAATCTCCGATTGCTCGTGGGAATGCAGGTAAGCCTCGACTTGGGGAGATTGCGACATCGCCACCTCGTATCCCAAATCCTCGACAAAACGATTGGCGCGTAATTTAACCTTTTTCGCGCTTTCCGCCGCCGTCAAATTTTTTGCCACCGCCCCCTTCTACTATCCCGGCAGTCGATCCGTCCGTGCCATTTTCCGATATTCTACCGCGAGGTCGTCTTGCTGCGCGTTCCCTTGGCGATCGTCTCGCAAAATTATAAAATGGCAAAATGCCAACCAGCAAGACAAGCATCGAGATGAACGGCGAATCAGTAGCAACCAATTGTTCTCTGGTCTTCAACTACGGGGGCGGTCGGCAAACCGTGGCAATGTGCATCATGATAGCGAAGGGTGTCTTGCCAAAACCCAATGTTGTCGTAATGGCTGACACTAGCAGAGAAAACCCGATGACATGGGATTACCTTGAAAAGTACACGCAGCCGATGATGACTGAGCTTGGTTGTCCAGTGGAAATTGCTAGGCATGAGCTTGCAAAAGTGGATCTTTATGCGAACAACGGCAACTTGTTGCTCCCAGTCTATACAAAGGATGGCAAGCTTCCGACGTTTTGCTCCACTGAGTGGAAGAAGCGTGTTGTGCGAAGGCATCTGCGTGCAAGCGGACACAGTGGCGGAACGCAATGGTTGGGACTGGCGATGGATGAAAAGCGAAGATGGAAGAAACACCACGGGAAAGTTGAAGGCAAGTGGCTTACCGTTTGTCCGCTTGTTGATTTAATGATTAACACAGATGCCTGCCTGAGCGTCATTAAGTCGTTCGGTTGGCCGGAACCGCACCAGTCAGCTTGTTGGATGTGCCCCCATAAGAAGAATGCAGAGTGGCGTGAAATCAGAGACAACCATCCTGCTGAGTGGAAGCGGGCTGTGGAGCTTGATAAAAAGATTCGAGCTTCCGATGACCACGGCGGCGTGTTTTTGCATCGCGATCGTGTGCCACTGGATCAAGCCAACTTGGACGCGGAAGAGACTCCCGAGCTAGTGCGGCAGTGCAGTCTCGGTATGTGTTTCGTGTGACCTAACCTAGATTCAAAGAACCAGTCATTGGAAAACTGCTAATAGCGAAATGCCGACCAGCAAGACAAGCATCGAGTGGACAGACAAGACTTGGAATCCGACGACGGGCTGCAACAAAGTTAGTCCGGGCTGCCAGTATTGCTACGCCGAAGCACTGGCCGAAAGATTTCCCAAAAGTTTCACGCAGGGGTTCAAGTTGACCCTGCACCCCGAGCGGATAGAGCAGCCAAAAAAATGGCGCAAACCCAGCCGCATTTTCGTGAATTCTATGAGCGATTTGTTTCACGAAGATCTGCCTTTTTCCTACTTGCAGGAGATTTTCGCGGTAATGCAAGATACGCCGCAGCATACCTATCAAATCCTGACCAAGCGCGATCGGAACTTGGCAAAATTAGCGCCCCTGCTTGAATGGCCTGAAAATATTTGGGCGGGCGTATCGGTAGAAAGCCAGTCTTATGTCTACCGGATCGATGCCTTGAGAGAAGTTCCCGCAAGAGTACGATTCCTTTCCTGCGAGCCTTTGTTGAGTCCGCTCGCCCTAAATTTGAAAAAAATTGACTGGGTGATCGTTGGCGGCGAATCTGGATACCGACATCGCCCCATAGAGCCGGAATGGGTGAGGGACATCTTGCGCCAAACGAGAGAAGCAAAGGCGGCCTTCTTTTTCAAACAGTGGGGCGGACGCCACTCGAAGGCGGGAGGCCGGACATTGGACGATCGCGTGTGGGACGAGATGCCATCAGTGTAATGAGCGGGGCTGAAAGGGCTAAGCGATGCCGGGGAAAAAACGGAATGCAAAGAATTAAGCCGTTATTCAGCTATTATGGGGGCAAGCGGCGTCTAGCAACGCGCATTGCAGCGGAATGCTGGAAAATCCCCCATTCAGTCTACACGGAGCCATTCGCGGGCGGTTGTGCCGTGTTGTTTGCCAAGGGATTGCCTGCCATCTCTAACAGCGATCATTACCGAGAAGCAATCAACGATCGCGACAGTCGGATCGCTAACATTTACTGGGTTGCGAGACATCACCCAGACGAACTAGAAAGGCGATTGCAACTGACGCCTTACAGTCAGGAATGCTATCGGGAGGCAGTGCAACTATGCAAAGAAGGCAGCGACGACCGCATTGAGATGGCATGGGCTGCGATCGTCAATTTAGAGATGTCGTTTGCAAACAAGATGAATGGAGGATGGGGAACCAATGTTTGTAGCGAGAATCGTGCTGCAACATGGGCAGCAAAGCGAACAAGCCTGACATTTGCTATGAAAAGGCTTGATCGAGTCTATCTTGGCAATGAAGACGCACTGCGTTTTATTGAGAGATGGGATTCGCCCCAAAGCTTGCACTATACAGATCCTCCATACCCTAACACCGAACAAGGACATTACAGTGGCTATACTCTGGACGACTGGCAAGCCTTGTGCAACTTGCTAGACGACATTAATGGCAGCTACATTCTTAGTAACTATTTCCAACCTATTGAGCCAAAATCGGCACAGCAACGGATTGAGATTAGCGTAAATTGTTCTAGCAGCGGAGCTGGCATGGTTGGCAAGAACAGGGACAAATCGCGAGCTGCCACTGCTGAGGAATTAGGCGATCGCTCTCGGACTGAGGTTTTGTGGATTTGCGATCGCTCCCACAAAATCAGGAAAGAACTTTACGCCGTCACTCAGAACAAGCACAAGCAACTCAAATTGCTTTAGCGCCATCGGTGCAGTAATGCCGCAACATCAAACCGCAAAACCGTTTAACCCTTAATACCTTTGCCAGAAAAACCATAACTTTGCCAGAGGAAGCATAACTTTGCCAAAGGAACCATAAAACTTCCAAAACGGCAAAATTATGGTTCCTTTGGCTGTCCCCGCACCCCGCAAAAAAAACCGATCGAATCTCGGCGACGATCGGCATACTCTCAAACGATTTAATTTCTACATTTTAAACTTCTAGCGCAAGCATTTTTCTCAGCCCTTTCTTTTCAGCCACAAGCGAGTCAAATTCCAAGTCTGCAAACCCTTCGTACCACTCCGACCCCTTTGCCAGGTTTGCGACGATCGCGCCTCGGAGGGGGTTTGCCGAAACAAAACGCCTGCCTTCACTGTCGCTACCGCCCTTGTTTGGAAACATTTCCCGAATCCGTTCATAATCGGCAATATAGTCTTCCGTTGGGTGGGCTGTCTTCGCATCGACGATCGACGCAACGCGGTTGCTCGACCTCGAATAGAACTGATAGCCGTGGACGTACTGCTTATTGCGATCGCAGTAATCCGCACAGGCATCAATCAGGTTTGCCGCGACAAATCGATCGGCATCACAAGGCTTATTGAATTTGATCGTCTCCAGGCTGACTATATCTGGACAAATCAGGCCGTAGCTGTATCTTCGCTTGTGTCCGAACTTTTCCTGAATTTGATAGAAACCCCAGGTTAGAGGAGAAAACAAGCTAGCGATCGCATTTTCAAACGACAACCGAATTCCGCTACTGGAATTGGGAATCGCAGTAGACTTCAGCGTAACCCCCTTCGCTCTCGCTTGAAACTTCAACTTTTTAGCAAAACCTTGATGGACGAACGACTTCAAAAACAACGTATTGAAAGCGATTTCTCCAAAAGGGGATTCGAGGGCGATCGCTTCAGGGTACAGCATGGGACGCGAGGCGGGCGATTGCAGTAAAGTCTCCAGCATCCCGATATGCGTTGTCAAATTACAACCAGGCAAAGAGATGATCCCGCCAGAGAGCCGGAAAGTCTGTCGAAACAGAAAATCCCAGGCTTCCACAAAATCGCCATCCCAAGAAACCTCAATTTTGGTTCGGTCTTTCTGCCACTGAAAGACAGATTGCTCTTTAGGCAGAGATTCGAGGGCAAAGGCCAACCCCGCAATCCCGGCAGAAATATGACAGTCGCCAATAGAATGCGACAAAACATCAAAAGTCAATGAATTCATGCTGCTACCGCCTCCACTTCCCGACTCTCCCGCAAAAGCTCGGAAAAATCCGGCATATTCGACAGCCCGCTTTTTTTCCAGGCAAACTGCCGGTTGTTTCCCATCACCCAATAGAGGCCATTCGTCAAAAAAACGGCGGCATAGGGATAGCCATCGTCTTCCGGGCATCCAGCCGCCGCCCGTAATTCCTTGCCAAAATCGTAGGGCGATTCAAATTCTGTACTGACCACCTCCTCGAAAATGAATTTGTCGAGCTGCGCCGGAAAGTGCGCGTTAATCCACCGATTGTCGGCGATCGCAATCCCCAACTTTTGCACGAAATCCAAATAAGCCGTGGCGTTTGCCTTAGCATCAGACTTATAAACGTAAACGGTCATTGCCTTACTCCTTTTTTTTCGTTTTTGCCGACAGGTCGAGATGGCTCCTAAATTTGCGCTGCGATGTTCCGTACTTCTGACGGCTTGGTGAGACTTTCTGGAACTTCCAGACTGGAGGAACTATCCCCCAGCTTGAAAACCCGCTCGACTTCCCTCAGCGTCTCTTCGCCACAAGTGGGACGCTTCCAAAACCGCTCAGTAGCATCGATCGCAGCCATCGCCTCCAAAGAATTGAAGTTTGCAAGCTTTTCCAGCAGCTCGTGACGATCTGCACCCCACTTCGCATCCAACCCGTTCTCCTCGATCGCCGATTCGACCGAAAGCAACAGCGCCGCATCTGGCGACAGACAGGGATCGAAAAATTCCCCATTGAGGGCATCGCAAAGCAGCAGGGCTTCATTGCGATTGAGCGACAATTTTTTAAGCGATCGATCGACCAAGGCATAATACCTCGCGAGATCTGACTGCGCCTGAACTCCCAAGGAAGCGCCCCACTTGACGCGATCGCTCAAGTTTTCTTGGAGCGCCTTGTTTAGACGGAAAGAGACACTGGGACTGGGCATTACGGACTCCTTTTCTTTTGCTCCACTGTATTCCAACTGCCCACAGTTGTCAACGCCTGCCTACAGCTATCTTTGTCCTGCTGATTTTGCAGCGCGATCGCCCCCGCTTCCGCCAGGGATTTATTGTCTACTTACCGACTTTATTATCTATTTACCGACTTTATTATCTATTTACCGACTTTATTATCTATTATTTGCCGAATTACCTACTTACCGACTTTATTATCTATTTACCGACTTTATTATCTATTTGCCGAAGTATTTATTTACTGACTTTATTACCTACTTGCCAACTTTATTATCTATTTACCGACTTTATTATCTTGCGTTTTTCAAAGAAAGCGCTAGTCGTTGAAAACTTCAGCAGGGTCGAGATATTCGAGTTCCGCCTGAATCTCCGAAATATCGCGTTCCTCGTGGGCGTGGGGGAATCCATTCTCGTCGAAACGATCGTCGCGTTCGGATTCGACGATCGAGGGCAGGATATCGTTAGGGAGAAAAGAAGCGCCCGCCCCAGCGCGAATGCAATCGCGATCGATCTGATCGATCATCAGCTCGAAGACCTTATTCAACCCGATCGCTTCGAGGAAATTGCGCTTGGCGACCTCATTAGAGTCGTTATTCTGCCGGATCGCGTAGGCCAATTTACTAAGATGTCCCATCATCGCCCCGGTCTTGCTGAGCGTTTCGTTAGAAATTTCACCCTGACTCAACTGCGTCATCCAGACAGGCTCGATCGTCTCGTCGTACTTAACCTGCGGCAACAGGGTAGACAGGATGCCCTGAAAGCTCTCGTTCATCTGGCGGAGCCGCTTCCACTGCTCGATAAAAGCCTCGTAGAACTCTTCCAATTCCCGAATATAGGAGCGCTGCCTGTAGATACTCTCCCAAATCGGAACGTGCGACTCCATCCACTGCTTGAAAAACCGACCTCGATAAGCCCAAAAATAATTTTCGTACCACCGCACCGTTGTCCTGAGATGGCTCTCGACCTTGGCAGAAATATCGACCTCCAAATCGCAATTATAAAAAGCAATGTCATTTTTTACCTGCTTCAAGAACTCGATCGCGACGTATTTATAGCGCGGCATATTTTCGGGCAGCCGCTTGTAAAAACTAAAACAGTAAATCTTAAACGCCCGATACGCCGCCGCCGATTCGGTCGGATAGGGCGGAATGGGGAACTCGGCAAAAACAATTGACTTGTAATCCGAACGTGCAACGGCACGGGCGAGATTCCGATCGCCTGCAATGAAGCGAAGGGGATGCTCCTCCGGCAGCCCGCCGCCTGCACTATCGAGGTCGCCCGTATCGAGGCGATCCAAGACGCCTTCGTGGTGAAAGCCCAAATCCTCCGGCGATATCTGTAGGATATCCCGCCGCCGCGCACTGCCCTTTACTGCCCGTTCGCCGCCCTTCGCCTTGCGCCCTGCCGACTTCTCTTGCGAAGCAGGCGCTCCCGACCCCTCGCCGTATTCTTGCCGCCTAGATCGAGGCATTTTGACGCACCGCCCTTTTAACCTCTTCTTCCGTAAGACAGCTCGCCTTCTCCCCTCGCCACCGAGAGCGATAAAGCCCGTCTAGCACCTCGCGGACGGTTTCAGCAACGGCATCCCCCTCCAACTCTCCAGGCGCGACCAGCCGATCCATCTCGGCGGGCGAGGCGATCGCGATGCGAACCGCGTACTTCGCGCCCTGCGGCATCGCGACCGCAAATTCATTGCGCCCCAAATCCTCGCTATCCAAATTTTCCAGCGCCTCTCCGATGGCCTGCCTCAATCGCAGCAAGCCGAGGCGATCGCCTACTATATACGCGCAAAACTCCTCGCCTTCCCCAAGGGGCGAGGCATAAACGTATAAAATATCGTCTCTCAATTTTTTGTATTTCACCGCTATTTCCCTGCCACTCGTTTCGGCAATTATAGCCTCAAAAAAAACCCCCTTGACGATTTGGAGCGATCGCCGTACTATCTTGATGTCGAAAGACCGCAAAAAAGAATACAAATACATACTATGACCGAGATTGTTGCATCGTCCCTGCCCGTTTCGTCCCCATCAACGCAAAAGCGCCCAACCGATAGGCAGTTGAGACGCTTTGCAGGAAAAACTCGCGAGAAACAAGTCGTTTCCATTCAATTGGTATCCCCCCGAAGGGGAATTTCAAAGTAGCCAACTATCAAGAGATCGACCGACGAAATCGAGGTATTTGGAGACTTTGACAACTTATGCAGCCCGTGTAGTAGCCGAATAAGCCGGAGCCGATAAGCTTTAGCCGAGGAGCTTCAGCAAATCTAAAAATGATAGTAGCCGATAAGTTTACACCCTGTCAAGACATTGCCCTGCCGACCGATCGGACAGTGCGACTGCACGGCGGCATCCTGGCAGCAGGCGGCCCATATCTAAAGCTGTGGTACGCCCTGCGCTGGCTCGACACCAAAGGCAGCGGACGCCTCACCCTCCCCGCCAAGGCGATCGCCGACCTCTGCGGGCTATCGACCAAGACGCTGTACCGCCACCTACGCGAAGGCCGCGCCGTAGGAGCATTCCTGCGCTATCGCCTCAAGAAAGGCGTCCTGACCGTAGAAATGGGCAGCAGGGCGCGGCTGACGGTTCACCTCGGCATCGAAGACTGGGGCAACACCGCCAGCTACCCCATCGACGAATTTTTAACAAATTTTTACACGATCGCGGCGACTCGCCTCACCGCCGCCGTCAAGCAAAAACAGGCTTACCATGCTGCCTGCCAGCAGCACGTTAAGGGAGTCGTGCCGCCAGAAAGCGCGATCGCGATGGCAAGAGAGCGGTGCGAACCCGGCGAGGTTTCCAAGTCCCCGACTGTCGAGGTTTCCTCGACAGCTCGTGCGGGACGCTCGCCAGGGGAAAGCGCACCAAGAGAAAGCCATGCGGAATCGGCGAAAACGGAAGACCTGCTCAGTACGAGCAAATCCCCCAGTAGCGAAGCAAACTCGCTTATAAAAATACGCTGTGAGAACGGGGATCAGCGGGTCGCGCACCATTTTCTCGACGTCCGCTTGCAAGAGTTCGATGGCGCTGAAGATATCTCAACGCATCGAGACGACAGATCACCTCTATACCCGCGAAAGATAATAACGCCAGAACTTGTCAGTTTTCCCGATTGCGCGGAAAATACGGTCGATGACAGGCTCTCATCCCAAGCGAATATCCCCCCTATCCATAGAGAGGAGTCTATGGAAAACGCCATTACCACGGCGTCAGTCTGGGGTTTTTTATTTGGAAAAAAGCGATTCTCAATAAGAGGAAAATCTTGTTTTTTTGCAAATGGAGCGGTACAAAGGCCGCCTGCAATTTTTTTCATTTCCAAAAAGAAAATCTTCGTTACGGGCAGTGCAAAGATCGCCGCTACTTCGCAAGAAAGTATCGCCGAGGCAATCGGGCGCTCAAAAAAAACGGTAAACAGGCACTTGAAGGCGGTTTTCAAGCGTCAGTATTGCCAATCAAACCCGAAAGTATTTTCACAAATTCAGCGCCAAACTCGCACCGGAGAAACCTTCTACGACCCGGAAATCCTGGCTGAAATGACCCCAAACGGCGAAAAAGTAGCGCACTTGCGCGAAAAGATAGTACGTCGGGCGAGGTTGGAGAAGGGGCGCTGTTTCCAGTTCGAGGGCGAATTGGGCAGGGTTTTGGGCGATCGCAATGCTTTTATCAATAGACAGAGCATTTACGACCTACCCTATATCGTCCACAGCACGAGGACGGCAAAGCGGTACTTCCGGCGGAAATTCAATGTTTCTGCCGTAGAAGGCTACAGTAACGACTTTAGGCTCAATCCCGAGCGCGATCGCCTCTGCCGCAGCAACCCCTTCCGAAGGGGTATCCCCTACCGGGGGATGTACGAGCATCACTTCGAGGCTTGCCAAACCCTTAAAGGAAGCGATGTTTCGGGAATTGCGACTGCCGAACTCGCTTCCGCCGAACTCGTTTCTGCCGCCCCGCCCGCAAAACCCGTCTCGCCTGCAAGAGGGGCAAAAGCCGCGATCGACACTCTCATCGCGGACACCGAGAGCGCCTTACAGGGGCTTCCTGATTCAAAAGGTACTAACGCCTTGGCCGCAGCGAGGGAGGCGGTAAGGGCGGCATTCTACCGCTCGCAGGATGGCGATCGCGATTCCTTTAAAGCCCTCATCGAAGGGCGAATCGCCCTGCACTATTTCGACCTGACCGAAGGCGATCGCCAGCCCTTAATCGAAGCCCTGCTCGAAATTATTGCCGATTTCACGGCGAGGACGGCGCTATTTCTCGCTCTAGCTCCCGAATGCTATGAACTATCGCCGAGCAGCGCGACCAATTTTGGACTGTGGGAAACTGAAGGTGTAGAGGGATGCGATCGCTTACTCAATTCAATCGATTTTATTAATTTTTTTGAATATTTAATTTCGATTGGATTTTGTTTTGGGAAAGAGCTTGAAGTGCTGGCTTCCGCCGCTTGGAACTGGGGGAGCCGCAGCCTATCGTAAAAGGAAGACATTTTTGAGAAAAAATCGGCCTTGCGCCCGCCGTGCTGCCACGCGGCAGCTTAGAGCGTCCGAACGCCGCTAGACGAGCAGGACGATCGTACAGCGGGGAGGCAGCTTGCGGTCGTAGCGAAGCCTGCCCCCCCACAAGGGGATGCAGTTGAGGTTGTCGTTGCGGAGGACGCCGCCCTGTACGAGGGCATCCCAAATGCCGCCCTCGACGTTATCGCCGTCCTGGGCGCGACTGCACTTGCCCGATAGCTCGATGAAAAGGCCGCTTGCCCTGGCGATGGGTTCGAGGCCGCCCTGTTCTCGGTATTGCACTCGCAGCTCCCAGGCGGCTTTTTCCTTCCACTGGCCGTACCCGCCCTGGTAGTAGGCGATCGAGCGACCGCCCGCCCTCGCAATTTGCGCCCGCTGTTTGGCGACTGGGTTTCCCTCCAGCTCGAAACGGTACGTCGCTGCCGGATTTCCTTCAGCGGCTAGCAGCGCCCGAAAAAAGGCGATCGTCCTGTCCGCCGTCCGGTCGAACGGCTTTCCTCCTGCCTTGCGCCTGCCGCCGCCCGTATATCTGGATCTATACATTCACCTGTCTGTGGCCTGCGCCCGTCCTACTTTTTTGGCGCAGTTCTTTTGTGGGAAGCTTGAGAGTTTCGAGCGCGTGCAAATAGGCTTGGTGAGCCTTATCGGGGGTAGGAAAACAGCCTAAATACAAGACCTTGCCATCGTGCCGGATCTGCGCCTTGAAGGGATTGAGTCGGCTGCGGTTCGGGCTGACTCCCTTGTATCCAGTCGAGTTATGGTGTTTTGCCTCTAACTCCAGCCGCGATATTTTTTGCGACATCGGGAGGAGGCGGAGGTTGTCGCGCTGGCAGTTTAGCTTATTGCCGTCGAGCCATTCGATACACTGAGTACGATCCCACAGCCGTTCCTCGCAGCCGAGGACTTCGGCGTACATCGGCAGGTTGCGAATCTTGCCGTCCTTTTTGGCTTGGCGAATTACGATTTCTAGGATGGTCGTCGTCCAAGTGTAGGCGTTCAATTTTTCGTAGAGGTCGTCGTCTACCAATACGGACGATCCGACGAGCCTTCCCTTTCTCAAGATGATTTCAGCCATTTTCCGGTCAATCAAATTTTTTTAGCTTAAAAATTCGGCGGCAGCAGGATTTTGGCAACTTCTTTTACCTGGCTGGCCGCCATCCAGACGATCGCGCTGCCGCAGGCGATGGGGAGCGCATTCTTGTTTTTCAGCTTTTGCGGTGCATTGTGGTAGCCGTCCCTTGCATTTACCTTGGCGACCGTACCGTACATTTTTTTGTCGGCCTGCTTCCAGCAGACTTCCGTTCCGACCGGGAGGGCGGTCGGATACAGGTCGCAAGCCCGCGACTGATAGCCCGTCGCAGTACAGCTCGGGTCGCAGCACTTGGCGGGCGTCCCCGGTATGGCTATCGGCTTGCCGCACGGACAGCGCCCAAACCGATAGCGGGCGATCGCATCCAATAGGGAAGGGGGGAATCCCTTCAGACTGGCATTCAGGTTGGCATTCAGGCAACGGTCGTCACCTCCGAGGGCGCTTGTCGTGTCTCGATTGGCAGGGGTCGGCATTCCTTGGCTGTCCGGGCGGCTTGGAGCGGACGCCGAATCCGCTCGACTTGTATTGCCTCTTGCAGGCGTTTTTCGTTCTTCTGGGCATTGGCGATCGCTTCGAGCTTTCCTTCGCTCGATTGTCCCCAATATCTCTTGTCGTCTTTCTTGGCTGAGTCCCTCGGGATGGCTATCCATATTTTCGCCCGCGTCGAACTGTCGCTATCTAGATATCTCTTTTCTAGGGTAAAGTGCCGCTGCGCCATAATGATCCGCACTTTTTCTACATCTGTCCAGCTATTTAAGTCCTGGCCGAGGTTGGCCTTCAGCATTTTGCTGTAAATCCATTTCTCGACCCGCTTTTCGAGTTGGATCAGGAAATACTTGTATATTTTGGATTTGCTGAGCGTACAGACGCCCTCTCGACTCATCGCAGCGATGGTGCGTATAAAATGGCCGTGTTCCTCCACGACCTTAATCATGTGCTTGCCCCGATGGTCGTCGGCATAGGCGTTGCACCCCTCTACTTTCGGATCGTACTCTTCGACGGTTTTGGCAATCTCGGAGATCAGCTCCAACGCCATCTTTTTCTGGGCGGGGGTCTGCTGCGATCGCCGGACGGCAAATACCTCAAAATCCGTCTCGAACCTGAATTCCTCTAGCAGGTTGAACAGCGCCTTCGTGAAGGTGACGTGCTGGATCTCAGACAGGGCTTGCAGGGCGTAGTACAGTCTGTGCGGCAGGGTGACGCACTCCTCTACGCGGTAAATGCTCCTCGACAGGGCAAATCTTGTCTTTTTCTTTCTTTTTACAGTCATATTCGCAGGTGGGCGATTACTATATACTTTTATATTGTATCACTCGCTTAATTTAGTGATAAGATATTTGCAAACTCTTTTATCGCCTACAGCAATTAAACCCGATGTCTCCCCGGACGATGATGGCGAAAACCGCCGCAAAAAACCAGAAGGCCGCCGCCGCCTATCAGCCACAGCCCATCGACTTGCTCGACATAAATGCCAGTCGGCGCTTTACGGCGGTCGTCCACTACAGCGACAGGATATCCAAGCTCGTCGAGTCGGGAACCAAACGAGCCGCGCTCTACCGCAGTCGGGTGACTCAATACATCATCGCCCTGCTGCTCGAACGCCGCCCTGCCGAAGAGGTCATCTGCCTCTGCGACTGTTTTATCGAAAGGCAGCGGCACGCGCTCAACCGCACGACGGCCTATGAGAATAACGAAGCCAATTATTCCGACACGATCAAGTACCTGTCGAAAATATTGGCGACGGAATTCGAGAGTCGGGTAATCGAGTTAAAGGTAGGAGAATTTTTAGATGCGCCAGCAGGAAAGAGGTCGGCGGCGGAAGCTAAAAAGCCCAAGAGAATGAAGTATTCGCGACAGCTCGCAATCGGCTACGAGCCGCCCCGCGAGGCATTGCGCCTCCCCGTGAGTCGCGGTCGCGAGGCGGGCGAGGAATACGATTGGCTGTGGGACGGCAAGGAACGCGGAGCTTGCGGTGCTAACGGACAGCTCCTCTTTTGATGTTTTGCCAGCAGCGCGAGTTCAGGAGCATTCTCATCCTCGACGTGCGGACGGACGAGACTCCCGACCCGAAGCCTATCGATGCCGCCGCCATCTCGTTCGACGTTCGATACCGTACAATTGTTTCCTGCTATTCGAGCGCGATTCGCAACGATCGCATTTTTGGGGCAACCAGCGCCAACCTGCCGAGCAGTTTGACCGATGCCTTCGCTCCCAACCTCGAAAGCTGGCTGCTGCGAAGTCTCGCCCTCAATATCGACATCGGATGCGCGGTCGCCCACGATGTTTCTTCCCTGGAGTCGTTTGTCGATCTTTCTCGCTTTGAGATTCCCCTGCTCTGTTCGATGCGCGATTTTAATTTGTTCGGCGATCGCTATAGGGGCGACCGCAATTTGCTGGAGTTGGCACTCGAACACGGCATCGGCATTTCCCTAGCGCATCGGGCGATCCATCGGGCGCTGTTGCTGTCAGAAGTGTTTGCCCGCCGCCCCAATTTGGCCGACGACTTGAAACTGGCTTTTTTGAAATACAACCAAACCACTCATGGCAACTGACGAAGCTGAAATCCTGAATTTAGAATCGCTCCGCGCACTTCGCCCCCTCCCGTCCGATCGCGCTGCCGAAGAGGTCGCCCTTTCTCAGTCGGCTCGATATTTGCGCGAGGAGGCGGACGTTCTCTGCGATGCGAAGGCGGAAGCTTTTATCCTCGCTGTCGGGATGACCCAAGGGAGCGACGAGTCCGCGATCGCCGTCCTGAATGCCCTACACATCGACGATTTCAGCCAAGCCGCCCATCGGATTATCTACTCCGCGATTGCGGCATCGATCGCGGCGGACGTCTCCCCGAGCTTGCAGTCGGTCGAGCTGTACCTGCGCTCCTCGAATCAGCTCGAAGCGGTCGGCGGCTACGAAGGACTGATCGCCTCGATCGCGACCGCCGCCGTCGCGTTTGAGAACTACAGCGACAGCCCGATGCAGTCGAGCATAGAGCGGACTGCCGCTCACCTCGCGGAATTGTCGGGCAAGCGCAAGCTGTTGGGCGTCCTCGAAACGAATCGCGTCGAACTGCTGCAATCGGTAGAGCGCGGCGTCAGCCTCAATCAGACGGTTCAAGACTTGGTAGAGAATTCCCTTGCCGTCCTCGGCTCCCGAGGGGGCGGCTCCGGGTCTATCTCCGACATCCATTTCGCCCAGCTCGATATTATCGAGCGAATACAGTCGGGAGAACTGCGCGAAACCTCGGTCGGGCTGACGGGATTGCCCGACTACAACGAGGCCACTTGTCTGACCTTCGGCGACATGGCCATCCTTAACGCCGAAGCGAAACAGGGAAAGACTTCCTGGCTCGTCTTCAACGCTTACAATTACGCAAGACAGGGCTACCCTACGATTATCTGGTCTGGCGAACAGCCTACCGCTCAGATCTGGTCGCGATTCCTCGCCTGCCATACGGGGATAAATCACCAAGTCCTGTCCCGCTCCAAACAATACCTCAACGAAAGCGACCTGATTAAGTTGGGCGAGTCGAGCGGCATTCTCTCGGAAATGCCCCTATTTATCGCTACTTCTACCAATGAAGCCGACTTTAATCGCGAATACGCCCAGGCGTGCAACTTCTTTGCTAGACTGGTGGATGCGGGCGCTCCGTCGAGTTGCAGCAGCGTACCGCAAATCTTGATCGTGGATTACTTGCAGCTTTTAGCTCGCAACGAATCCGCCGAGCTGGAGGAGTTCTGCAAGCGGCTTAAAAACGAGTACGCCAAGCGGCGCAACCTCCTGGTTCTCCTGCTCGCACAATCGCCCACCCTCGGCGATCGCAAGTGGCGGATGCCGGAAGCGGATGACATTTCGTACTGCAAGACGGCGAGGCAGCACGTCGATATGGTCATGGGACTCTACCGCCCGGATTACATTCCCATCGACAATCGCGGCGATCGCTATCAGAATACCGACTTGCGCGAATGTACGACGTTTATCAAGATTACCGCCGCCCGCCACGTCCCCTTTCCCGTCTTGCTCCAGTTTCAAACGGATCTGGCAACCTGCCGCTACGGGCATATCGAACAAGAACTCAAGGTCTATCCCTATGTGGGCGGCGATTGAAAATTTCTCTCAAACAACCCCAAATCAAACCCATGAACGAACCCGCACGCTCCCCCATCCCCGCTCAGTCGATCGCCAAGATCGCCGACTACCATCGCAACCTGCTCGCCCTGGCGAGGCAGTTGAGCGACCTCCTCTCTCCCGAAAGCACTTCCGAGCTGGCGGCTACCCTGCTCGAAGGCGTTGCTGCTGCCTTCGACCTACCCAGGAGTAACGGCGATCGCCCCTCCGCCGCCGAACCGATGGAAGCCGAAGACCTTCTCTCGGCGATCGTGGTCGCCCCTCCCGTTAAAAAACGGCTGTACTTCAACGTCGAAAACGACGGCAATTGCGTCCTGCACTACTACGAGAACGACAAGCGGCAGTATCCCAAGCACTATCCCTATAAAGATGCGAGCTGCTGCACCCTGCGCGGCAAGCTCGTTCAAATTTACGTCCGCAAAAACGTCTTCGATAAATACAACAAATCCGGCACGGGTACGAAAAACGACATTCACTTTATCTTCGAGTACCAAGGCAGCGAGTTTGCCCTATTCAGCACCACTCACACGACCTTTAGTACCCAATTGCTCGGCGAAATTGCTAACGCCAGTGCCGAACAACTCGCGGGCATGGTTTCCGTCATGGTAATCGGAGGCGAGAATAAGGCCGTCTTTGCCCAACTCTACGATGCGGCGGGTCGCGAGATTGAACGGGATTTTACCTCGACGAAGGAAGCTCCCGATCCCCTCGCCCTCCTCGATCGCGTTAAAGAGTTGTCTTACCTGCACGTCGAAATGAAAGACGCTAAGGCTGCAATGCCGGACGATATCGGCTTTGCAAATACTCATCCCGCCGCTGCCAATCGATCCCCCGCTGCCTCGTCCGCCGCCCCTGCCGCCGCCACTACTGCCAATCGATCCCCCGCTGCCTCGTCCGCCGCCCCTGCCGCCTCGTCCGCTGCCCCCGCTGCCTCATCCGCCGCCCCTGCCGCCGCCACTACTGCCAATCGATCCCCCGCTGCCTCGTCCGCCGCCCCTGCCGCCGCCACTACTGCGACACAAACCATGCAGTACGATCTGGCGATCGCCGAAACCAATCGACTGCTCAAAGAATTAGGATGGACGCCGGAAGAGGGGCGCAAGTACCTGCTCAAGAACTACGGCAAGCGATCGCGGCAGCTCCTCGACGATGCCGAACTCTTCGATTTTATCGAGAAGCTGAAAGCGCGGCTTTACGCGCCCGAATCGAATCGCGAATTCGACGAGAATCGCGATGCCATTCCTTTCTGAGCGGGATGGAACGGCGGGGGCGTCCCGTCTCGCACCCGTCGGGGAACTCCAACCGCTCGATCCCCCCTCGCCAGCTCCCTACAATCGCGAGCTGGCGATCCACGAGCTAGCGATCCACGAGCTAGCGATCCACCGATCCCCAAAACCCGTGCCAGCGCGATCGCAGCTCCCACTAGCTAGCGATCCACAAAATGCGATCGCTTGAGTATTTATACTCAATAGCTGGGATCTGCCCTATAGCCGCGATAATTTTATTGACGCTATACCGATTTAATCGGTATGATTGGCTAAACTGATTTATTTATCGCGGCTAAAATGCCGCTAGGGGATTGCATGAATTTAAAAGACGCCTATCGGCTAGGGTACGATCGCGGCTATAGTATCGCCGATTATATGGAATTGCCCTACGATCGCGGGTTGGAGGAAGCGATCGAATATCTAGAAACTAATTTTCAAGAAATCGAAGATAACGATCGATCGTTTTCGCCATTCGAGTTTACAGCGAGAGATCTAAACAATTCTCGCGATCCTTATCGTTACTGGGAAGAATTCGATCGCGGGATAAACAACGGGTTGAGAAAAAAAATTAGAGAGATTAGATCTCAGATCCCTATAACTAAAGGACTGCTAGGGGGAGTCAGTATAGGGGAGATGTTTAAATAAAATAAACAGATATATATAGATCGGCGATCGCAATGGGCGATCGCTTTTTTTTCGCTGGCTACAGATCGCCGCTACAGATCGCCGCTACAGATCGCCGCTACAGATCGCCGCTACAGATCGCCGCTACAGATCGCCGCTACAGATCGCCGCTACAGATCGCCGCTACAGATCGCCGCTACAGATCGCCGCGACCGCCGCTACAGATCGCCGCCACAGATCGCCGCTACAGATCGCCGCCACAGATCGCCGCTACAGATCGCCGCTACAGATCGCCGCCACAGATCGCCGCTACAGATCGCTTTTTATTGCCGCTTCTATTTTTATTGCCGCTATACCGATTTAATCGGTATAATAGGATCGAGTTTATTTATCGCGGCTAAAATGCCGCTAGGGGGTTTTTATGAGTATTGATGTTACTGCCTACGATCGCGATATCGATCTATTGCAAGAGATAAAAGGATTTTACGATAGGCTAGAAAAAGATGTAGAGCCAGCAAAACTCTATCCTGCCTATCTTCAATATTCTGATTACAGCGGTAGCCTAGTCGAGCGATCTAATGTTGAGTGTTTTTTAGAGAATTTTGGAGATGTTGAGGGGGTTACGACTGAAAGCGGCGTATATGGATATGAAGCGATCGCGATATCGGCGATCGCCTTTAGGGGCGATCGCGGCGCTGAAATACAGGAAACACTAGACGCGCTAAGCGATTACCCTTTAATTTCCGATGATCATTATACGGAATTATGCGAGGAAATTTTTTCTGTGTGTTGGGGGGAAGATGGATATTCCGATTTTATTAGAGAACTAAAGAAAAAATTCGACCTAAGCGATACTACTGCTGAGTTTTTAGAAAAAATTCCGCTATTAGAGCTGTATTATGACGCGATCCCATCAGGAGAATATTATATAGACGAAAACCCCCAGTACATATACATTCCGATCGATCGCGCGGTTGATAATATCGATCGAGATACGCTGGCTCATTACATTAAAGAGCAAAAAGCGAAAAAATCGATCTAAGCGCTATTCTCTATTGAGTTTTAACGATCGCCTATTATGGGCGATCGCTTTTTTTTAGCTACAGATCGCCGCCACAGATCGCCGCCACAGATCGCCGCCACAGATCGCCGCCACAGATCGCCGCTACAGATCGCCGCGACCGCCGCTACAGATCGCCGCCACAGATCGCCGCTACAGATCGCCGCCACAGATCGCCGCTACAGATCGCCGCTACAGATCGCCGCTACAGATCGCCGCTACAGATCGCCGCCACAGATCGCCGCGACCGCCGCTACAGATCGCCGCGACCGCCGCTACAGATCGCCGCTACAGATCGCCGCTACAGATCGCCGCTACAGATCGCCGCGATCGCCGCCACAGATCGCCGCGATCGCTTTTTATCGCCGCTTCTATTTTTATTGACTTATACCAATTAAAGGGGTATAATGGCGGCTATAAGCTAATCGCGGCTAAAATGCCGCTAGGGGAATAAATGCGCGGCTATAAGATTCAAGATATGTATATTCGCTTTGACGATAACAATCGCGATCGTCTGATAGTGCTAACAGCAAGGCGATTGTATAATCATTTTATTTGTGAAGGCGATCCCGTCCTGCGCTGTTTTACAGTTTCCAATGGGACGGACTCCGGCAAAAAAGTCCTGTGGCAGTACGCATTTACTAATACAAAACTGTCCGTAAAGGACAGTTATTCTGACAATAACAATAATAGACTACAAACGTTTGAAGTCGGTCGAGAAGGGTCTGGCCCTGAGACTTCCGTATATTGGGCCGCGTATTTAAACGACTGCCCAATAGACTTAAACTACAGGCTAACACTGTTTAGGGATGAAGATCACACTTATTCAAATTGGGTAAATAGGCTAAAAAACAAATATCTTAATTAACCCACTGTTCTTATGGATCGGCGATCGCCTATTATGGGCGATCGTTTTTTTATGCCTACAGATCGCCGCTACAGATCGCCGCGACCGCCGCTACAGATCGCCGCTACAGATCGCCGCGATCGCCTATTTTTTTTTGCCGCTTCTATTTTTATTGCCGCTATACCGATTAAAGGGGTATAATGGCGGCTATAAACTAATCGCGGCTAAAGTGCCGCTAGGGGAAAATATGATTGCAGTAGCCACCAGAAACAATCCCGCGATCTATATCGCTGACCTTGCCGCCTATAACGCGGGTATCCTGTCTGGCGAGTGGATCGACGCGGATCGAGAAGCAGACGAGATCCACCAGGATATAGTCGATCTGCTTTCCAGATCGCCCATCCAAAACGCTGAAGAGTATGCGATCCACGACTCAGAGGGGTTTTTTGGCTTAAAAATACATGACTTTGAATCGCTCGCAAAAATAGCGGAATATGGGCAAGCGATCGCCGAATTCGGGCGATCCGCCGCCGCTTTTATCGATTATCAGGGGGAATGGGATCGAGAGGCTTATCTAGACGCCTATATTGGCGAATATGACAGCGAAGCTGATTTCTGCTATGCGCGGCTAGAGGAAACCGGAGAACTAGAGGCGATCGAAAAAGTCGCACCTAGCGCGGCTGCCTATATCGATTTTGAGGCAGTGGCTAGAGACTGGTTTCTAAGCGATTTTTGGGAAACTAAAGGCGATTCTGGCAAAATTTTAGTTTTCTATCGATGGTAGTAAGCAATTAGATAGAGGTTGTTCTGTAGCGATCGCCCATTGCGATCGCTTTTTTTTGGCTACAGATTGCCACGATCGCCACTACAGATCGCCGCTACAGATTGCCACGATCGCCACTACAGATCGCCGCTACAGATTGCCGCTACAGATCGCCGCTACAGATCGCCACTACAGATCGCCGCTACAGATTGCCGCGATCGCCGCTACAGATTGCCGGATCGCCGCCACAGATCGCCTGTTTTTTTGCCGCTTCTATTTTTTTATTGACGCTATACCGATTTAATCGGTATAATAGGATCGAATTTATTTATCGCGGCTATGCCGCTAGGGGATTAAATGCGATTAATTGAAACGCGGGTATATAGAATAGAAGAACACCCAGATAGGGAAGCGTGTTATAGGTGGATTCGCACCAACTGGGAAGATCTGACCGAACATAATGTTTGTGAGGTAGCGGACAGCATAAAAGCGCTGAGCGAGAAAATAGGCGGCACTCACAAGTATTGCATTTGCCCGCTATCCGATCCCCGTGAATACGTTATTTTTGAGGATTTTAGCCGCAAAAAACTAAACGCCTTAAACCCCTATAATTGCCCACTAACGGGGGTTTGTTGGGATATCGATTTAATTACCGGACTCAGAGAGGGAAACCCCGACAAAGTGCTGGAAGCGTTGCACCGTGAAACCGAATATCAGTATTCTGATGAGGGGCTTTTTGATATGTGCATGGCAAATGAATATGAATTTGACGAAAGCGGGGTTTTAGCAGCTCATTAGATAGCCGTCAACTATAAAATAGGCGATCGCCTGTTATGGGCGATCGCTTTTTTCTGCCTGCGCTTGCCGCGATCTTTTTTTTGGCTACAGATTGCCGGATTGCCGCCACAGGCTACAGGCTACAGGCTACAGGCTACAGGCTACAGGCTACAGGCTACAGGCTACAGGCTAGCCGCGATCGCCTGTTTTTTTTGCCGCTTCTATTTTTGTTGACCTGTACTAATTAAAGCGGTATAATGGCGGCTATAAACAAACTAATCGCGGGCGGTTGACCGCCCTTACTGTACTGTTATGTCTGACAAAAAACTCACGGATCGAATCGAAAAAGCGGTTTATACAATTGCGATCGCCGATGCCCGAATATTTTTCGAGGAATGGCAAGAGCCGTTAGATTCAGCGGCTACCGATTGGGACGCCGTTACCTGGGACTGGTCTAGCGCAGTAGTAACCGAGATCGATGAAAGCGCCGATCCCGAGATCTATTGGGATCTTTACAGTGCCACTCTAGAGGCGGAAACCAAGCGCCTTTCAAGTGAATTTGATTCGAGATTTCAGATTAAAACGGATTTTTACGAGCTAGAGGTTATCGGCACTGAATTTGACAATCGCCATAATATTGTAATTCGCTTGCCTAAAATTAGAATCACCTATCTCGAATCTAACAAAACCGGATTTTATAAGGAGATCTTGGCAAAACTCCGACAAATCGATCCGAACCTGTCCTATAGATTCAATCCCCTAACAGTTGATACGGCGGAAGGCGATCGGTGTATAGGATTAATTGAAACCGCCCCCATCAGTGAAAGTGAGCGCCTAGCCTATGAGCTGGCACGAGATTGCGGCTATGACGTCATCAGCGCTTGAACACCCCCCCCGATCGAGTGAGTAGGGGGCATTAGTGACAGCTAGCCTACAGGCGATCGCCCATTGCGGGCGGTCGTTTTTTTTGCCGCTTCTATTTTTGTTGACCTATACCGATTAATCAGGTATATTGACTCTAGTTGTTTATTTAGGTGGTTTCAATGCGCGATCGAGGAGAGCTTATCGCTTTGCTGAAAGCCCTAGATCTGGAATTTGCCAGACTGGGGATCTCTGTCGATGACGATCCCTATAACGGGATCATGGCGGGATTGGCCCATGAAGAGGGCGATCGAGAAGAGGGCGAGGAGATCCCCCCGATTGTAAATCTAGCTGCGCTTTCAGCGCTTGTAACGCTTTTTGACGATCGTGCGAGCGGCGATTACTATGGAATGCCGTTACTAAATTTTTTAAAAACCCTGCAACCGGAGGAGATAACGCTAGAAAGGGATAGCGAGACTATAGTTAAAAACAATTTCTGGCAGCTTATCAGTCAATTTGAAGCACGATAACAAAAAAAATACATAGATCGGCGATCGCCCATTGCGGGCGGTCGTTTTTTTTGCCGCTTCTTTTTTTTGTTGACGAGCATCAATTAAAACGGTATAATGGGGGCATAGCTGAATTAATCGGAGCTAATACCGTGAATTTACCAGATAATGAAATATATCAAATTTATATCGGGGGAATAGATCCCCGTGATTTTGTCGGCAATTGCGAAACGACAGAGCAGGCGGTCAGCGATTTTATTGATAATTGGCCGTGGGGGGGAGAGCCGATCCCCTCTGGGTTAGCCGATACTCTCGTGAGATATATCGATAGACAGATTGAATATTATCGAGGACTGTAATCATGGCGGAAAAATACGGATCGAAATTTACCGATCTCCTTTTTTACATAGCTTGGATAGTAGACGATTCCGGCAATGGAAGGCGATCTGGATCGGACGCCTGCCAGGAAGTAGATAGCAGCACTGTTTTAGTGTGCTATCAAAGCGGGTTTGAGCCTTCCATAGTAGCCGTTAAAGGCTTTTTTGAGGACGATCCCGATCAATTGTCAGACTCCGAAGCTGAGGAGTTAGCGCAAGAGTACCTTTTGGCGATTGGTTGGCTAACAGAGCCAAAAGCCTGCGATAGCATAATCCGATCGTATGAGTAGGGGGCATTAGTGACAGCCAACCTACAGGCGATCGCCCATTGCGGGCGGTCGTTTTTTATTGGCTACAGGCTAGCCGCGATCGTCCGCCTCTCTAGTGCCAATGATACCGCAAAAGGAAAGACGCAAACGCCTTTATTCACGGGCATCGAGCGGCAATCATACCGATTTAAAAAAATAAAATTAGAATGCTCCTAAAATTTATTGACAAAAAAAAAGAACGCCCCTATAATTCTATTATACCTTTTTAAAAGGTGCTTAAAAGCCAGCAGGAGAGTAAAAAATGCTCACGCGCTATAGGGGCGTTGCGATTGTCGCCCGTCCCGAGTCGCCCCCAGTCGGGCGGTTAATTTGGCAAGTAGAGGCGATCGGTGGCTCTTGCGAGGGCTTTTGCTCTCTCGAAGCGGCGATCGCCGAGATCGAAAAAATAAATCAATCTAAAACAATAGGAGTAACGCAATGACACCAGCAAAACGCCTAGAAATTTTTCAGCGCTTGGGTCTAACTGAGCCAGCGCCCGCGCCGGAACCCGCGCCGGAACCCGCGCCGGAACCCGCGCCGGAACCCGCGCCGGAACCCGCGCCGCTTGTCGGCTTGCGGGAATCGGCTAAAATCAATTGCCAAAAGCGGCGAGATACCGCGTCTTTAACAAAAATCAAAGATGAAACGCTTTATTTGGTTAAAGTCAGCGTAATTGCGGGGGGCCGCCTCAGCAAGGCGTTAGAAGAAAAAGACCAGTCCGAGTGGGACGCTATCGATAAATCCATAGGAAAGCGCTCTCTTCCCTATCTGGATTTTTATAAAAAAGGGTTAAAGCGGCTTACTAGCCGCGTGTCTAACCTATATCAAAAATATGGAGTAAGGATAGGCGAGGACTGGTATTTCTATGAATCCTCGCTAGAGGAGTTCTATCGAGAATACAAAGACATCCTCGAAAATAGCGAAGGACGGCCTTGCTTGTCCGATCTCCTCGCTCAGATCGAAGAAGACTATGAGAGCGATCGCGATAAATATTTGCTCTCGTTACGGCTTTTTTATGCCCATCAATATCCCGACAGTATAGAACGCCAAGAAGAGGCGATCGCCTATTACCTGGCTAGCTTTCCCGACAAAAGCGATCTGCTGATTCGCACGCGGGTTGAGATTTCGACCTTTATCGAGATCCCCTCGCTGAGGGCACAGCTTAGGGAAGATGCAGCGACCGCGATCGCCCTCGATTCCCTTGAAGAGGCTTCAATTAAAGAACAAGCTCGCCAACAATGGCGGCAATTCTACAGGCAGCAGCTTTCAGAAGCTCAGGGTCGAATCCGGCAAGAGTTTTTAGATTTAATTATCGAAAACATCGAGCAGATCGAATCTATTGCGCTCGGCGATCGCCGCCTAACCGCCAAGCGTAAAGCCAGCGTAGCGGAATCGACCGAACGCATGATGCGCTTAATCGATTTTGATGGCGATCTGGGTGCAATTGCAGGTGACTTGACGACGTTTAATAACGCCGTACAGGGCGGACGGTCGCCCGAGCAATTAAAAGCGGCAATCGAGGGAATCCGGCAATCGCTGAGGCTTAACCCCGAGATTGCAGAAATTAACGGGGTAGGGCATGAGGCGATTGCGGAATTCATGCTGTAATCAATGACAGACACAAACACAAACACAAACACAAACAGGTAAAAAAAAATGTCACACTTTGCCGCCGTACAAACTAAAATTGACGATCTGCTCATTTTGGCGATCGCCCTTAAAGACTGGAGAAATTGGGATCTAATCCTTCCTAACAGTCCCTATCAGTTAAAAGGCTACTATGCTGGCTTGCAATCTGGAGATTTTAAGGCGATCGCCTATGTTTCACATCTTCAGATGGGGCTAAAGGCCGATCTGGGCTTTATTCGCTCAGAGAATGCGACGGCTTATCAAGCCGTTTGTGACGAGTATGAGTTAGGCCGGGAATTTAGCCGAGAGTTAGCCGTCCGATATAGTTTAGCGTGCCTGAAAAAGCTCGCCCAAGAGCAAAACGCCCACTTTACCTATACGGTCAAAGACAGCGGATCGATTGAAGGCGAGATCGTTGCCAGTCTCTACTAAACGCAAAACAGGAGCAAGTAAGGAAATAAGGAAATAAGGAAATGCAGAAAAAAATGAGGTTTATCATAACCCCCGAAGGTGAGATCACCTATGAGATGGAAGGGTTCACAGGGCAAGACTGTATCGACTTTACGGCCAACCTCGATCGGTTGGGAACCGTCACGAGGACGGTAACACAAGCCTTCTATGAACAGAAAACAGAAACGGACATCGAGGGGAGTATCGGCTGATGTGTATCTATACCCGGATCTTAGATTATTTTGCGGGGGCGCTTCCCGCCGTCGCAATTGCCACGCCCTCAGTAGAACATCTCCCGGCGATTGAGTCGATCGTCAAGGCGTTATCGACTCACGATCGACTATCAACATATCCCGTCTATCTCTGGAATCTCGCCGAATTTAAGCGGGTTCATCGGGCGGATCAAGGCGGCTTGATTTTTCAGGAGTCAGATATTGATATTCCGCCGGGGGAAGTTCCCCTCACAATCCTTAAAGCGATCGATGAGTATCGCGGTGAAGCGATTTTTATCTTGCAAGATCTCGAAACCTTGCTGACTGGCAAAAACCGCAATCCTCGCGTCTTGCGACTCTTCAAGCAAGTTGTCGAGAGACTGAAGCGATCGCCAAATCGGGCGATCCTACTTTGTGACCGTTTCGATCTCCCTCAAGATCTCGAAGGGATCGTCTATACGTTTACCGATCGTTTGCCCGATTATGAGGGCGTTACGGCGGCGATATCCGAGCAGCTTGCCGATCTCAGATCAGCAGGCCGAACGGTAGACATAGGCAGGGATTCGATCCCCCTTCCCCTAATCCGAGCTTGTCAGGGATTGACAAAAACCGAGATCAAAGACGCGATCCGGTTGGGGACGATCGTTAATGGCGGCATTGCCAGCGAAGCGATCGCCTCTACTATACAGACAAAAAAAATCGAGAAATTAGAGCGCTTGGGCTTGAGTTTTGCCGCCCCCGCCCCCGTTGCGGTCGGAGGACTCGATCCCCTTAAACAATGGATAGAGGAAGCGGGAAAGCTATTTAATAGCCGAGATCCCAACCTCCCCAGTCCGAAGGGGGTTGCCCTAGTCGGCTTGCCCGGATGCGGCAAATCCTTGATCGCTAAAACCTTTAGCTCCCTATGGAATATCCCCTGTTTGAGTTTCAATCTGGGAAGCGTTCTAGGATCGCTAGTCGGTCAGAGTGAATCTCAAATGCAGCATATTTTAGAGATAACAGAAAGCGTTGCCCCTATCGTATTGTTTATCGATGAACTGGAAAAAGCCTTTTCTGGGGTGACGACTGAAAACGATGGGGGCGTTTCTCGGCGGATCTTTGGGATGTTTCTATCTTGGCTACAGGATCGGAAGCCGGGGGTTTTTGTAGTCGGTACGGCTAACAATATACGGGGATTGCCCCCTGAATTTCTGAGAAAAGGGCGATGGGATGAGATTTTTTTCGTAGATCTCCCCACTACCGCTGAAAGAGTTGAGATCTTGCGCTCTCAATTGATGCGTTTCAAGGTAGAATTACCGGAAGGGGCGATCGCCCAGATAGCCAAGAGTACCCCAAACTATTCAGGGGCGGATCTTGAGGCAATTGTCAGTGAAGCGATCAAACTTTCCTTTTTTAACGGGTGCTATCCCGCCATTAAGCCAGTCCATTTTAAAAGCGCGATCGCCGCGTCTCGCCAATCGGTTCCCGCCGAGACTGTCGCCGATTTGCGTAGGTGGGCTAGCACTTCCGCAAGATTGGCGAATACCCCCGACCTTGAAAAAAATGGGCGGTCTAATGTTCACATGATCTAATTTCGATTGACCCCGCTCCCGCCATAATATCGAGCGGGGTTTTCTGCAATTTTTTTGAATTTATACTTTTTATCTTCATTGAGGTTTGTTTTTATGGTTGTCACGACTGATTTTTATGGCGATTATCAAAAACCCCAACAAGCCGCCCCTCTTGGCGATGGGAATGGCGAGGGGGTGGCGGCAAACGCGATCGCCCTCTTTAATCAAGCGGCGGCACTAACCCCCGCTCAATGGCAGGAGTTTTTGGGCGATCCAGAAAATAGTAACGCCATCGGTCAGATATTCAATACCCCCGATCGACTGGATACAAAAGGCCGAATACAATTCAGCCAAAAGGAAATTGCGGCAATTTCAACTATCTTTAAGGGTTGGATTGCTACCAATCAAAATTTTATTGCTACAGGTGAAGCCGGGGATAGCTGGCAAGATCTTTTCCTCGCGATGGAATGCGAGGGGCCAGACAGCCTTTTTGTGATGTATTGCGAGCTTTACAACGATCTGCAAAATGCCGACAATGCCGCCACTTCTACCGAGTTAGAGCGAGCGATCGCCTACATTCTCGACACTTGCGAGCAGGCGATCGAGAGTGTATCGGGCGGCGGCGATAGCGGTTGGGATACCTGGGAAGATTTAGAAAAATTCCCTAGCTTAGAGAATGCGGGCAAGCCAAGCATTGAAGATGTGCCAATTCCAGAAGAACCGATCGATCGCGGCTTTCTCGATGATTGGGACGATCGGGAATGGCAAGCCGAACCGGAACCGGAACCCGAACCCGAACCCGAACCCGAACCCGTGCCGGAACCCAAACCCGTATCGAGAGCTAAGCCCAAGCCCAAACCGGAACCCGAACCCGAACCCGTGCCGGAACTCAAACCCGTATCGAAAATCAAGCCGGAACCCGAACCCGAACCCGAACCCGTGCCGGAACTCAAGCCGGAACCCGAACCCGAACCCATCTCGAAAATCAAGCCGGAACCCGTGCCGGAACTCAGGGCGGCAACCTGCAATCGCACGCTATCGATCGCGGTAGAGGTTGAGATTGAAGTAACGATCGATCCGGCCATCCCGGAAGCCGTTTCTTCATACCTGCAATCTCAAGCCGCAACGGGCGATCCATCGGCGATCGCGGCTTTACAGGCCATTTCTACAGAAACCTGCAACCTCGACAAGGCGATCGCGGCATTGCGGGAAAAAGTCGCCGATGCTCTCGCAAGTCGGCAATTATCCGAACCCGCGCCGGAACCCAAGCCGGAACTCAAGCCGGAACTCAAGCCGGAACTCAAGCCGGAACCCAAGCCGGAACTCAAGCCGGAACCAGCGCCGGAACTCAAGCCGGAACCCGCGCCGGAACCGTCAAAAGGCAGCGATGCAAAAAAAAAGCTGAAATTAGCAACCGCCAATAGGCAAAAGCTATCAGAATTTAGCGATCGCCTAAAAAGGATGGAGTCGGCAATCGCCGAGACGGGTAAGCAAGGCTACCGCGCCAATGAGCAGCTAGTCGGCGATATCACTCAATCTCAATTTAATGAGGTTAATAAAATTGCGGCGATCTTTAATGCCTGTCCCAAAGTCCGACAGGCGGTTGAAATGGGCGAAATATCCATGCGATCGGTCATTCGATTGCGGGGGCCAGTCTCTAAAATGACTCCGGCGGAAATTGAGAGGTTACTGCTTTGACTTGAGGCGATCGGATGGCGATCGCCTTCCCCATTCATTCAGCCAGTGCCGCCAGAGCTTTCCCGCCTTTGGCGGTTCGGGCAAGATGCCAGCAACAAGATCGCTTTTGCTTCCGCTTTTGCTTCCGCCTTCAAAAAAATTACCGAGAAAAATTTGTCATGTCTAAAAAAGCAATTACGGGCGCGATCGCCGCGATTTCGTCTTTAAAGTCCGAGCGCCCCGATCCGGGTTGCCTCATGCAGTTCCAAGGATGGGGCAACTGTAAAGCCCTTTTCGCAGGCGATAGCACGAGCGAGATCGCCCAATACCTGTTAGACGTGCCAGCTAACGCGCCAAATAAAAAGGATTGGCTGTTAGAGGCAAGGCGGCAACTTCGAGACTTGCTGACCCCTGCGGAGTGGCAGCAAGCGAGGGGATCGGCGCTGACTAGCTACTTCACCCCACCCCATTTAATTGATGCCCTTTGGAAGGCGGTTCGGCAGATCGGCTTTGATTTTGGCAGGGTTTTAGAGCCGGGATGCGGGCGCGGCGATTTTATCGCAAGATCGAATCTCGCGCAGCAGTCTTTCTTCGGGATCGAATCCGACCCCATTACGGCGGCGATCGCCCAAGCGCTCAATCCGAATGCCGCCATCTACAATAAAACGCTCGAAGGCGTCGATTTTCCCGATGGCTATTTTGACCTGGCGATCGGCAACGTCCCCTTTGGTTCTTATCGGGCGACCGATCCGCGCTATGCTCAACTCGGCGGCAACATACACGAGTATTTTCTCGCCAAGTCGCTCGATTTGGTACGCCAGGGGGGGATCGTCGCACTGATCGTACCCGTTTCCCTCTTCCAGCGAAAAAATCCATCTTTTCGCCGCTATGTCGGCGGCTACGAAGATCGGGTGCAAGTCTCTATTGCCAAAAAGGAACGAGATCGCCTGCGCCAAGAGGCCAAAAGGTCGGGCATGGACTCTAAGACCTCCATCCCAAGCTACAAATACGAGCGCTTCCGCTACGGCGGGATCGCCAAATTGGTAGAGGTAATCTGGCTGCCAGACAGCACTTTTGAGGGGACGCAAGCCCAGGCCGCGATCGCCGTCTTTCAAAAGAACAGACAAGGCGACTTTAAGCCCTGGACGGAAACGACCGAATTTTCCATAAACTTTGCCGCCTTCGAGCGCGATCGCGCACCCCAAACGGTGCGAGTCAACCGTTTTTTTGAAAGGGAGCTGCGCCTGCGGCAGGTGGACGGCATAAATCGACTTGTCAATGCAAGCAGCGATCCGATGTTCGATGACCCGCCCCGCTTTTTGGGCAGTCCCGATATCAACCCGCTTTACGGCGAAGGGCTGAGTTGCGCCGATAGCGGGCGCGATATCGCCGCCGATATTGCAGCTATTTTTAAATGGACGCCGAAGGTTTACGGCCAACCCATCGATCGGATATTCGACGGCCAAATCCTATCGCCGGAGATGCAGGATCTCCGAGAGGGAGAGTTTGTCTTTCATGAAGGCCGCCATTACTTCAGGAAAGAAGCACTCTTAAAACCCGTCCCGACAGTGACAGAGTTTGTCTATCGCGGCAAGAAATACACGATCGACCGGACGGGCGACCGCATCGCCGATTTTATTCGACTTGCCAGCGCGACCGAACGGCTGGCACGGGCGCAGTCCGACCCCGCGCCGATCGCGCCGCTACAGACCGTCTGCCGCATTTTTTATGCTACTTTTGTCCGGCGTTGGGGGCATTTCAAGCAAAAGGGCTTCAATGCTAACGAGGTGCTACTATCGGGCGACCCGCGCTATGCGCTGACAGCCGAACTCGAACGCTGGGACGGCGATCGCGTCGTGCCGTCGCCCATCCTGACCGAGCGCATCGGGCGCGTTTACGGCGAACCGGAAACCTGCGACAATCCCCGCGATGCCATTATCGCCAGCTTGAATCGATTCGGACGCATCGATATAAATTACGTCGCTCGATTGCTTGGCGATACCGTCGAGCGCCTGTCTGAATACCTCGCTCACAAACAACTTGCCTTTTTCGACCCCGACAAGGGCGACTGGGCCTTTTGTGACGAATACCTCTCCGGCAACCTGCGGGAGAAGATCGCATCGGCACTCTCTCATTCCGGTTCCCTCGACCTGGCTGCCAATATTAAAGCCCTGCGGTCGGCACTGCCCAAGCCGATCTTGCCTCGCACCCCCGACCGCGAGCTAGCGATCGAGTGTTTGGAAGATCTCGACATTCCCGTAGCGGAATTAGACGAGCGCGAGCTATCGGAATACCTCGATCGCCGATTTACGGTCGAGCTTGGCGCAACCTGGATTGCGCCGGAAGTTTACGCCCGTTTTGCCCGCGAGCGATTGGAAATAAAAATTATCGAGGTGAGCTACTTGCCGCCGATTGCTACTTTTTTCGTTTCCGGCGATAGCCGCGACCGCTCGCAATGGGGGACGGAAGACATGACTTCCCTTCAAGTTTACGATTGCGCCTTAAATTTAAAGCGCCCCCGCATTGTCAGGCGGAATGCCGATGGCAGCTTTGACTACCACAATTCCGAGCTGGCAACCCGCATGGTTGTTGCCAAAATAGAGGACATGAACCGCGATTTTGTCGATTGGATTTGGAGCGATCGCAAGCGCACGATCGAGGTTTCCACCCTCTACAACCTCAATATAAATTCCTGTATGCCGCGTCAATTTACAGGAGATTGGTTGGAGTTGCCCGGACTCAACCCCGCCATCGAACTCTATCCCTGGCAGCAGCGCGGCATCGCTCGAATCCTGCAATCTCAATCTACTTTTTTGAGCTGGTGTGTTGGGGCGGGCAAGACTTTGGCGCTGATTGTCGCCGCCGAAGAAATGCTGCGGCTAGACATGGCTCGCCGCCCTATCGTCGTCGTGTTAAATGGAACGGAAGGGCAGTTTTTAAACGAGTGGAAGGTAGCCTATCCCGCTTCTAACGTCGCACTATGCCCTCGCGCCAAAAAAGACCGCACTTCTTTTTTAGCTTCTCTGCCGCACCGTACCAAGGGGGCAATCGTCATGACTCACTCGCAATTTTTCATGCTCCGAGTAAGTCGAGAATATCAGCTCGCTTTTTTAAATTTCGAGAAGGATATGCTAGTAGACGCCTTGAATACTATCTCAAGGGAAGCGCGGGCGATCGGCGGCACTCAGCGCACGACCGAGCGCACCTTGCAACAGCACTTGAAGCGATTGCAGGCTAAGATCGACCGCGTTCTGATGAGTCAATCCAAACACGATGAGTTTGATTTCGAGTCACTGGGAATTGACTCCATCTTTTTTGATGAATTTCACGTCAATAAGCGCTTTCCGATTCAGACCAAACAGCAAGGCGTTCGCGGCATTCCCTCGGGCGATTCTCAGCGGGCGATCGATACCTATTGCAAGCTGGCCTACACTTTGGGTCAATTTTTTGCCGACCTCAAGCACGAGGTAAAGGGCAAGGTTGTCGCCGCTACTGGGACGATGCTTTCAAACACGATTGCTGAGATATACGTCTGGCAGCGAATGTTGCAGTTGCCCCTACTCGAAAAAATGGGTACGACTCACTTCGATGCTTGGGCATCTCAATTTGTCGAAATTAGTTCCGACCCAGAGGTTAAACCTGACGGGCGCTATGAGATGACCGATCGGATGAAGAGTTTCTATAATATTCGCGTCTTACGCGCCCAAGTCGAGCAATTTGTCGATTTCTTTACCCCTAAAGACCTCGATGACGCCGCCATTGTCGCCAAGCCGACCGCGCATTACATCGATTGCGTCTGTCCGCCTAGCGAAGCACAAAAGCAATTTCTCAAGACTGCCCTGCGGCGGGCGGTTGCCATTCGCAGGCGGCAGGTTACGCCCGAAGAGGACAATATGCTCGTGCTGACCACCGATTTGATTAAGGCCAGTTTGAGCGTCCGACTCCTTTGCTGGAAGGAACCCCAACTCGACAATAAGATTCACTCCCTCGCCCTTAACGTCCTGTTTATTTATCGGGAAACCAACGGGACGCAACTTATTTTTTGCGACCTCTCTACCGATAAGGGGGAAGGCGAATTTAGCGTCTATCGCTACATCCGCGAGCTGCTGGTCGCCTGCGGCATCCCCGCCGACGAGATCGAGTACGCTCAAGACCACAAAAACGTCGAGCGCCGCAACGAATTGCGCGATCGCGTCAATCGCGGCGAAGTTCGCATCGTCATTGGCTCGACGGCTACGCTGGGGACGGGCTGCAATTTTCAAGAGTGGGGGCTGCACGCCCTTCATCACCTCGACGCGCCGCACCGCCCGACTGACCTCGAACAGCGCGAGGGGCGCGGCATCCGCCAGGGGAACGGCAAAAATCAACTGGGGGAGGATACGACTTTTGCCTACTGTCTCGTCTTTCGCTACATTACCGAACGGCTCGATTCCCTGCGCTGGCAGGCGCTTCAAAATAAACGCAATATGATCGTCCAGTTTTTTGAAGGCCGCGACATCGACCAATTGCTCGAAATAAGCGAAGAAGAACGCCCCCTGACCTACGAAGAGGTCAAGGCACTCGCGACGGGCAATCCCCTACTTACCGAAGATGCCCGACTTCGCAAGGAACTCGACGGCCTTCTCGCCCGCCAGCATCAATTTAATACGACTCGCCATCGCATTGCTTGGGATTTGAAGGCGATCTCTTCTCAAATAAAGGGCACGCTTTCTAAAATTGACGCAATTGAAGATTTTTTCCTCGCTCAAGGCGAGCCGACCCCCAGAACTCAATTGCAGTTCTTTGGGCTGGAACCCTGTAAGGTTCCCCTCGGCGATGCTCTCCGCCTCGGCCATACTTTTCGCGCCGTCGCCAATCAACTTAAGGGCAGGCGGCACGATATCTACCCCATTATTTGCAAGCTGGGCAAGCTGGCGATCGCCCTCGAACATCAGACAATATACGGTTATACGTTCGTGCTGATAGGCAGTGCCATTGCAAAGGGCGAGGCAGTCGGGGAAAATACGGCAGATCGGCACTGCGAGGGCTTTACTATTAAGCTAAAGCAATTGACGGGCAAGCAAAATAGAAGCTATGACCTCAAGAGCAACAGCACGCCGGATGAGGCCGAACGAATTGGCGCTCAATTGCAGAAAATTTACCGCTTCGCCCTTTTGGATTGGCGCGATCGCCTGGTCGATGTCGTCTCTCACTTAAATCACAGTCAGATGCAGTTAGAACGGCAGCAATCACAAGGGGCTTTTTCTCAGAGCGATCGCATCTTGGAGGTGCGCGATCGCCTTGCTGAAATTGCAGAACTGCTGAAAGAAGATCGCGACATCCTCGAATTTGAAAAGGAAGAAGACCGCCCCATCGTTTACGATGACCTGGATTTTTCCCCAACCGAGTTTACCGTCCGCTATCTCCTGCACGGGCTAACTCAGTTTCAACCCGATTGGGCTTCCCTTCTCTCTCAAACGGTGACGAAATCGCGCTCTGGGGTGCTGCCCCTGAATGTTCGCGACGATGCTATCGAGGATGACGATTCCGACGATTCCGACGATTCCGACGATTCCGACGATTCCGACGCTCTCCCTCTTACCTGGCAGGTTAATTAGTGGCGGATCGGGTTTACTTCGCTACTGACGACTGCGACAATCCCCTGCTCGTATTTGCAGGGGACGTTCCTTTTGCCATTCACCGCAAAGTCGATACCTGCACTCGCATCATCCTTTCTGCCCTCGAAGAGTCGATCTCGGAGCAACTTAAATTGCAGGCAGGCTCGACGCCTTACTCTGATGGGGACGTTTCCGAGGAAGTCTCCTCTAAAGTACGGCAGCTCTACCTCGAAACCCTCGCGGCCTGGGCGTCCCCCGAAAGCGAGGGCGAAAAAGCAGAGCTGCAAAAAATAATAGGCGACTCTAAAAATTCGGCGATCGCTCCCTATTTTGTCATGCTGCGCCAACTGACGGGGATTCCTTTTTCTGCCGCGTCCGCATTTCGCTTTTATATCTACGACCCGGAGCGATCGCCAGAAGGGGAGTTGATCTCTGGCTTGGCATGGCTGATGGAAGTACCCGAGAACGAATACGACTCCTCTGACTCTGAAGATTTGGAAGGATCGCCCCTGACGACAAAGGATGTTTTTCTCGACATAGAAATCGAGACGAGGCTGATGCTCAAGGAAAGCTTTTCCCCCGATATCTTTACGACTCATGCTATCAGCGAACTGATTTTGATGAACCGCTACCTGGGCGAACTCAATCGCCGCCAAAATGCGCGGCTCGAACGCGAAATGGACGGCAAAAAAGACCGAACCCGAGAACTGAATGCCGCCCTCAATAGCGACAGCGAAGAACCCGTCGCCCCCGCCGAAATAACCTCCGACCTTCGCGATCGCCTCGACCAGGCGGGGATTGATTTACCCGAAAATGTGTAGCTCGTCCTTTTTTTCTGGAAAGATCGGACAGACAAAACAGACGGGACAGACGGGACGGGACGGACGGGACAGACGGGACGGGACAGACGGGACGGGACGGACGGGACAGACGGGACGGGACGGACGGGACAGACGGGACAGACGAGACAGATGGGACGGACGGGACAGATGGGACAGACGGGACAGACGGGACAGACGGGAACAAGTTTTTGAATCGTCTGGTCTGTTCGTCCAGTACGACAAATCAGGAACGAGGAAAAATGGCCCATATCGACGATCTCCCCTTAGAATCTTTTGACTTAAACGGAAAAACTCTGGTAATGGCATCCGATCTGAGAGATTTTCTGAGCATTAGCCGCAGTGCTTTTTATGGGCGATTGAAAGAACTCAATTTCACGCCCAGGCGCATCGGCAAGGGTTCTTATTTGCTGGCCGAACAAGCTCAAGTCATGGCCGAGCTGCATTATTTTTTGCACGAAGGCGGCAAGCTGGCCGTGTTTGTCGAGCGGAATGCCAATCGCCTGAATTCGGATCGTCCGGTCAGTTCGGATCGTCCGGTCAGTTCGGATCGTCCGGTCAGTTCGGATCGTCCGGTCAGTTCGCTCAGTCCGACCCGTTCGCTCAGTCCGACCCGTTCGATCGTTCCTGCACTTACCGAACAGATCGAACAGGTCGAACAGGTCGAATCAATTGTTTCCGCCGACTGCCAGGAAATTGCTGCCGCATCCACTAATTCGCAACCCTGCTGGCGCTACGAGTATTTTGAGGTTTTGGAAAGAGCGTGCGATTGCGGCTGGCTGTTCCCGACTAACGCCTTGGCTCAATTGCTGCACGTCAATCCGGCGACAATTTTGCGTCAAGGCTCAAATTTTGCCGCCCTCGGCTTTTCTTTTACTCGCGCTGGGGATCGTTGGAATCGCTCGATTCAGTGGAAGGTCGCGAAGGCGATCGCCTGCCTCGCTAGTTAGGGCTGCGTTTTGAATGCCTGTTCCTGGCGGATCATGCGGGTTGATGGGGTGAAGTCAATAATATTTTTTGTTTTCAACATCAGGCAAAGATCGGATATGTTCTGCTGATTTTGCAGCGCGATCGCCCCCGCTTCCGCCAGGGACTTATTGATTTTCTTTGTCTGGAGGGAATCGCCCTCAAAATAGGAATTGATTTTTTGCGTCAGTAACTCGAACTTGTGGTCGGTGTCTTTATTGGCGATCGCCGTTCGGCTGTCAATCTCCTGCTGCAACTCTTTGAAGCGACTCGTTAAATTGACATTTAAGGTCGAAATGGCGTTTTTAATTTCGTTCTCATCGTTTCGCCTCTTGACAAACCAGCTTATTGTCTGGCTCGACAGGGAAAGCAGGGCCACCGCAAATCCGACTGCGCCAAAAATAAGGCTGAATTCGACAGACGAGTTATTTGCGATGGAGCCGCTTCCCGCTGGGGACTGAGAAAAATTGGGAGCTTGCCCGATTACTTGTTGTACTGCCACGATGCCAAGCTCCCAATCCCTACCGTTCAGATATCCCGCTCTACGATCCGTATCATACTAAGGTTGCGATCGCGATCGCTTCCGTAGCAACACCCGATCGCCTGCGAATCGATCGCGAAACGAGGGGCGGTATATGCGATCGCGATCGCGAATCAATTTACCGTTTTGTTTCGCATTCGCTGCCTTCAATTGGCACGAGCTTGCGCCCGTTATTCTCGTCAGGCGCAATCTTCACGCCGGGAACATAGGCAAGCGCCTCGGCAACCGCATAAGACCCATCCAAATTTCTCTGCTGCGTCGTGACTTGCACCACGCACCCACCGACGATTTCAATCGCCTTGGTCGATTTCAACCAGCCCTCGCTTTGGCTGGACGCCTTACAGAGCAATTGGAACATATCGACATTCCCGACCACTTCAAGATCTGGGACGTTCTGCCTCGTGCCGGATACGTCTCTGTTGTGCAGGGTCTTTTCCACTGTCTCTATCTCCTATTCCTTGAGTTGTTTTGCGTCTTGCAAATGTATTCGCCCGCTTGCTGTTTTTTGAATCGCTGTATCAGATCCGATTGTTCGCTGTCGCTGTCGTGTGGGGTCTTTTCCATGCGCTATCCTCTATTTATTGTACTGTCTTGCGCCTCGGTCGAGAAAAGTTAGGCGCTCAGAGTGCCGTACAATTCTACCTCGCCCATAACTCCATACCCTAAAGACACCAAGGATGTCCACCTGAAATAAGAATAAGGAATTATATTATTGATCATTCCACTATTATAAAATCCAGAGCTTCCTACAGCGCCAGGATTTACGCTGGCTTGTATGGTATCCCAAGTTGTGCCATCCTGACTAGCTTGAAAGCTAAAGGTACTCCAATAACTAGGCCAACCGTGATCGGTACTGGCTTGTAAGGTATATCTATTTAATACCAGCGTTTTGTCGTTCAATAATCGTATTTGAATCCAATTGCCAGCACTAAAGCCCGATGGACTATGCCAACAACCATTAGTGCCATTGGTACTGCGATCCACCATTTTATTCGGAACTCGCTGATCGATAAATCCAGCACTGGCAGAACACAACACTGCATTTCTTACGGCATCGGGATTCGCAAAAGAAGTTACAAGTCCCAATGTACCCAAATAGTACATTGCTCCATTGGCATCTCCATTGCTTTGCCAAGTTAATTCAATTCCTGCTGGTTTTCTAGACGGAATCCAGTCTTGTGAAACAGCACCCTCTAACAACAAGAGCTGTGTCGCACTTATTCTTACAAACTTAACTGACGTATTTCTAGCAACAAAAAGCCCCCTGTCTACGACAAAAGGAGTGACAACTCCCGCTACATTTCTAATGTCTGCCCATTCATCGTTAAATAAGACTATTCCAAAAAGGTTTGGATTGGCATTTACAACGTGAATCACCGAACCGACAGGAGCCGTTACCTCTTGTTCTATATTGGCATTAATCGGATCGGTATAAATGCAATTTATACTGTTGCTGAAATCGGTACTGTAATTGACAAAGCCTATACTGCCCTCACCTCCAACTTCCGGGCTTGCTCCGACAGCTCCAACTTTTTTATATCTCGATCGCAGGGTTGTCATGGCGCTTCCATTAAAATTTAGGGACGCTTGTTTTATAAAGATGCGAATTATCTAGACTGGAACGAATGTTGTTGTCTAGAGCCAATTGATACTCGTATTTTTCTATTGCCCTCTTGTCAGTCGTATCTACCCAAAGAAAATCGTATAGTCTAAAATTCCCTGCCGAACTTTCATTCCCAATACAATAATGATAGACCGAGCTATTAGAAAGAGCCGCGCTGGAATTACTTGGAGTTGTCGTCCGAGGCTGTTCTATCCCGTTAATGCGAAATTTTGAGCCAGCAGGAGCAAACGCCCTATAGTTTTCAGCATAACAACTTATAATACATTTGTTTTCTAAGATATTAGCAGGTATCGTAAACTCCGAAAAATAGAAAGTGCTATAACATCTAAATTTTGTAGGAGAGGTTAGAGCCAATGCCCAGGTAACAAAACTCATGCTATCTATGTCGCGTTTCACATAGGCAAAGGGATAGTTTGAGGAAGCGTAAGACAAGACTTGAATTACAGCAATTAGTCCAACCGTGGTTCCTTGGTTCACCAAGGTCTTCATTGTCAGGGCTTTTAAAGTCTGATTGCTGTTAAATTCTATATATTTATTGGCTGCGTTATAAGTCGGCCTCGCCGCTCCCGAGGCGGTTAAATCTAGGGGCGTACCGGGGGTAGCCGAATAAAGAACGCCATCCGATCGCAGGGCGATTACCTTGTCTGTATCGGCAACCGTCACTTTTCCCGCTTCCTGGATTGACAATCTAGACGGCACTGGAAATAAATTTTGTTCTAAATTAACGATCGAGTTATAGGAACTTATTAATGGAGGAGCCGACTTATGGATGTGATCGTTCGGCAACAAAGAAGTTAAATTCAAGCGATGGGCAAAATATCCTCTTATTTTTTCTATCTGTTTGTAAGAATCGGGATCTGTTACATCTAGTTGTGCGAGGTATAGGCACTTGACATCTATAGGAATATAAGAAGAGGAGTTATTACTTCCAAATCCGATATTCCCTTGTAGGAAATTAGACATTCCCCCATCTGTACTGGTAACGTATGTTTGAAAAGTTCCGCCATTTTTAGCGACCCTTATCGTATTTGTCCCACCTTGTCCGCTATGCGGGCGGAGGTCGTAGAAGACCTCCCACATCATCCAAGCATTCAATTCAAATCCACTAAAAAGATAGGGCTTGCTTCCCTGAGAGTTTGTCCTAATCCAAAGTTGATTGTTGCTACCACCCGTCACATGAAAGAGTATTGCAGTCGGCCCAGATATATTGAAGCCTCCTATATGGAGGTGAGGCGTCGAAGCATTTTGAAAGGAAGTTCTGAATACAAATAACGAATATAAGTAGTAAGTATTCAATCCGGCATAAGTCGCCAAGCCCTGTCCTTGATCGCCGTCTCCCGATCCAAATCCCCTGCCATGCCGCAAAGAATTACTGCCATTGCAGGAAACCATTCTTTCGCTGGCGTTAAAAATCGGCGCTCCCGCTCCGACGGGGAGGAAGGTTTGGCTCGGATTGTATTTATTCGGCCAGGTCGCTATATTTGACCCGGAGCTGAAGCTGAAATCGTTGTTGTCATAGGCTTCTTGCCAAAAAGCACCTGGAACTAAACTAGGAGTCCAAGGCTCAATTACCATTGTCGGGATATACGTCAATCGGTTCACGAAAAAACCTGTTCGATCGGGGTTTTTGCAAAGAGCCGCCTATTTTTTTTCGGGCTTTTTTTCTTTGCTCTGTCCTGGGGGAAGATCGTCTTTTTTAGCCAGACCCGGAGGAAGGTCGCCTGTAGGTGCATTTACTTGTAGGTGTTGTAGCGATGGGAGGTAGACAACAACATTAGCCATCAGAGTACCTGTTCGATCAGAGTTACATCGTTGATAACCTCTTCGACAAAAAGTTTTAAATTGGCGTCGGGAATTAACTCCTGTCGATAGCGCTTCCGTCCATTGCCTATTGACTCTAGCATTTCGTCAGTTGCGGGTAACGCGCCCTGTGTCAGCCCTGCAAGCACTATTTTTTTTGCCAGTGCCCTGCGATAACTGTCTTCCTCAATTGCCCTTCTCGTTACGCCAAGCAACTTGCTCTGAAGGGCAGAGAGAGGGGACGCGAGGGGTTCGGGGTCTTGTCCTTCTACAGGCTCGGGAGGTGGAGGAGCATTTGCTATGACAGTAGCGATCGCCTCGATAATTCCGCCCAAGGCAAAGAAGAGTATTCCTTCTACTCGATCGAAGAGGTCTTCGTCAATAGAAGCCAGCTTGACGGCCTTGGCACTTGTATGTTCCGGGATAGTAAATGTAATCATAATGCTGTGATTTGATATCGTATTTTCGCGTTAAGATTGACGCTGTTGGTAGAAGATACTACCTGTAATCGCAGTTGTTCGTTGGCCGTCATGGTATTGCCACCTGTTGCGGTATAGGTATTAAGGGAAGTCGTCACCGAATTAGAAGACAGTCCAGCAATGGCAGCAGCTCCGATCTTCCACGTTATCGTGGCAGATCCAGAATCGTTAAGAACCTCGACGCCTTGAATCTCAATATCAGAATTGGCAATATAAATCGGGACTTCCCCCGCGACTGGCACTCCAATTGTCACGGCCAGAGTCTCAATTACGGGCGCTCCAATCTCATCGACAAAATCTTCCGTGCCATAAAAAACCCACCTTCCGCCATAAAACACGAGTAGAAGGGTAGCTCCCTTAGAAGTAATTTCCAGGGAGGGCAGATCGTCGGTGGAGATTGCATCGCTGCCATCTGGATAGATCGTCAGGGGATTGGCCTCAAACGTCCCCTCGTAATCGACCAGTCCAATTCGATCGCCGTCTACTCCGGCAGGCAGGTTAAAAACTGTCGTTCCATCTAATAGATAGAGATTGCCCGCCGCGCCATTGACCGTCAGCTCGTTGGAATAGACCGGAATTAGGCCGCCGCCAGCTATGGGACTTTCAAGCTTTTTGTATATCGACCTTAAATCTGTCATACGGCTAATAATCTTCCACCGTAAGTTGAACGGATATTGTCGCCGCCGCCGTTACCGCAGTTCGCGCTCTCGCCTTCAAAGTAGAACCCGCCGCCAACAATATATAGGGATTGCCAGACTCATCTATTTTTTTGCCTAAAATGCTTGAATTTGACAGGCCATTAATCGGATTTAGAACCCCATTGCTTCCAGTGTTGGCAGGGATGCCAACAAAACCAATCAAAGCGTCTGCCAGCCCATCTCCAATTAAAAGCTCTATCGTCTTATCGGCACTATCGGAACTGGTTATCGTAATAACCGATATTATTGAATCATCAATTCCCCCAGTCACGAGAATTTTTGTATTAGTGCCATCGGCAGTTACAAAGCTTGCATTTATATTTCTGGCTTTTTGAGGAAAAACGGGGGTATGTGTTTTAGCCACGATCTATATCCAAGATAATCTAAGGGTTGACATTGTTTCGGCTCGTTCCGTAGCGTCTAAAATACGATTCCACATGGCAAATTCATATAACTCCATATCAGCATAGCCATTATCAGTCGCCCCGAAACCTAAGTAAAATTGGTTTAGTGCATTCAGGTGGGTAAAGGCAGTAGCTTGATCGACTATCAATGTCCCTGCGCTATTCATAATAGCAGTGCGCTGATTTGTTCCGGCGCTCGTATTGAAATAAACCCAGAATCCCGCACTAGCAGCTCCCATACTGGGAGAATCTTGAAAAGGAATTCTGTAACCCCAATTAGGTTGATTATAAGTAAGGGGCCAGCACACATTTTGTCCGTTAGTTTGTCCGCCGCCTCCCATACTTGCTATAAAGTGCGAAGTAGATACTTGCAAGTATCTGAAGGCTATACAAATTGTATAGGCGGGAGATGCTCCAAAGTTATTTGGGCCACCTAAATACTGACTGGCTGCACGATTGAATCGCAAGGCTCTTTTTGCATTAAACGAACTAGGATTCAGAAGCGTCGGCCATCTTGTAGCGACGTCTGCGTTACTCAAACTGGGAAGAAATGTACTTCCATTTATTATATTGATGATGTTTGGTACGCGATCGCTTTCATCTTTTGTAAGAAAGCTGTCATTATCAAATCGATATCGAGCGACCGCGCCAGTCGGGATCGACGGTATGACAAATGGCCTATTTGGAATGACAACTAAGGGAGCGCTGCCACTTAAAACAATTACTTCTGCATCGGCAACTACCAGGAGTTCCACGGTTGTCGAGGGAGACACACCAATTCCCTGCGACAAGCCAATCGGAGTAGTATCGCGCTTTCTAAATCCAGTTAAGACGATGGTTCTAGTAGAAGTATTTATCCATTTAATATAGGTCGTCGGCCTTACATTATGGAAATTGACCTCTGTATTATTTGCTAGAGTTCTAGTAAGGAAGATCCCCCCGCCATTGACGGGCGATTGCCTCGTATCGTCGTGTATCGCGATCTGTCCATAAACGATTTTTCTGCCAGTTTTCACAGGCCGCTCCTTGCATATATAGACGCCCAAACGGTATCGCTCGACGCGCCATTATTTGTAGTGGCATCGCTTATCGTCCCTACACTTAATTCATCGACAAAATCTTCCATGCCATAGAAAACCCACCTTCCACCGTAAAACACGAGTTGAAGGGCAGCTCCCTTAGAAGAAATGTCCAGGGAAGGCAGATCTTCAACCGAGATCGCATCGTTGCCATCTGAATAGATCGTCAGGGGATTGGCCTCAAACGTCCCCTCGTAATCGACCAGTCCAATTCGATCGCCGTCTACTCCGGCAGGCAGGTTAAAAACTGTCGTTCCATCTAATAGATAGAGATTGCCCGCCGCGCCATTGACCGTTAGCTCGTTGGAATAGACCGGAATTAGGCCGCCGCCGCCGCCATTGTCTACACTGCCTTCTTGTGGAGGAGAGTACCTTCTTAATGATGATGTTCTCATCGATTGCATCAGTAATCTTCTCCCAAAACAATGACATTTATTTGACAGGCAGCGGTTACGGCTGCAATAACATTAGCTCGCAATTCAAAGCCTCGCCTCAGCCTCAAAATTCTATTATTAGATTCATCGAACGGCAGCCCTGGAAGGACAGCCAAAACATTTACTGCCAGATTAGCGACAGTAGTTCCAGCGCCTATTGGAATTGTCAGTCGATGCAATGGAAAATTAGTGAGTCCATCTGAAATATAAAATTGCATATCTTTATTAGCGGTATCCGTCGAAGTGACGAGAATCGCCTTGATCACCGAATCATCTACGCCAGCCGTGTAACAGGACTTTACCGCCGTAGTATCGGCGGGAAGGAATACCTGCGGGATGTGGGGGTTGACGTTTTGGGTGAAAGGTACGGTGTATGTTTTAGGCATGATTTTGCATTCCTCTAATTAGTCTGCCGCTTTAATCCGAAAGCCTTGCCACCCTATACTCCCAGTTGATAGATAGCGACTGCCATCGCTGGCGATAACCTGTTCGCCTTCTAGTAAAGAGGCCAATCCCCGATAGGCAAATTTAACTGTCCCCCTAAAGAAAAGAGGAGGCGGTAAAGCTATTCCCGCTTTACTTCCGCCACTTGTATTACCATAAGTATTAGTAGCACCACGTCCTTCTACATAATAATAAGGGGCTAAAAGAGGAGTACCTGTCTCGGCATTGACTTGACCGTTGCCCAGCATATACATAGGGTAATCATTGTTTGCATTGTTAAAACTGATACCGCCGCCGTGTGCCGTGTTAATCGAGGCATTGACAAAATCGCACGACCCACTGTTCATTATCCATATAGCAGAGGTCATCGCGTGAGCGGTGCTGGCAATAACATTCAACCAATCGGCACTTAATTGTCTCCAAACGGTATTGTTGATGCCCGATCGCATCACATAAGTTTGCCCTAAAGTAAAAGGATTTAGAGGGCCGATATAGCAAGCGGTATCGTCAGCATTATTGACTCTATTGACAAAACCAAAGTGTTGACCTCTAAGAGGTTGAGAGGCGTTGCCGCTTACAACACAAATACAGCCTGCATCTCGATCGGCAGCTAGATAGAGGTAATTGGTTAAACTTGTATCGTAGTCGCAAACTGACTGAGCATTTGGAGATAGTGTGACTCCGGTTCCATCTAAGTCGCCCCTTATGGTCAATCGACTTAAGTTGCCGCTAACCACAGAAGTCGTAAAAACCATCCAACACTGATGGGCATTGACTTCTGTTACTCCCCGCATTGTAATCGTGTTGCCGGGAATGTTATCGACAACGGCTGTCCATCCAGCCGATACCAAATTATTTCTTATTAAAGTCAATAACTCTGCGGAAGTATTGAAGGTTGCGCCAAGATAATTAGGGGCGCTTCCATTTACATAAATGATGGGCATTTTATTTATCTAGTCCTTGTTATTACTGTTTGTCCGGTAATGAGTTCTGGCTCAATTACGCTTGAGCTATTTATCGGGATTCCCCTAGTATTCCTGCTTCTGGTAACAGATTGTCCTGCAATGAGTTCTGGCTCAATTACGTTTGAGCTATTTATCGGGACTCCCCTAGTATTCCTGCTTCTCGTGTTAGCCAAACCATTAATAAAAAACGGTTCTTGCTCTACAACAATGACCTCCTCTATAACCGTAATCGTTATAGGTTCGGGATCGGGCTGGCCGCCATATAATTCTCTTAATGTAGTTGTCATGTCAAACTCCTGCTGCTATCAGTGCGTGTAAATTAGCCAACTCAAGGGGGAGGACTTCAGTAATATTGCTTTCTCCTCTAATATTCCAAAGACTGCGATTATAAATATAGTCTCTCTCATTTTGCGTTAATAATCGCTTGGATATACCGGCAAACATTATTGACCACTTGTTATTTAACGGCCAATTTAATACATTGCCGATCTGAAGATTGCCCGTATTTGTCCTGGGGACATTGGCGTACTGTACTACGACAAAACGATTCCCATTTACACTTATTCCGGCAGTCTGATTTTCTTCATTGTAATAAGCGTCAATTAAATAGAATGTATTTGCCTGTAGGCTGGTTATTGGAAATATGGTTTCATAGCCAGTAGTATTAACTGTATTTCCAACACTAAATCTAAAGCCTTGGCCTACATACCAATTAATAAACCAACCACTCCAAGGGTTAGCGGCATTGAAATTTCCCATAAACCCATGAGAATTATCGGGTGTAGGGCCGTGAAAATAAACCCCTATCATTATTTCCGTGGTACTAGAAAGCTGAAAGTCACTTTGATTGACTGCCGATACACTTTCAGAGCCACTTACCCTCAATCCAGATAGTTGTTTGCTGATTTCGCCTGCGGTTGCAGTTAGAGTAATGCCCGTCATGGCACTACCTGTCATTACAACATTGGAAATGGAATCCGTTTTGTTTGCAGTCAGTTGATTGGCTAAGTTCCAATAATACGAAAAGGCAGTAAATCTATTATTGTTGGTTACTAATCCAACGATATTGTCTTCTCCAATTCCACCCGTAATAGTCCAGCGATTAGAATGGAGAACCAATTCGAGCGCTTGACCCCCTCGATCCAATACAATACTGGTCGCGCCCTGGATGTCGTGTCCGGGATTGGCGAAGATCGTCAATGAATGGGTTCCAAATCCCGTTAATAAAGAAGTATTGTTAAAGTCGGCCAGTCCAATTCGATCGCCGTCTACTCCGGCAGGCAGGTTAAAAAGTGTCGTTCCATCTAATAGATAGAAATTGCCCGCCGCGCCATTGACCGTCAGCTCGTTGGAATAGACCGGAATTAGGCCGCCACCACTATTGGGGGGCAATGTAGGCAGATTGTCTAAATCGTCATAGCTGCCACTCAGCGCGACAGTGGCAAAGGTGGGCTTGTCTGTGACCGCATCCCAATCGACGGATTGCAGGTATCCGGCATCGTTATTGAAAGCCGAAACATCGCTCGGGATGATGGGAATAGTGGGCCGATCTTCGAGGTCGTCATAGCTGCCACTCAGCGCGACAGTGGCAAAAGTAGGCTTGTCACTTATGTCATTCCAAGCAACTTCCGTCAGGGTATTGGCATTAACAACATAGACGAACCAGCCGTTGTCTGAGTCGTAGCGGATCTCTGCCCGCTGTCCAACTTGTAGGTCTGTAGCTCCAGTAACGGGGGTAGGCTCGCCATCTACAGGTTTGAGGGCGATCGCGATATCTCCCACGTTTTCTACTGACACTTCAAAGAAATTCTCAAAGGAAGTAGCGTCGGGCAAGAGGATTTCTGAATTTGCGGCAATCGTCTTGGAAAGCAGGATTTTTCGTGCGTCTGAGGACTGTATCGTATAGCTTTGACCCCCGATCGCCGCCAAACTTCCGTATAGTTTGACGTCCCTATAGCTATAAAAATACCCGCCTCCTCCATGCTGGATGCCGACATAGCGCCAAGTCCCCGAACTCGGCGCATTGTAATACCGCCAGCGATATCCGGCATTGTCTATAAAAGTAAAAGTGCCAGAGGCGATCGTCCAATTGGTAAGGTTGTTGCTAAAGAAAGCCGATCCAGCATAGCGAGAATCGGTTGTAACGTATCCGATATAAGTCGGGCTATAGGATTGCGATCCGAAATCAAAGACAATCCCTTCTCCATAGTTATTCGTTACTGGGCCGTATGTTGCCGGATTGTCGTCTGTAAAAACATCTAAAGGGGTTCCCAAGGTTACAGCTCCAAAGCCTATATTGGCCGGACACCAATAGGTTTTGAGATAGGAAGTATTTACCGGATTCGTGCCGAGAAGCGTTGCCATCTTGGAAATTAAATCATCCGCGCCATAGTTAAAAGAAACGGCTGGACTCGTATAAGTGGCGGTTAATGGATTAGAACTGTAGGCGATTTCTTCGGGGATGTTAGAAACAAAGTCGGGCTTATCTTCAAGGTCGTCATAGCTGCCACTCAGCGCGACCGTGGCAAAAGTGGGCTTGTCTGTGACCGCATCCCAATCGACCGATTGCAGGTATCCGGCATCGTTATTGAAAGCCGAAACATCGGTCGGGATGA